TTACGTTTCGGCTCTTTCAGCAACCTTGAACGTATCATTTTGTTGTTGGAGATAGGAAGCACCCACTGTTCCGGCAACGCCGAATAATAGAACTGCACAGATAAATAGTTTAGTTTTCATATTGCTTCTCCCCTTTTGATTTGTCTTCTTGCTTCATTTGCCAAACGATAAAATTCAACTGCACCCCAAGCATCCTGTTTTCCAGTGAGAAAATCTGCTACAGAGACACCATAGCTTTCCATGTCAGGGTATATACTTCTTTCTTTGAAGAACTCGAATGTTTTCCTAACTAAGTCTAAATCATAGTCCAAGAAAAGTCCTTTAACCATTTTTAACTTTTCAAGTACCATTTCATTGTTATGCCGTTCAGCCAACTGTTTGGCCTGTTCATAAAATTTTTTTGCGTTTTCAATGTCATTTTGCCTTCCCTTTAAGAAGGAGATAACAAATAATGTTTTAGCAGCGTAATCATGATTTTCCGGCTCAATGATTTGAAGTGACTTATTAAAGTGAAAAAATGCTTTATCAAGTTCTTCCATTTGATTATAACATAATCCAATATTAAACAGTGCTGAACGCATCAAATGTCCACGATTCTTTTCACTTTTGTTTAGCTCTACTGCTTCCTGATACGCTTTGTATGCTTGCTTTAAAGCTTCATCAAACTTCATACTGTCCAATAAATTACCAAATATGACGAATTGACAGCGTACCTTTTGTACCCCGTATGTAGGGCTCCCGTCAATAGCAGGTTGCTTTTTAAATATATCGTAAGCCCTCATGGCATAATTCATTGAAAAATAAGTCTGTTTCATGTGGTAATACACTTCTGACAATTTAAAATAAAATTCAGCTTTTTCAACTTCAACATCTTCGCTCTCAATTGAATCCAAATATCTCTCAGCTTGTCTATAGTGATTAAGGGAGAATGCCAACTCCTTTTGTCTAAAATAGAACATGCCCATGAAAAAATAATAGTAATATTCGAGCATTCCTGTTAAGTTTTCATGGCCTTCATATGCTTTTAACTCACCATAATTTTTCTCAATGTTTTTTATAGCGTTAGGATACATATATGCCAACATTAGCTTATGTCTAAACTCAAGTAGGGAGTAGTATAGTAAAACATCTTGGTTTTCTTCCATAATTTTTATTTCCTGCATAACTTCTTTACGCATTTCTTCTGCTCTACCGACCCAATTCTTTTTAATAGCCACATACCAATGATTCATCTTTGTTGCTACTAAATCATAAGGAATGACCTTTTCGTTCTCCAAGTCCTAAACCCCTTTCAAATCCATTTTATTATATAGTTGCATTGGAGGAAAGAAATGTAAAGGGAATTTGAGTGAAAATTAAAAACAAATCAATAATTCGATTATGAACGAAACGAAAAAAATACCCTCCTCGTTAGAGAAGGGTATATGATCAGTTTGCTGTTGCTTTTAGAGAAGCAAGCCACTCATCTAATGTTCCAGAGAAACCTTGTTGAACGGCTAATTCATATGCTGATTTTCCATCTTTACCGGCAGCACCAGTAGCTCCTTTAGCACCGGTTGCACCAGTATCACCTTTGTCTCCCTTAGCGCCAGTAGCTCCAGTGTTGCCTTTTTCACCTTTTAGTGAAGCTAACCATTCCTCTACAGTTCCTGAAAAACCATTGTCCACTGCAATATCATAAGCAGACTTCCCAGTGACAATTGAGACATTAACCATCGGATTGAAGAAACTCATTTATGCGCCCCCAAAAAATTATATGTTATCCCTGACTCAGAAATTTTGAAGCTTGTGATAGGTGAATCGTGAGCGTCCATTTGAAAGCCTTGTCCAGCTCTTAAATAGATAGGATTTCCACCATTGATTGATACGTGGCATTCCTGATCATTCGAAAAGCTGAATTTATAGAAAGAATATTTAATCGTCCAGGTTGCAGGTGGGGAAGGGATCACTTCATGGTTAGATTCTGACTTCTCAAGCATTGGACTCCCGATATATCCAGATCCTATTTGCATGACCAACAATCATTCCTTTCTTAATTAAAAATGAAAAAAAGGGGAGATGAGCTCCCCTGAGTTATTTTGGTTCTGTGTATTCCATTGCTTGATCACTATCTGAGATACCTGTAGTGGTTGGATCCACCACAATTCCCATGGCAGTTAAAAATGTCAACAGCGCATTAAATTTCTCAGTGAGATCATCACTAAACACAGAAATATCGTATCCAAAAGCTGATGCAATTGCTTGTGCGAATAAAAGAGTTGCGGAGAAGATTGCAACCAGGAATGTTTTCTTTTTAAGTCTTACTTTCCAGTTAATTTTAGTCATGAAATTCGCTCCTGTTCATTTTATTTAAGCCCAAAATGTATGAGTAACCAGGCTGCGACAATAGTCGCAATTACACTGGGCAGTACCTTAAACACAAGGTCTTTAGTAAACTGAGAGGGATCAATTTTGCGAGTAGAATCAGAGCGTTCCAATATTTCAACTCGATTGTCCAGTTTTTCATATGATTTACTCAGATTTTTTAAACTGTTGCTCATTTCGTTCAGAGTGCTGAACTGTTCTCTCGATTGTGCTTGAGAATCCTTATTAATTTCGACTTGCTGCTCAACAAGCGTAGCAATACGACCAATAACATTTGTTCTTTCTTCAAGAGAGTCAATTTTGTTATCAGTGTGCTTAGCTTTTTCTTCAAGTGCACTTAATCTTGAAATGGTGCTTTGCTCAAAGTTATCCATTTGTCACCAACCTTTGATAAAATAGAAAGGTGACATTACATCACCTCCTAAAATAAGAGGATAATCATTGATATATCTCGATCAACAATCATCCTCAAAGATATTTAAATATATTTAGATTTTTGACCCAAATTGTCCTGAGATGTAGCCGCGTTTACCTTTGTAGATAACTTCCCAGTAACCCTTAGCATTGTTTGACCCTTTCACTGAGCCAGAAATGCTGAGTGTGTCACCTAGCTTCACAGTGCCGAGATTCTTCGCTTTGTTTTTATCGGGTCTGTCCATAACGATTGCAGCGCTTTGTACACCGACAATTTTAATTTTGCCTACAGATTTGATACCACTGCTTTTAGGCTTAGAAGTGGATTTAGGCTTTGGGGTTGATTGTCCAAGTTCAGCATCACTTTTAATGTATTTCACATTTACGTAACCGCTGTATGTAGCACCTTTAGAGTTTGTATATTTGATATATCCCCAACCATTTTGAGTTGATCCTTTTTGGTATTGGACAGTGGAGCCTTTAGGAAGAGCGAGTACAATAGAGGAGTTTGCATTGCGTTGGGTTCTCACATTAAGACTGTCAGCGATAACTGTGTTTTTAACATAAGAACCATTTGTTTTAACAACGTTTGTTGGCTTTGAAGATGAGGAAGAAGTATTTCCGTCCAGTGCTTTCAATTCAGCAGCAATAGCAGCTTTAACAGCATTCCAACGACCTTCATCAAGAACTCGATGCGGGCAGTACTTGCCAGACCAGTCTTGATGCTTTTTAACTCGATCCACACCCCAGCCACGTTCTTTAAGGAGTTGTGCAATAAACTTAATAGCCAACGCTTCAGCTTTTCTGTAGCGCTCTCCACCTGATTTGGAGTAGCAAACCTCTACACCAATAGAAGTACGGTTTCCTGAATTCGCACCTGATCCATCACCAGTGTGCCATGCGTTTCGATTTGTAGGTAAACCTTGGACGACCTCTTCATCATCAACGGCGAAGTGATAAGAAACTTCATTGTTGTTGCCGATCATGTAGCGAATTTCAGCGTCTGCAGATGCATCATTGGCTGTGTTATGAAATGTAATATAAGAGGCTGATAACGTATACGGACACTTAATAGAGTATTTGCTGGTTGAGACAAGATTTTCTCTTACTTGAATAGCCATATTAAACATCTCTCCTAAAAATTAAATTTGAGCACAAAAAAGAGAGAAGGGGCAAATCCCAATCTCTCTTTATCTCACGTATGCTCTTGTTATCTCTGTTTTTGAATGCTGTAAATTAAATAAAATTTATATTTTAACTAGAACATAACCACCTCCTTTAGTTTCGAGGGATTACTTAATTAAGCAGATAGCAATACCATAGCCAAGCTTGTCTGAATATGGGGTTACAATCTCCATAGCCTTCCAAGAGTAAAACCTGTCTTCTGTTTTTGTGCCGATTCCATAATTGCCTTCAATCCGATCTCCAACAGAAACGGTGTTGTCCACTTTCACATAAACCTGTCCAAGCAATCCTACTATATTCCATTCAGGGCGTTCTTCACGAGGGACGTAATCTATTTTTTCAATCCACTCAGGGTTTACTTTAGGCAGTTTCTTAACATCACCGGTTTCTGGGTTGACCACATCTTCATATATGTATCCACCGAATTCATTCTTTAAATATCTACCTTGCCAGTGAATATCAGCTCCGCCTAAAATAGTCCCTGCAGTTTCGGAAATTACTCCGTGTACATCTTCACCTTTTCTCGCCGGGCGAATTTTAGCTCCTTCAAGAGTGACAATTGTTCCTGTTGGTATTGCTTTTCCGTCTAGGCTTTCAAAATACTCAGCGTAATCACTGAAAGTGGCTCCGCCATTCATCTTGCCGGTAGATGTTATGTCTCCGTTCCAGGAGTTTAGCATCCATTTGATATTCGCTCTGGACGGGGTAGAACCATATCCACCAACCACCATATAGCGATCATTTGCACCGAGTTTGACTCCTCCCGAAGATAAGATAGTTCGTGAGACATTGTCGCCTTCAATGTGGGATTCGTTTGAAGACATGACTGTGCTACGCGAACCGCTAACGGAACTTGCTCCGGAAGAGGAAAATACTCCTGTTCTAACCCCAGTTGCTTTTGCTCCACCAGTGGTCCCTATAACAGCAGAAGCTTCACCTGATACTTCAGGTTGTCCAGTAGACGCTGCTATTAAGCCGGTGCTAGATTTGGGTGCTCCAGAAGAGGTTGCAATCCTTGTTCCGCCTTTTATATTATTTGGTACAAAAGTGTAATCAACTCCTGCAATTCTGGCAGCCTTTTTGTATTTTTCCACTGAAATTCCCATAAGGCTTACCTGAGAATTAGAACAATATACACCAATACTGTCAGCTTTCCCATCACCTATTAAACTTGCATTAATAAGCTTTACATTTTCTGTGCCACTGCCAATACGCACGCCGATTCTCGCCGATTCAAAACAATTCACATTTGAAATATTTACATTATCTGATTTTTGATCCCCACCATATACATAAATGTCAGCTCCAGATGTTTTGAAGTTAGAAATAGAAAGATTGTTTAAATTGATGTTTCTTGATTTAAATTGTGTAGCGATTGCGGGATTTCCTTTGTAATCATAAAAAGGGTCTCCAATTGCGTTAAAGTTTGAAATGTTGACATTTCTGTAAGCTGAGATTACTAGTGCTCGTGGGCTCAACTCTTTATAAAGGTCACTAAAAATTGGGGACTTCGCAGTACAGTTAACAACATTAATGTCGAATGCACTAGTGGAAATTTTATCAGAAGCACGATGAAAGCCGATGTGTCTAAAATCAAATGCACGAATGTCATTCTCTGAGTAGCAGTTGATTAAATTAACGTTTCTTGCTGCAGGCGCTCTATTGTGGGCTTTAACTTCAAAACCTCTGCAGTTTTTTTGACTGTTGCAGTTCACCAGCCATACGTTTCTAGAACCGTCGTCGATTTCAAAACCATTTGAATTTGACGAGCCTTTGTCATGAGCAGACCCATTGGCATTGTATGCGTGACAATTAGTGAAGTAGATGTATTCAGAATAGTGAGTTGTGAAGCCATCGTCACCGAAATTAGTTGCAGTACAGTTTTCAATCCAAACATATTTACTGCCCTTCGGTTGATAATAATCAGCGCCATCTGAAGAAGTGTTCCAAATAGGAGAGCTTACATCAAAACCATGAAGACCGGGATTTCGGGCATTGACGTTTCTAACCCGAACAAATTTAGAGTTAACAATACCCACACAGTTTGCATTTGTCCCGTTTGTGATGGTGTTATCCTTTTTGTCTAAATTCCAATCGAGGTCTAAGTCTTCAATTAAGATATATTCGTTTCCGTTAGTATAGTCACTGTTGGTAAGAACGCAAGATGTTCCAGCAGCTGTAGGATGAAGTTTGATAATAGACCCTGATCCAACACCATAGAGTCTGACATAAGAGGGAATATGCAATCCTTGAACCATATAAATACCTGCAGGAACAAAAACTTCTCGCTTCCCACTTGCAAAGGCAGCTTTAAAAGCTTCAGTGTCATCAGTGACACCGTCACCCTTAGCTCCAAAATCCTGAACATTGACACTTCGTCTGATAAATTCATTTAGGACTTTATCAACAATTGTTGCACCGGATGCAGGGATTTTTGAAATGTCTCCAATAGTGTTTGTGATATCTGTTAAGCCAGAATCGACTGTACTTATTACGTTTTTAATATCCTTAGAAGCTTTATCAAAAGCCTCTTGAATATCGTCTGCAGTATATCTAATATTATTTGATTTTAACCCGATAGCATCAATGGGTATCCATTGCTCTGTTTCTTCGTCCATATAACCCATTGTGTTTACAGGAATTAAATTGTCGTTCAATATATACTCCTCCTTATCCTTTTCTAATCCAAACCATACTTCCGTCAGGGGGTTCTACAGAAGGTTTTATCCTCATCTTTTTGGGAGCATTGTTCGTTCTCAACCATACTGACCTGATGTTGTAAGGCTCTACATAGCTAGAAACAATGTTGAAACCATCATACTTATCTGAGACGCTAATATTTATCCAGTCAAAACCATCCCATCGATATTCAATGCCTGTTTCTTTTACAGTGACAGTCCAACCAATTTGAGGGGAAGGATAAGTGCTTAATAAATCCTGATAGGTGTACACAAACGGCAAGTAAATCTTCCTAGTGTTCTCAACTACATACTCATAATCTGATGTTGCTTGTCTGCACCAATTTGTTATTTCAACACATCGCTTGGTGACACGTTCACATTCAGCAATACGTTCGTTGATACGAATAATGGCATCTTCAGCATCATCAATTAAGCCTTGAAGTGTTTCAATAACCATATTTCCTTGCCGTTTAATCCAAATTCTTGAGGCAGGGAAGAAGGATGCACCTTCTCCTTGATATGTAAAAGTAAGTGATTTGCCTTCATTTGAACCATTGAAAAAGACAACTCCCATAAGGTAATCAACCTTAAAGTAGTTGTCTTCTAATTCACCATCTTCAATTTCTCGCCATTCTTTACTGTCACCACTAACCTCGACTCTGTACTCACGGTTAGGTACTTCTGTAAGTAAGACTCGACCATTGTAAACAGTTAAAGTTTCACTATAACTTAAATAAGGATCATCGATTGAACCCTTCCTTTTTTGAGAAAGGGTGGGATCATTATAGAGCTGAGGAAAATCCAAACTAATTTCACCGTCCTTTCCTATTGTGTAATTGATTTGAGCAATTCTTCTAAGTGTGCGACTCTCTCTTCTAAACTCTGCAGTCTGCCCTTAGTACCGCCTAGTGTTTGTCCTCTGATAATGGATTCAGCTTTCTTACCAATTACATTGTACACAGACTTCTCATCTGAAATTGCATATACAGAATATCCTTGCCACCAATCTTGAGCTTGAAAAACTCTAACCCAAGCTTCAAACCAATTCGCCTGAATTGATTCATTGTATTCACCTAGGTCACCGAATGCGTTATAGGGCTGTTCAGGAGAGTTACTGTAAGGTGGGATGCCAAGTTCACCAAAGAAGATCGGCTTATTCCATTTATCGTAAAATGCTTTGATTTCCTTGAATATATTCTGTTCTCGTCCATATAACGGTACGCTATAAATAGCATCAATTAACTGATCGACAGATGGATTTCGATTATCAGTCAATTCAAAATAAGCGGCAATAGCAATAATATCGACTAGTCCGAATAGAAGATTGTTCAGCTTTTTATTATACGCGGCAATCGTTTCGGGAGCCCAATTAGCGGTCACCCAATAATTTGTCCGGTAGAGTATCTTGCCTGAGAATAAACTCCTAAGGCCTGTAATAACTGTTTTCCACTTTTCTGTTGAATCTTCCATGTGAACTAAGTTTGAAGCAATGTATAAACCGTCTAATTTAAATTGCTCGCATTTTTTGGCGAAGTCTTGAAGGATGTTGTTCCATGCTGCGAACCATTGGTCTAGATCAGAAGGAATCCAATCTGTTTCTGATATCGTTCCGTTTGCGATGAAGGGGTATGGTTCTAATATAATGTTGTATCCATCGTTTTTGAGTTTAGGGATCATATCCCACGCTTCGTTATAAGTGTAGTCCACAACAGTTGGATTTGAATCTGAAGCATCTACTGCATTAATAAGGATAGGAATAGTGATTGTATTTAAGTTTAAAACAGTTGAGTCATAACTGACATCGGCATAATACTTACGACCAAATGCAGAAACATTTCCGCCTTTCCATTTCAGGGGATTGACCAAAAGGTTATTGAGCTCAATGTTTTGGACACGACTATCATAGTCAGAGAGTTTAGTGTCAACTTGTGCTGCTGTGGTTTCAACTAATTCAGCAGTTTTTTGATCACTGGAAACCCATTTTTCTCCGTCGTAAGATGAAACAACACCGGTAACCGTATTAGTCCATAAATCGTTTGCCTCAGGCTCTGCAGGTTCAATTGAGGAGACAGTGTATTTCGAGCCATTAAGCTTACCTTTGACTTCTACAGTAGATGAAGGGAGGTAGGGATTTTCGTTTGGATGAAGAGATTTTACGATGTCAGATCCAATGAATTGAGTTATCTCTATATCTGCATCAACTCTTCGATAGGCTTGAATACCAATTGTGTAGTACATATTGGAGGGGAGTCCTGTAAATGTAGCAGCTCGTTTGTCATACTTTACATTCTTCAGGTCTTCACTTGCCATCTTTGAGCCGAAAACATATTCTTCATTTTTATTGCTTCCATGGAGATATATTTCAAAACCATCAATATTGTATTGATCTTCGTCTGATTCAACATAGTCCCATTGGAAAGTCACATCAACAGAACCATCATCATTGGTCGTATGTGAAATAGCAGTTCCGTCCTTTGCAATAATAGGGGAGGCTGGTTTAACAGCAATTCTGTCATTGCGTAGGTTGAAATTTTCAGTGACCTTATCGTACTCAATTTTTCTTTTGTTTGTCTCAGTGCTAATTTTATTTGTTCGATAAACTGTTTTCAGCATGTTCTCAAAATCTGATGAAGCGCGTTTACCGTTTGAAACTGTAACGCTCAAGTTAGACTGTTCAAAATCAATCGAAATAGCTGTTATTGTTGCTTTTACATCGGTATAGAAGCTTTTCTGTTGTACTCTTACGATGTCTCCAAGAGAAAACCTGTCCCAGTTATGTTTTTCACTAATACAATTGAAAAAGTTCACTAAGCCTAATGCCAGATTAACAGCTGGTGCATTTCGGTTCTCAAGTTCTTCGTTTGCAGCGTCATATAATTCATTCTCATCAAAGATACTGTCATTAGACCACTCAGCAAAACTAATGTATTTTGAAAGTTCTTTCTGAAGATCAGTATTAAAGTTCTTTTCAAAAGACAGTTTATCTTTAAGGGCGGTAATCTGTGTTGAAATTTGTGTAATAGAAGCTTGTATTGCTTTAATTTCTTCTTTTTTTGATTCAACTTCTTTTGATTTAGCATCTCTTTGCTTTATTAGATCAGTAGTATCATCGCCGGCTTTACTTGCAACTGTAATCCTGTCCAATATCTTTTGGAAATCAAGCTGCAACGTATATAGGTCATTATTCGATGATGTTTCTTTTTCCTCGGCTTTCTTTTTCTCATCTAAAAGCTTGTAGAAAGAGCTGCCTTCTTTATTAACCAGGTCATTGTAATCTAAAATTGCATGACAAAGAGTATCAGACATGTAATTGCTTCTTTGAATTACATTTCGCTCCTGATCACGCTGGAAAGGGTAGAGGAAGTACGAAAAATCGTCTATGTATGATTGTCCGGTTGGATTTACGGAGTTGATGCTTAATCCATCTTTGCCTGTAGCATAAATCCTTGTAACGACATCATCCATATCCTCAATGTCATCCAGAGAAATCATATATTGGGCAGGGCTTATATTGAGACCCTTGTATTTAGACACATCAGATTCTTTGTAAAAATCAACAGTACAGTCAATTGTATTAAAAACAGGAACTGCTTCGAATTTCTCACAAATCGAATACATAAAATCAAGCTTGTTTGAAGAAGAAATATCAAACTGTCTGTATTTTAAATTGAAGAGGGGATCAATAAAACCGATAGACCATTCAGTATTTTTTAGGCAGTCGGTAGCGACCTCTTTAAGATTTTTCGAAGTTTCTTCATACTTAATGACACCTTGCTTAGAAAGTACATATTGAAGTGATTTGCATTCAACCTGGATAGTGTCCATATCATTGCTGTATGATTTGGTTTTCTTGACTACTGTAAACCAGATTGTAAGTCCATAAAATTCTGATTTTATTAAGTACCAAGGCCTCAATAGATCAACAACATGATTCCGTTTATTTACACCATCGTAAGTAGCAGTTAAAGGGATTGAGAATGTTAATTCGTGTACATTGCTACCGTGATTGAGCGTTACCATAGGGTTGATTACTTCATCAATATTTGCGATCTTTGTTTTATTTGGTTTGGCTAGGGAAAGACGAATATCTTTAATTTCCGTATCTTTACGAATTGTAATCAAATGTCTAACCCCTCCTATAAATACTTGTATCTAAATGAAAATCTTAATTTGCATTTCCCTGTAACCTTTAATCTGTTCCTTCCAAAGCCTAACCTCAAGTACTGGTCATTAAAATCATCATAGCGTTCATTCCCATAAAGATTAGAATCAATGATTTCTTTTTCACCGTTTATTTTTAAGAGTTCCTTATCTTTCAAGTTGCTGAATACGAATGGTTCAGAGAAATCACTGAGATTTTCGATTTTTATGTCACCATCACCAATTTTCAATATTTCTAAAGAGGGGAAGATGTTTACATCGCCTTTATTATGCAACTCAACAATTTCAGTACCAGAGGATATATCACATGCATGAGTGATTGCATTTCGACTGTAAGCGTAAGGGGAGTTGCATTTCATAGTTAACCGGACGTATCCATTACGAGCGGCATTATGAACTAAATCAGCTGTATCTACAGGCATTGCATAATAAACGATATCAAGGTTTTGACTAAAAGCAAAAGGCTTGTAATCTTCTACACTTAACCAACGTTTAATTGCTCGTACATTCTTTTCATCAAAGTGATCACCGAGATAAAAATTCAATGGGAATTGCTTAGGCTCCTGTTTAACACCTTCAGTGAAGGGTTCAGGCCGACCCTTTACATAAGTCTCATTAACTGTTCTTGAGCCTAAAAATGGTTCTTCAACCAAGCCTGAATCAGTGTTAACATTTGTGACGCCATAGTCACTTGATTTTTCGTCATTAAATAAAAAATAGAGGCTTTCTCTAATCAATTTTTATCACCTCAAAAATAAGAAGAGCCAGCATATTTACTGGCTCATGAGTTGTTGAAATTTATGCCCTTGTTTTTAAGACCATTTGCAAATTTATTGAATACAAAATCAGCTGTTTTCTGAGGATTTCCTGATTCGTTAATGGTGAATTCAACTTTAAAATCATTGTTGTTTATAGTGCCATTTACTGACTTAGCTGCGTCTGGTGGGGAAGAGAGGTTTTGAATGCTCGGTATCAAACTATTAGAAAGACTTGATTGATTAATATTCGGAATTATTGATGGAATAGTGGTGATTCCTTTGTTAATCAAGGCTGCTAATTTCCCACCTTGACCCCATTTAGGCGTCTCTTCACTTGGAGTATTGTTCTCACGTACAGCTTTTACTGTATCCAAGATGTTTGCAGTATCAGTTTTATTAAGGATAAGTTCTTTATCATGAAGGAAAGCGAGTTTACCTGCGCCCAGTCCTGTACCTGTATATCCACCCGATGCAAAAGAGGATACCTTTTTCCCAGTTTTATTACCTTTGGTCACAGTATTCAGGGCATTGGAGGCTTCTTTAAGCTTATCGATAAGGTTGTTGGAGATGCTTTTCCCTATGGACTCCATATTGCTGTTAATGAACTTAGAGAATTCATTCAGTTGCTTAGCAATATCAGTAATCTTCCCATCCATTAGCTTTTTCTCAAGTTCCTTAAACCCACGCTCATCATTAACGAGATCATCGTATTTCTTGTTAATTGAATCTTCATCTTTTTGAAGCTGATCTTGTAACGATTCTTTTCGTTTACTGTTTTCACGATCTTTAAGAAACTCATCTAATGCTTCTTGCTGTTCTTGAAGCTGCTTTTCTAAGTCTTTAACCTGTGATTTTGCTTCATCTGAGTCATCGAGAGACAGTTTATTTAGCTTATCTTTGGTTTCCTGAATAGCCTGATTCTTTTCTTTGAGCTCTTTTTGGTATTTAGCTTCATCATCAGTTTTATCAATCTCATCAATCAAGTCCTGCGTAGCTTTTTGGTGCGCTTTTAATTCAATATCACGCATCTTTTCGTACATCTCTTTATAGATGGAGACAACTTCATCAGCAAGAGATTTGTACACATCTTTGATTGATTTCTTTGTGTTGTAAAGCTCAAGATTGTAATCCTTCTGCTTGTCTTTCCAGTTCTCGATCTCTTCAGTGATTTGTTTCTGAATATCCGGGAACCCTTTAGCAGCTTTCTTTTGTGCTTCCAACTGTTTGATATACTTCTTCGCTTCAGTCTGTTGCTGCTGAATAAGTTTAATCTGTTGGCTATAATATTTAACCTTGTCTTCATCTTCTTCGGTCATGGATATTTTGTTGCTAACATCTTTAAGCTTAGATTCAGTTTTCTTGGTGGATTTCTCAATACCGTTAAGCGTTTCGTCAACTTTAGATTGGATGAGCTGTCCTTGAAGTTCTCTTACTTCTTCTTGGAAATTGATGAGATCAATCTTAGCTTGTTTTAATTCCTCAGCAAGCTGTGCTCTTTGAGCAGAATTCAGAGTTTTGTTTGTTTTGATTTCTTTTTCAATGAAAGAAACCTTCTGGCTCTGAATCTTTTGCTGTTCAGTTAAAGCTTTTTTCTGATCATTGGTATACTTACGGAACTCTTTACTGTCGCTCAGATAGTGGCTAGCGAGGGCTTTGTCTTTAGCGATTCTTACATCAAAATCACCAATGCGCTTGTCATACTCATCAAGTTTCGACTGAACGATTTCATATCTGAGTTCTTGTATCTGATCGTTTACTGAGTCAATGTCGCCTTGGAGGGAGAGGAGGTCGGATTTAGCTTGCGCTATTGCTTGTTGTCGTTCTGCTTCGGCTTGGGATGCATCTGAAATAGATGTACCGACACCTTTTAAATACTTCTCAGGGTCAATTGTCTTTCCGTTTTCCTCAATTTGAAGATGAAGGTGATTTCCAGTTGAATTACCCGTACTGCCAACTTTACCAATGGTCTGGCCAGCTTTAACAGTTTGACCGGCTTTAACAGAAGGGGTATCAAGCATATGCATATACTTAGCAACTTTTCCATCATCCTGCTGAATGACAACCCAGTTACCGGCAGTCTTGCTATAACCAGCAATTTGAACTTTTCCACTCTGAACCGATTTAATTGCGGTTCCAGCTTTTGCTGCGAAGTCGATACCTTTATGTGGAGTTGATCGGTAAGCGCCATCTTGTGCATTATATTTAGAACTTATTCTAAACGCACTGTTCTTCGTGTAGTAGCTTGCAATAGAAGAATTAGCAGAAGTCATTGACTTAGTGTAATTAGACATGATCTTCTGAACATAATTCTGCGTTTCTTTGAAAGGAGGGACTCCACCATATTTAATCACATTACCAGGGCCTGCGTTATAAGCAGCAAGTGCTTTCTCAACATTGCCACCAAATTTGCTTAGTTGTTGGGCTAAATATTTCGTGCCACCCATAATGCTCTGATAAGGATCATAAACATTGTTTACACCTAAGCTTTTGGCAGTTGAAGGCATCAACTGCATTAATCCGGCTGCGCCTGCTCCAGAACGGGCTCTTGCATTGAATCCTGATTCTTGCTGGATTACAGCTGCAATTAGAGCTGGATCAACACCATATTTACTTGCGGCAGAATTAATGTAGCTGGAGTATTTACCGGAGTAAGACCCGCCACCGGAAGAATAAGAACCACCAGAAGATGAACCAGAGGAAAGGGAAGAGGTTACAATACCGTATTGTGCAATGTTCCCTGACTTGATTTGATCCTTGAGGAGTTTGGCTTGCTCCTGCATAAGCTTTTTCTTTTGTTGGAGAGCTTTAATTTCTTTTTGCAGGGCATTTCGATAACTTTGAGAATACTTTGGATAATCGTTTACCTGCTTATTATACTTTTCAACTTCAGCGTTGACTTTCTCCAGAGCTTCCTTGTATTTATCAGCCACATACATAGATGTTTTAATTTCCTCAGAGGCTTTATCGCTTGAAGAAGACAGATCATCAAGAGATGTTCCTGTTTCAGATAGGGAAGTTGAAGCCAAATCTGCTAATTTATCAAGCTCTTTGAGCTGATCAGTGATATCAGTGACCTGGTTTAAATCATCCTGTGTTTTCGGTAGGAACTGCAGCGCACCGCTGTTCCCTTTTTTTAGTTCGTCGTATATCTTTTTCTTGTTATCTTCAAGCTCAGACTTCATTTTATAAGCGTCTTGAACAGTCTTAATAGCCTGAACTTCTGACTTATACATGTTAATCTTTTTGTTTAATGCATTAGCCTGATTAATTAGATCTTGTCTTACAGATTGTTGCATATCATTGTAAGCTTTGAGTTTTGTGTCCCGAAGCTTGACAACTGCATTTCTGTTGATTTTTACAACACCATTTTCAACAGAAATTGCATCAGCAAGGTCATGTTCTTTCTGAATAAGCTTCATGGCTTCTGTTGCAGATATGCTTTTACCTTCAGACATTTTTTCAAGGAGGTTATTTAAAGGGGAGATACTGTCAGACATAGTGTCATAAGCTTCATTTTGAATAGCAGATATAGCAGCATCATTTTGCTTCGATTCAACTAAGTCATCGATGATTCCTTTAATTGCTTCAAAATCACCTTTAGCCTCTTTGAGCTTGTCAGATAAATTCCCGACTTGCTCACCTAATGCATCTACACCTTCACCATTTTCATCCCACGTTACTTTGGCAGTTTGTGCAGAATCATTTGTAGAGTCAATGGCAGTTTTAAGGTCATCATAAGATAAAGCCAGACCATTAGCTTTATCTTTGTCACTCATATATTGATTAACAAGCTGTTCTAAGCTTTTAGAGGCGGAATCAAAATTATTTTTATTCCCCGATTGCAGAGCTTTTTGGATATTTTCCATGTATTTTGAAACATTTATTGAAAATGACTCAAGTTCATCTGCATTCATTTTGCTGAAGTCAATTTTATCAAATGCGTTAGATATTTCCCTTGAAAGATTCGGGTTTATCTTTATTGAGTTAAAGGCATCAATTGTCTGTTGGACTTGCTCTCTAATTTTAGCCTGTGAGCTGGATAGTTCTTGTTCAGTACGTAGTGCATCTTGTTCAGCTTTAATACCTTGATTTTTTTTGTCATTTTCAGAAGAGAAAATATCCCAACTCTTGCCGTTTTTATAATAATCGGCAACCTGCTTATACTGTTTAATCTTATCATTGAGTTTATCAATGTCTTTTAAGCTTTCCTTAAAGTTACTATTGGCACCTGTTTGAATGTCTTTTTTGTTTAAATTACTAAGGTCTTCAGTGTACTTTATAGCATCCTTAAGTGCTTGGTTTTTCTTTAAGATTGCTTGCCCTTGAGAATCATAACCAGAGATCAAATTCGGGAACGTTTGTGCTAATTGTTGTGTTACTTGCAGATATTCTTGTTCTTGGTCAGCTGATAAAGCTCCGCCATCTTTAGCCTTTTGCAGTTCTTTGTATTGGCTAATCAGTTTATCAGTTTCATCTTTATTGGTTGTAATTGCTTCAATGCTTGTAGTTTTCGCTTGTTCAAAGTCTTCTCTAGCTTGTTTCAACTCAGAGTAAGAAGAAATTAACTTCTCAATAACAACGCCAAGTCCAACCATGGCTGCCATAGGAAGAAAACTGCCGGCTAAAAACGCGCTTGTAGAGACTGCTACTTTCTTTAGGTTGCTCATCGCAACGCTTGAAGCATTAACCACTCGAGTCCAAACTGCAGTTTTAGCTGAAGCTGTGGTTGCGCCAATCCCAACAGCATTAAAGTTTAAGACAAGATTTTTAAGGGTTGATATTGCAGACATTCCAGTTGAGATGGTAGCTGTACGAAGAGAGGTGTTGAAAAGCAGGATTGCAGTTGTCGCAGAACCAAAAACTTGAGGGAGGAGCCCGACTGTTTTAGTAATTTGAGCACTTGTTTGCATTAATCCTTTAAGTGCATCTGCAAAAACAACAATGCTATTAGAGATGAAAGCTTCACTTGAGGCAACCGACATTTCTGTAAATGCATTTGACAGCCTGTTTAATCTTGCCTGTAAACTGTCAGCGTATTTCTGCTGTTCACTCCAAGCGCTTCCTGCGGAATTAGCTGCAGTGGTCGCTGCATTTTGTGATATGGAGAAATTATTCATCAAGGCATTAAATCTAGAAAGCTGATAAATGCCCGCTACGCCTATTGAGGTATTTTGTTTTTGGGCATCACTGAGAGTGTTCCATTTGTCTGCTAACTCATTAATTAAATCAGTTGCGGATTTAGCCTCACCACTAGCTGTTTTCACAGAAATGCCAATCTGTTCTAAGGCTTTAATTGAGCTATCATTATTCCCGATACGTGCAAAAATTGTCTTTAATGAGTTACCAACAATGTTTCCCGATTCACGGGTGGTACTTGCAATTGCTGTAGTATAACCAATCAGGTCATTTAATTCAACGCCAAAAGTCGAGGCAGTACTTCCTGCTTTTCGAATCGAATTCGCTAGGTCAAGAGTAGTTACAGCATAGTTGTTATCGACTTCATTAAGCTTATCTGCAATGGAAATGGAATCGTTTGCGGCAATATTAAAGTTCAACATTGCGGCAGTTAAAGTGTTAACTGTATCATCAGGAGTTAAATCAGAGACGTTTTGTAGAACCTGAGCGGTTTTAGTAAGCGTAGATAGTTCACTTTCATCGAAACCCATACGTCCGAAATCGCCAGTCATTTGGAGTATGTCAGTGATCTTGTTTGAAAGGGTGTCGCCTAGGTTTATTGATTCCTCGAGTAGCTCATTGTACTTATAATCAGGCTCATTCATTACACGTCTGATGTTTGTCATTAGAGTATCAATTTCAACAGCCTGGGAGACCATTTCCTTGAGCCCAGATATAGCACCATAGAACAAAGAACCGGAGATCAAATATGTCGACATACTTTTGAAAGCTTGAGTTAACTCCGTGCCAAAAGAGGAGGCTTGACTAGACGCTGTTTGAGCATTTGAAGCCAACTCCCTAAATTGCATGTTCAAGCTTTGAATTTGAGATCTGATATTACTGCCGCCAGCACTTACATTAAGACTATTTACTGCATTTAAATAATCTTGAGCAGCTTGTCTATTGCCGGCACCCATTGTATCGCCGTAACGTGTATTAAGGTTTTGTACGTTTACCTGCGCTTGGCGTTGATAAAGCTCAATAGTTTTTCTGAGCTCATTATTTTTCGCTACCGCAGCGGACTTATCATCGAGCATTTTAATTCTGTTTTGTAATGCTTCAATTTGTTGTGCTGTTTGAGCAGTGTTTAATTTCCGTCCGAGGGAAGAGAGGGTGGTGTCAGTCACAATCCCTTGCTGTCTAAGTTTTTCTAGATCCAGCTTTAATTGTTCAATTGCTTTTCGTTGCTGATCATAGTTCGTTGTTATTTTTGATGTAGTAGCGTTTGTTTTTGGGTCAGTTGTATAAGTTATATCATCGAAGCCATTGCGATTCTTTTGAGTAACCCTCGTTGTTTGTCCTTGAGAATTCTTTTGTTCGGTTCTCTTCTGTACCTGACCAAGTTTTTCAGTTGCTTGAGCAAGCCTGTTAACTTCTTGTGTTTGTTCACGTAATGATTGATTACGATTGTCTATGGTCTTTGTTTCACGCTGAATGATTTCGCCATTTTTCTTATACTGCTGAGTAAGCTTTTCAACAGTACCATCAGCATTTCTTGTAATCGTTGTGGTTTCTTTAACTGTTTGATTGAAGGATTTGAGATGTTTTTGATAAGTTTCAACTGCAGAGGAGAATTCGTTGAGAGTCTTTAAAGCAGAGGCATCAATATTGGTCTTTAAATTAAGGGAATTGAGCTTTTTCTCTAAAGATTTAATTTGCTGATTTAACTGTTCGACAGTCTTTGAGGAGGTATCAGCCTTGGGTGTGAGAATGATCTTTAAATCTTGACTCAAATATAGGTCACATCCTTTCGAATAGGGGAGAGTAATTTTTAGGGCATATAAAAAAGCCACTCATTATTGAGCGACTTTGTTTGCTTTCCGTATTGCTATCTCCATAATCCCTTGCCATATTTCAGCATTTGATAAAGCATCTTTAACTTTTGGATCATCCTGTTTAAACCCTTTAACATTCTCTAGGCCAAATTCATCTTTACTCGGCAGGAAATCAAATCTGTAAATAGGGGAGGAAAAATCATCGAGCTTTAATTTTAAATCAATTTTTTTGAAGTACTTTGTTTCTGTCTTGTTAGAAGATAGCCCGCCAACTAATGCTCCAATACTTCCTGCGGCTAACCCGCCAACAACAGCACCTGTTATTTGACTTCCTTTGGACACTTTTGTAACTGTGCTATCATCAATTGTAACTTCAGCTTGAATTATTTTGCTGAATGGGACAATTCTCTCTCCTAATGTTCCATCTTGTTTGAAGTTGTGAATTACAAATTTATCTTCTGAATCAATTAAAGTAAGCTTTGCATTTTTATCTGGATTTATGATGGACTTATAATTAGAAGGGAAATTTCCAACTGTTTCAATCTCACTAGCTCTTTTTTTGTCCATTTCTTTTTGCTTATCCGAAGCGCTAACCCCAATAATAATGAAAGCGCCAACCACTAAAATCAGAATGATAGCCCAGATCATCCAACCACCACCAGTATTATTTTCCTACATTATATCATGGTTTCCAAAAGGTTAGAATTGTATATTGGATAATTGAGCTACTGCTCTTTTTCTGACTTTACTTGTTCAAGTAAGCTCCTGTAACGTGAGGCATTAGATCGATGAGTTTTCCCTTTGTTTACTCCACAGATTATAAGGAAAAAGAATACTGCTGCCATAATAACTGAATAGGAGAGGGAAAGTAAATACTCAAAAGACTTTTCATCAATATTAAATTGCAAGAAATCAACTAAAGCTTTAATAAAAAAAGTTCCTACCACAATCCCAGAAGTAAGCTTTGAATTATCGTAGGCCTCTTCAATATTTTTCATCCTTGCAATTGCAAGAATAATAGTGTCTTTATCTAATCTTCGTATGCGATTCAATTCAGTTCTTGGGTTTTTATCATTAAAATATCCAAAGCTATCAATTATATATTCAATTAATTCTTCATCAGTCCATTTAAGTAACACTTCTCTTAAAGCGTTTGTTTGCTTTTTAATTTTTTTCTTTTTAAACCACATAAATAAATTCACCTCTCCATATTATCGTCAAATATGGAAATATGTTTAAGATTTCATCCATAAGCAAAATCCCTCAATTGAAGGATTTTGATTCTGCATAAAAGAGGGATTTCATAAAGAGTGCTGCCTAAAGCAAATCAATTGATATGTCACCCAACAAGCTTTTCTTAATCTTCCCGTATTCAAGTTTACCGGTGCTTGCGTTGTAAACAAGAACTTTACCGTCACTGATCTTGGATTCATCAATCTGTTTAGATCCGAATTGGTTCTTATCAGCTTTAGCGTCAAGCTGCCTAGTTAATTCAGCAACAGCTTCGTTCAATTTATTAATTTGCTGTTGCATATTCTCAATTGAACTTTGGTGAGGATTGAAGAGGCTCATAATGTTTACGAGAAGATTTGATTCTTTTCTTCTTTAAAATCACGAAGGTCGTAATGCTTAATTGTTGTAGACACATCATTATGCTGTGCAACATATTTACTCACGAGCTCAATCTTAATTTTCTTGACTTCAAGAAGGTAAGTAATACAGGAGGCTTTAAAGAGGTGAGGGTTAATGCGGCGGCCAAGGATATCAGAAAGAACATCAGAACAAAAATAGTCAGCCCAACCCTCTGACATTTGTCTTGGTTGACCACCGTACTGTGTGGTAAATAGATATTCATGGTCATATCCCCGCTGTTCATGCCAAAGCTTCAAATATTCCAGAGCTTCTGTGTTAATCATGTAGTCGAGAGGTTTTCCTTCGCCCTTTCCTTTTCCAAGAACTTTGTGAGCCATGACATAAGATTGACCTTCAGGTATCTCATAATTCAGGATTTCGGTTTTAAACTGAATTATTTCAGCTCTTCTGGCACCTACATTAAAGGCAGTAGCTAACCAAGCCATCCCCAAATAGTTTTTGTCTTCTTCAAGCACTTTCATCATTGTTCTGTATTCATCGTAAGTAACCTTTACTTTTTCATACGTGGTTGTTTTAGGGATGGCAGGGAGACCTCTTGTGAAGTTCCTGAATGATTTGTAATTATCGTCATCTTCAGCAACAACATTTTCAATGTAGTTATTTAAAGAAGATACTCCAGCCTTTTTTAACGCTATTCCACTTGAAGACATCCCTCTATTTTTCAGGAAGCTTTGATATCTGATGAAATCCCTTTTGGATATTTTGTAAAGCTTCTTCCCATTCAAGGAATTATGTACCCACCAGAAGAACTGACGAAGAGAGGAGTTGTATTGCTTCCTGGTTTTATCTCGGAATGAGTGGGCGTCAAGAAACTCTTGAGTTAAGCTTCTATGCTCGTCATCAACCTGACCCCACATTTCATCCGTGACTTCGGGCAACTTTTCGGCTCTAGAGCGCATCATATTTTGTTTTATTTCTCTGGCCATTAATACACCACCGTTATTCTGTTTTAATACCACTTGCATTTAAATCTTTTTTCATAGCAGCAGCTAATCGTCCATCTTTTAACGATTCAGCGGTATTCTTCATAAATGGGCGAGGTTTTCCATAACCATAACCGTATTTATCTGGATACGTGTACCCTTGACCAGTCTCAACAACCGTGGCAACATCCTTACCGTTGTCTTCACGGGTATTGTCTAATGAAATTCCGTTAGATTCATTTTGAATGACGAAGGAGTCCTTCAAAAGAGAAGTACGTTCATATACAAGAGGATCGTATGTGTCATATACATCAGATTGCACATGCTCTTGACCTGTTTTAATCATCGTATTTTTTGTGCTGGATTGTTTTTGAACGGCTTGCTTCGCGGCAAATTCAATTAGTGCTGCTATTTCCTTTATGTTCTTGGCCATTATTCAGCCTCTTGTTCATTTTCAATCTCTTCGACCCTATTAAGGATGAGTTCATTTATTTCTTTTTTAGACATGTTGGAAAATTTGTCTAAACTCATCTTCATCATTTTTGCTGCTTTTTCAAGTTTCTCTATACTTTCTTCAGGAAAGCTTTTAATAATCATTGGGAAATATTCGGAGTCTATTAATTTAACAAACCACTTAACCTTATTTTTGATATCGTTTGGAATGCCTAAGTCTGTAAATTCTTTTATTAGTGAAAAGTTCCCCCAATGAACAGGATTGATATCTTCAAACTTAATTCCTGCTTCTTTTGCCTCTTCTTGATCCGTAATTAATTCAGTAAGCATTTTGGTTAAGCGGGTAGGGGAGAAGTAAGGGTAAATATAAACATGAACGTCATCGGTAAGTTGCACTCGTTCTTTCTTGTCATATTTGCTTACACTTTCTTCGATCAACCCAAGATTTAATTTTTTCGATGCCATCTCATTTCCTCCTTATATATCCTCTGAACTCATTAAAAAAGACACCTCAAAAGGGGAGAGGTGTCTAAATAAAACTTGTATTTTATTTATAATCTTCTTTTAGAACTTTCTCTGTATAAGATGGGTTATTTGTAAAAAGTCCATCAACTTTCAACTTAAGCATTTTGGGTGTGAGTGTTCTTTCTCTATCAGCATTAAAAAACACATGTACTTTCATATTGTTTTTGTGGACTAAATCAACAAAACCTTTATCAACCAATTTGGCATTAGGCCCAACAACATTTGAATATTTTTTTATTTCGTTTAGCTTTGATTTGCTCATAGGCTTAATATCTTCATCTTTCAAAAGTTGAACAAGAGGAACATCGCTGTCTAGCTTATGTAACTTCTTTAGACTTTTGTCACTAAATGACTCTAAAACAACTTTGTTATTAGCGATTAGTTTATATTTAGAGAGTATGTCAATTAATTTTTTCTCCATTACTAATTTGCCTTTGTTGTTTGTTCTAGTCTCGATATAATATTTTGTAGTTTGTCCAAATTTTTTAATGATCTCTTCAATAGTTAATATCTTTTGTCTTTTTCCAGTACGTAGCTTTTTAATCTGATCTAATGTGAGATCCTCAACTTCTCCTTTGCCGTTTGTGGTTCGATCAACAGTCTTGTCATGGTTTGCGACTAGGTGACCGTCTTTGGTTTGTCGTAAATCAATTTCAATGTAGTCTGCTTTTTCTTTTATTGCTCGTTCATAGGAGAGCAGTGTATGTTCTGGCTCAATTTCCGAGGCGCCTCTGTGTGCAATCATTAGCGGCTCGTATTTTTTACTGCTTCCTTTCCCATATCCTAAAGCTGATGAATCAACTTCGTTAAATGAACATCCTCCTAATATGACTAAAGCAATAGTTAATGTTGTAAAAATTATTATTTTCATGATCTAAAATTATCATAATTAGGCAGTTGGTTCAATATATTTCTTTCCAACAATTTCTTCGTACTGTTCTGGTGTAATTTTGCCTTTTACTACAGCTTGTGCTACGCGATATTCATCCCACACACCATTACCGTCATTGTAATAATCTTTTATAAGTTCATACCAATTCATTTAAAGTACACCATCCACCATTAGTTGATATGTTAAGTCGCTTAATTGTTTTTTAACTTTTTCAGCTTCCGATGGCTCTGGGTCAAGTGGTTTTAAACTGTCAATGTATTCTTTCGATGCGGACTCAACCCATTTTTTTGTTTTAGGATTGAATTTGGGAATATAAAGACCATCGGATGGAGCTATAGTAGTGCAATTATCAGGAAGCGGACTATCGTCTTCAAGTACAACAGGGGATTCATAAATATAATTTTCGTCATATTTGTATACTTGCATCATAATATTCTCCCTACACGGCCTTAAAATTAAAACCGAAACTAATGTAATCATTGGGTTTGGAGGTATTTGTACAACTTTCTATAATAACTCTTCCTTCAGTATCAACAAGCGTTCTGTGAGTCTGGGGTATGCCTGACATTCCTGCTTGGGAAGCTACACCAGCCCACTGAAACGCTCTTCCGGGTCTGTAGCCTTCAGGTAAGGTGAATGCTGCTACTCCAAAACCGATCGTTCCTTTTGCTATAGCGCCCTCTACAAAAACAGTCCCTGTTGCATCTTTTGTATACCGAGTTTTAAACACTGTTTGATCTGTAGAGTTAACATCAGTGTAATTAACCCATCCGTTCTGTAAAGTAGGAGTGTACCATGTCGTAGAGGAAAGCTTGGTATCAGTATAGGTTTTAGCTGAGTTGAGTGCAGTATTAGCTCTGGATTGCGCTCCATCAGTCGTTTCATGTGTTTGCCACGAAGTCCAAGTTAAATCGCTTTTTCTAAATCGGAAATAAGTATGAGTTCCGTAATATGCTTCTAAAGCAAATTGGGCTACTGTATCACCATAATTCATGACAACCAAATATACATTGGACAAGTTAGCAGGGGAGTGAAGCCCTTGGTTAGCGATTAAATAAAACCCGGAGGTAATTAAATCATTGTATTCCGTTTTTTCGGAACTGTCTTTGTAGATTATCTTTCCATCATCGGCAGTGAGCTTGAAAAGTTGAGCAGCGTTCCATTTATCCCGATCAGACTTACTGATATGAACATTGGTGTCATTCAGATGATCATCAAAATCATTTTTAGCGGCTTGTTTTACATTGTCTACATTCCCAAGCCCAACCTGTTCAGCAGTAACCTTGTGTGGGTTTGATTGATCGTTAGTATGGTCAGCTAAAAAAGACTTTGACCTTGCATCGGAACTGTTCCAATAACTGCGCTCATCCTTTGTGATATGTCGATCGAGGTCTGCATCGTGAGCGTCAAAATCAATTTTCGCTGCTTGCTGAATGTTATCAACCTTAGACAAACCAACTTGGCTTTTAGTAACTGAATGGGGATTTTTCTTATCGTCAAGATGGCTATCAAAATTCACTTTTGTAGCCTGCTCTTCATTGAGTACATTTGATAATCCAATTTGTTCTTTTGTAATTTGATGTGGATTCTCATTGTTTTGAATGTGCATTTTCAAATCGAAATTCTGCTTTTCCATGAACTCATCAACTTTGTCATTCAAGCGTTTTTCATGATCTGACATATGAGATTCAGTTCTGAAAAATTGATCTTTAAGATTATTAATTTGCTCATTGTTTTGTTTGAGCTGACCTACAAATTTACTGCTACTCATTAACTCACCGCAATTCCTTTAATCGTTATATCTCCATTTACGGAAACAACCTCAACCATGAATTTGAAAACCCCCGCAATATCGAAATCCCAGTTTTCATTTGTATTCAATGTCCCCGTACCTAATTGAAAATCAGTTTTGTTTGTTCCAGCAATTTCTGTCTTTTCACCATTTTCATCTACGGCAAAGAATTTTATTTCTCTTGAAGTTGAGGAACCAGAGATCTTAACAGTAATATCCCGATAATGTGATACTACAAATTCTTCACCTTCAGACGGGGCAGTTGTTGCTTCGTGGAATGTAAAGGTTGTTTTATCTGGAATGGTTTTTAAAATATTTTCATCGGTTTCTGTCAACAACTCCACCTCCTAAGTCTGTTTAAAAACTGACTTTTATTTAAAAAGGAGAGGGGAAGAATCCCCTCAAATTATTTAGCCTCAAATACTCTTACGTCTCTGTCAGTACCGTCATTAATCACATAGACATAAAGTGTTTTACCAGCAGCGACAGGAACTGAAAAAGGTTTGTCACCTGCTGTCAATGGGATACCTGTATCAGCAGTCACAGTAGAGTTTCCAATATAAATCGTGCCTTCTGCAGGAGGATAAATAGTAAGTGCTGTTCTGTCAGTGATACCTGCGGTAACTTTTTGAGCTGTTGAAGTAACAGTGAATTTATCCGTTTTAAATGAGGAGAAACCGGGATCTCTTTCATTCAAGGTCACGGAAGGGGATTGTACTTGGATCTCTTTGATAGCATCCAAGCCAGCTTGAGGAAAGTCAACTTGTACTGGTTTTTCTTGTGATTTTAGATGAATGTCGGTAATTGGTTTACCAGTTCCATCGTCTCGAGCTGAAGTGTAAATGTCTCCGTCTTTGTTTAAAAGTGCCAAGATATCAAACTCCTAACGTTATTTTGTTTCTTGCGTTGTTCCAATGTCTACACTGCTTTTCGATGCCGCATCTTCTTGTTCCGTTTTAACTCCTTTTGTCCCATCTGGGTTACGCTTAACACGTGCAAAAGTACCGATCTTGCCATTGTCATCAGCTAATGCTCGGTAACCAATTTCTGGTGTGTAGGCTTGCCCAGCTTCTAAAGACATGTCTGCTTCACCAGAGAAATTAACTTTAGGCAACTGGATATAGAGATCACTGTAAATTTTCGATGTCTTTGGATCGTACTCTAGTGTGTGAATTTCGAAGTAATAGTTCTCGGAGAATTTTTCACCACTAATTTCAACTGTTTCTGCATCAACTTCAATTTGATAATGAGCTGTTACAGCGTTCCCTTTAGTAGCAAACGTTTCAGGAACAGTAATTGTTTTGTCTGAAACACTAAATTCTTGTTGATCTCCGTCTTCATTTGTAAGTGAGACTTTGGATAAAGGAGTATACGCGATTTTGACCGTTCCAGAATCATCTACAACAAGACTTTCATCTTCCCATACAGAAATCGTCTCATTTTCAATTTTTACACCTTGCTGCATTGCCATAAAATCAAGATCAAAGAAAGCATTTTTTACATTACCTGAAACTTCTTTGCTTGAGTTGATGACATAAAGGTCTCTATTTCCCCATCCACCTTTTAAAAAGTCTTGTTGGACTTGTTGCGAGAACTGAGTCATTTGCGTTACAGAAGATGCAACGACTTTATGGTCACTAAGCCTTTTGGTTAGCACCTTACCAACTTCATGGATAACTGTTTGTTTTGCCAAGTGTTTTCCTCCTAATTTAAAATGAAAAAGAGACTGAAAGTCAGTCTCCGAATAATTGCTCTAAGTTTTTAGCATCTGCTGTACTGAGGTGGTGCTTTTCTTCTTTATACATATCAACATGACTATTCCAGTCACCGATTTTCACATCAGCTGAAACAGTGGCAAATAACGCAGAAGTGTTATAATTCATTATTTCGCCCATTCTGTAATATGACAGGTACAATTGATAAATTGTCATATCGGCTACCTCTTGATATGTATATCCATTAAAAGCAGCCACACAGCTGGCGATGTCCTTTAAATCATTTTGAGAATCTTGAAGCTTTAATTGATTATTTAAATCATGAAACTCCTGCAATTCATCATTCTCAACAATTTTCTCTTCAGTCAAGCAATGCATCTCTAATATCAATTTTCTAACATTATTAAATGCTTTCTGATCAATAAGATGTAGTGATTCTTTGTCCACAAATACTTTGCTAAACACTTTAAAATAAGCTTGGTTAAATTCAGGTAAGTAATCATGAACAATTTTGAAGAGGCTGTTCTTCTTCAATTCGATAATTAAATCATTTAATGAACCATCATTGTTGATTTTTGAAAAGTTTCTGATGATTTCCTTCTTGCTCATTTTCATCATATTTAGCTCGCTTATGTACTCTGGGTAATCTCTTAAGTGGATAAAGCTTATTGCACCGACTTCAGTATTAATAGGCCTTCCTAAAAAGAAAAAATCCTTTAACACATTCATTTACTTGCTCCGAAAGTAAATATCAATTTGTATCCCAAATACCCTTCAGGTGCGTTCGATATGAGCAGTCTTGTGTATTTAACATTTTTACCGATACCAGCAAAATTTTGATTGAAGAGCATGTCACAAACACGATCCGTAATTTTCAGGTTCCTGAATTCAGTCTCTTCATAGGTGTTAATGTGTGTATAAACATCAATCATCAAATCTTGATCTAGCAGCATCACACTTTGGGTTGAGGGTTTAGGGATTCCATTACCAAGATAGACACAAAGCCTGCAAATTGGTTGATCGGTTAAATCATCAGTTTTGGGAGCACGTTTGATTATGGAGTTTAATATCGATGGGGAATCATCAACTGGATCATAATAATTTTCCAATGTCTGAACGTCAGGGAGAGAAGAGGAGAGAGGGTCATCTTTATAATATAGAAGACGATTCAATTCTGTGTCATTTATAATAGTTCTGAATACAGTTGTCATATGTTCGACCATCATACTCATTCACTATCACCTCCAACTTTCTTTTTGGCTATAAGTCTAATTGTTCCGATGTCTCCATAGACCTTGGAATAGTCTATATCATCAACACGGAATTCCTCACCATAAAAAGAAAGAAAAAGACCCTTCTTTAATTTTTCATGTTTTAAAAAGGGGATGGTGACATGTGCTTGCCCTTCAGGAATATTTATAGCCAATTCTGATCCAATTGTTGAGGTTGTCCGTTCTAAAACACACGGGATGTCAATCTTCTCACCAGGCACTTTAATCTTTATCGGTCTCCCTGTAACTTCATCGATCTTTCCGGAATCAATTAGTTTGTCAGAAGATGTTAGACTAATTGATGAATTACAAAGCCGCATAGTAGCACTGTCATTCATTTTGTTATCGGTAGGGCGTGAATTAACTAACCAGTAACTACCGTCATACAAAATCAAGTCACCACGATTTAATAAACCTAAAACTGTAAGGACTTTTTTTGTTTCACTGTCCTGAGTGGTTTGAATTATTACCTGTGCAGGCTTGCCATTCAATTTAATATCGTAAGTTTCAGGTGAATTTGCTAAGATTTCTTTGAAAATTTCATACTTGTTTGAATTAAACTCTTCATTTTCCCAGCCACTCAAATAATTTGAAGAAGAGGTAAGATACCAATCTACAGACACCGAACCACCTCAATCAAAATTATTTACTTTTAGTTTGCTCATTTTTTTTTCAATCTCATCGACAAGATCTTCATAGGATCTATTAACCTGAGCTTTAGTATTAGATAAACCTGTCAATTGAATATCTCTTCCTACAATGTTGTTTAATTTTAAGGCTCTGTCTCGATATCTTCCTAAATAATCTTTGTACATGAGTCTTCCTAAAATTTGAATTTGAGCAGGGGAGAGGGGTTCTTTAAAATCTTTTGTTTCTTTATCAAAACCCAGTTCAGTTAAATCTGTTTCATATTCACCAATAGCGTTCTTGAAAAACTGATACTCAAGTCCATCTGGTAATATTTCATTTGACTGAAACTTTGAATGGAAAACGTTTATGATTTCATCATAGGTAGTCAAGATTTAACCCCCTTATGATTGAGTATCAAATTTAAATCCAGTGTATTCTTCAATGAACTTAATCTTAGCGTAGTCATTAATCTTTTCTTTTTTAGCCACATCAAACAGCTGAGCTTTTTCAGACTCAAGTAAAATTTCTTTTTGAACATTTTCTTCGAAGGCTTTTTGTGTTTTATACCCCAAGATTTGTTTAATCCGTTCTACAGTAACAACTTCTTGCTTATCGTCTTTATCATCAGTCTCAAAACCTAAGTGTACACGGGTTTCTTTGTCATCAATATAGATTTTGGCATGAGTACCTTGACCGTCAGTTCCAGTGAATAGCGAGGTATTGTCATAGACTTGGGATTGCACTTCTCCAGCTGTAATCTGTCTAATCCCATTGGCTGGCAATCTGAAGTCTCCGTGAGTGTCAATCTTTCGGAAATATAAATCCCATGGACATAGGTTTTTAATTGTGATCTTTTTATCTAAATTAAAAGACATGTAATCCCTCCAAAAATAAAAGGAGGGACACAGCCCTCCTAGATTTTAAATTGTTTAAATTTGTGGTAATTCATATTTTGTGTCTCTGATGAGACCAATTTGATGTTCTTGTCCTTTTGCTACACCAGCCCCAATTTCCATATCAAAACGAGTAATCTCTGTTCCAGTAATAATGTCGTTACCATTCATTGAAGTAAGTCCGCCTTTTTGGAATACTTGAAGAGGGGATTTTTTACCTTGAGGAACGAAGAAAAGAAGTCCTTCAGGAAGATATGTTTTGAAGTTGTCGCCGGCTTTATTTAATTCAGTAAGATTATAAGCGTTAGGTAATTCTACAACAGAAGAACCTTTATAAGTGTTAAGCAATCCTGTTCTTCGGATCTCATCCATCACAGATTGAGGGAGCTTAGTGCTTGAAGCATCTCCGGCTACAGCCTGAAACCCTGCAAAGTCATTTAACTGAGAAACAACAGAAAAGTCACCAACAATAGAAGGTTGTCCAAATCGGCGAATCTTTGTGATAATATCGTCTACAGATGATTTGGTGATACCTTCAGTTTCAGCAAAGTATTTAACGCCTGTTGCATTTTTAATTGCATTGAACATTTCATTTACAACATAGTACATTGCTTTGTTCATCATATCTGTTTGAACTTGCTCCATGCCTTCTGCTACTTTATCGAGGTTTCCACTTTGAATCTCACGATAGTTAACAGCATAGCCAGAAGAAATGGTTTGAGTTCCAATTGGATATTCGCTCCAAGTTGTAGTAGCGAACGGTACGTCACCGCGGGAAGCTTGGAATTGGCTTCGGATGGATTCATGCGCGTATGTTGTCATCATTGGTTGCTGATCATAGCCAATAGTTCTAAATGTGCCCATAAAATCAAATAGCTTAATTGCTGAAATAAGCTTAGGCTCAATGGCATAACGCACAATTGTGTTGATCTCGGCTTTAGCTACAGGGTTGCCCATAAGAGCTTTGGAAGCTAGTTCCTTCACATGGGTCATAGCAGCATTGGCTTTTGCTCCAAACTTGGAAAGATCTTGACCTGTTGCAGCTGCAGAAAAGATTTCTACAATAGGGGACTTAGCATTCAATTTAGCATTTGCATAATGGTTTGAGTCTTTTTGAACATTATTTAATTCAACTGTAAACATTAATAATTACCTCCAGAATATTAATTAAGCCTGTACTGTTAGGTACAAACCTTTTCCGCCAAATGTATTTTTCTCTAAGACTTTTAGAGATACTTTAAACTCCGCAACGTCATCGCCAGCTTTAACCCATTTACCTGTTTTGTCCGCAGCAGGAACCAATACGTCATCTTTAACAAGCGCATCATAATCAACTACCACGTCTGAGCTGAGTTCAATTGGCAGTCCTTTTAAGTCTGCTAAATTAAATGCAAGGACATATTCACCTTTTAGAACTTTGAAGTCTTCTTTATTGCGAATTTCAGGTTTATCAATAATGTTTCCAACAACATACACATCACCTTTTGCAGTTGAAGATGCGCCTGGCGGGAATGCGTTACCAGAAGAATCGTTAGGGATTACGGCTAAACCAGGGACTAAATCGACACTAGCCTTGCAGCGTGGATTATTTCGTACTTGTTTGTAAGCACCAATTGTTCCGAATTTGAACATTGAGTATTCCTCCTAAATTTTATAAAAGTGTTATTTTATCTTAATAAAGATCATCAATAGTCACTGAACTTTGTTGCCCAGAATCACGAACTTCTGAATAAATATCGAAATTTGTGCTATTAGTCTCAGAGGCTTGCTTCTTTGAGCGTTCAGCGATGAAGGATCGAGCGATTGCTGAGTTGATTTCAGAAATAATTTCGTTTTTAAGCTCGACAGAAGGTGACTTAGAGAACATTTCAATTTTCTCTTTTGCGACATCCTTTTCTTCAGGAGAATATTCCTTTAAAGCTTGGTTAAGCTCTCCTTGCATCTTTTCGGCTACCGCCTTGTTTTTGAATTCCTTTAAAGAATTAAGCTCTTCATCTGCCTTGGCTTTTTCATCCTTAGCTTTTTGCGCTTCTTTTTCTTTTGCATCTGCCTTAGCTTTTTCATCCTTTGCAGCTTTAACAGCGGCATTCAGTTCTTCAGTTTTTTGCTTTAAATCCTCAGTAAGTTTTTCAACTTTTTGATTTAACTCTCCAATTTCTTTATTCTTATTATCAAGTTTGTTGTTTAACTCAAGGACTACTTCTTCTTGAGATTTTGGCATTAAATTATCCTCCTTTTTGTTACTGTTTAATTCAAGTAAAATGGCAGCGTCATCTGCTGGATCGATACCTAAAATTGCATCACCTGTAAAGTCAAACTTCATAGGTATACGCCCTTGCTCTTTCCAGCCACCTTCATATTCAATTGCATCTGAACCTTCTACAGCTGCTATTTCAACCGAGGTCTCAGGGAAATCACCATCAAACATTTTTGATTTTAACCATTGAACAAATTTAGGATAGCGCTGGTTGTATAGGAAGCCTTCAGCTATTAACACTCTTTTTGGCTCGCCATTAACATCTATAGTGTCAATGTAAGCATTAGTAGTCGTACCAACCACTGCGCTGTTTTCAAAGAGAGGGGTGCCGTCCTTGACTTCTGTTAAACCGTGTCCGAATGGCTCACTGTTTTCATCATCCAAGAATTCTGCGCAAATTGGCATTAACTTAATTGATTCAAGGTTAGCGTTTATGTATTTCTCCAGCCAGGTAATACCGTTCTTGTTGAACTGAGTATTGTTTTCATGGATTTCGAGAACGACCCACTTGATGTATGTTTGACCACTGGTTTTTTTCTGATTGTTAATTTCTAAAATCGTGCTTTTCAAATACTAATCACCTCCTCTCAAGAGCCAGAAGGCGTTCCGTTACTGTTATTTGTCTTCGATTTAATCGTGTTTTCATTTTTCGGATCATCGATCTCAGGTGCGCCGGCTGACTTATCGTTATTCTTACTCATTGTGAAAGAGGTCGCATGAACAGGGAATTTTTCATCAAAACCTTCGTCTTTTTCATATTCCATTAGGGATAAGTAAGCATCAGGATTCCATCCAGTAGCGGCTATCCAAGCAATAAGGCTTCCTCGACCACTTGTATAAAGGTCTTTCATGTTTTGGACTTTTTCTTTCCTGTTAACGTGGGTAAGAGGGAGGTAGTAAACCTCAATATAAGAGCGAGGATCTTTGATGATATTGGCGTTTATCACCTTGTTAAACTCACTTTGAATTTGTTCTAACCAGGAGAATATTTGGGAAGAAACCATCTCGATATTGGTTTGTTGAGAAGAGTAGTTACCGTCTTGACCATTGAGAGCAGATCCTGCAAATCCTAAATTTGTAGTGATTCGTTTAATGAGCTCGTCTTCACCTTTAACCTTCAAGAAATCTACATTAGTTTCCAACTTGTCTAATTTTGTTCCAGAGGCCAAAGAGAAGAACTTAACACCTTTAACGCTTCCTTTAGCAACTAACGCTTTTTTTATATTCTCATGCTGCTGCTCCTGTTGCTTTTGAGATAAGGCTGATTTGCCTTTTTGATCACCTTCAGGGAAAGTCTGATAAATTAAAGTGCTGTTGAGCTCATCTAAAATGTTTCGTTTAGTGTCAACAAAGTATTCATCATAAACCATATCAATAAATGCGGATAAACCGATTGGGCGTCCCCATTGATCTTCAATGTCGCTACTTCCTTTAACAGCAATAGTCTTATTGTTATCAAGAACTAACCATTTTCGATTTTGGTCTTTCTTATAAGCCCTATAGCCTTGTCTGATTTCTTCTGGCCATCGTCTAAGCTTGAGCGATCTTCCGTTACTTGTGAACTTGTCAAAATAGGAGACATCAAAAGCTAACTGATAAGAGGAATTTTTCCTGCCTATAATTTTGCAATAATCCAGAGGAAGAGGGAGGACGGAACAATTAAAGGCGTCAATAGCATTTGATTCAGTTATTGATCCGATCTCATTGTCACTTAGAGTGGTGGGAAAAGAATCATTGGCTACAGAATCAAAATAATAAAAACCAGTGCCGTATTTGCTGAGTTTTCCTAATGCATCCCTGACAACACTTTTGTCGCTGATTTTCCTTAAAGCCAAATTGAACTTTTGTTTGTTCAATTTGAAATCAGCTACTTTACTTGATCCCAAAATAACTCTGTCTAAAGTAGGGAGGGCTACCATGTAGTCAATAACGTTTCTATACACACCATTTGCGTTATAAAGCAATTTAGAGGCATCCCTAATCTGTTTATTGTAAACGTTGTGGTCTTTCAGCCATGATTTAACTTTGTCGTAAGAAATGCCGTTAAATAAATCATTAAAGAACAACGAATCAAGCGGCGCTAAATTTGTATTAAACTCATATGATGGCTGTGGTTCAGGTGTAGTCATTATTCACCTCCTCAATTTCTAATTAAAAAAGAATCCAAATGAATACTCATCATCGGATTCTTCTTTTTCTAAAAATAAAGCTATGTAGTAAAGAGCGTAACTCAATGCACTGTACCTATCTTTATCAATACGTTTAACTACTTGTTCAACGCTAATTGAGTTCTGTGTTTTCTTTAGCCTTAAGTTGGCTACTTCATCAATTAATAATTGTGTTTGAATACATGTGGCCTCAACCATTATATCGTCGCTGATGACTTTTTTGCTTTTTATTTCTTCATATGGTCTCAATAATTTCAACTTTCCAGATTCAACATAATCTAAGAAAGTGGTAATAATCTTGTCATTAATCCCTTGAGATTTGAGGTTGTAAACAATAGCAGGGGAGTTTGGAACATCTGGCTTCTGATCAGTATTGATTGTTGCCCAGCATCCTAATTCTTCATTCGTTTCTGGATCTGTAACATCTTCTAGAAGTCTATCCACTAGTCCACTCCCGACTCCGTTTCCATCCACAATCACAGCTCTAACTCTTGATATAGATAGATCTTCATTACCTCCATAGTTTTTGAAAACTCTTTTAACCATGATCGATTGCTCTTTAAAATTCAAACCATTTGGTGGCTCGATTATATTTACAACCTGGACTTGTCTAATTGCATTATTGGAGTTGCGAATAATCTTCAGAACAATGATGGCTGTTTTGTTGTTTGACTTTTCACTTGAGCGGGCAACATCGACCCCAATCACATATTCATTTAATAAGAAATTCTTATTCTTATCTCTAGGGCAGGTCAGTTCTGGGTTTGTAATTGTCCTTGCTTTGATCAATTTGCTAATGTTGATAAGTGCTCCATCACTCGCACCAACCCATTTAGACTCATAGTTCATTGCAAAAGCAGTTGATGAGGTTGTAGGATCGTTTTTCTTTGCAAGTATTTGAGTCCGTGTTTCACCTCTGCCAAAGTGACAAGGTAACTCCCAGCTTGCTCCTAGAACAATTTTCCCTTTTAAATCAGCCATTTCATCAAGCATGTTTAAAATCCTGTTGAATTCATCCGATCCTCGATAGCCTGACGTTGTTAGGTAATTAATCATTCCGTTCAATTCAAAAGGGTTTACTGTAGCAAGCTTACCAATTGTTCTTCTGGGTACGTTTACTACTGGTTCAAGCACATCTTTAAATAGCTCGTTATTTAAAAGAGCTGATTCTTCAACATTTAGCCTTCTTCTACGCTGGCCTTTTGTAGACTGTGCATTTGCCAGTACAGAATAAACTCCTCCTGAAGAAAACTTAACCTCAACAGAGTCTTTAGTAAAAGAAGGTCTCCCAGCTAATTCATTTTTCATTAAAGGAAACCACTTCATAATTTCATTGTGTTTCTCTTCACTAATTGAAGCAGCGTTTTCTCTGGTTTGTGCTGACATGGCTATTGTGATATCAGGAAACCAAATAGCAGTATGGTAAATTGACATTAACTCAAGCATCGTTTTACCAAACCCACGAGGGAAAACTCCATACGTACTTACAAAACGACTCATACATCTTAGGAAAACCCTTTGATCTAAGTCTAGCCTCATGCCGCCTTTTTCTGGCTTAATTAAGTCGTACCATAAATCAGGAAACCACCTTGCCCATTGAACAAATTCAATCCATTTGTCTAAATTTCGCTCAAAAGTATCAACCTTATTTTGATTTGCTTGAACAGGGGAGTTGAATTCAGGGTCGCTGTCTAATCTTGAACTTTGTTTGGTGTATTTAAAATTATCTCTTTGAAAGTTCTTTCTCGAAGCCATATTTATAACTCCCTCATGGAAGGATCATTATCTAATTCTTGTTTCTCATAATCAGCTCTCCGTTCTTCATAAAAGTTGTAGATATCTTTATAATCAGCCGCAGGAAGACCTTTTAAGTCCCGAACATAATTCAAATAACACCATAGAACAACATCTGGTTTATCTTTTGGTTGAGAAACAAACTTCGGTAAGATAGGGATAATGTCAACTTTCTCTTCAACCATTCTGGCCAATTGACCAAATCCATCTAGACCTTGCGATAAATCAGCTTTACTCATTTGAGAAGGTTTTAATTTACCTGCTTCAGCTGTATCTTTTGCCATTGCAGCCCAGTCTTTAGCCTGTTTGAAATCTCCTTTTGCTTTTGCAAGTGTCTCGTATACTTTATTTACACAGTATTCTCGCAAGCACTCTTCATGCATTGTGGTAAGTAACTGAAAAGAGGGTTTGAGTTGAAGGAATTTCTTTTCGAAAAGGAGATAGTCGTCATCGGGGTAACCATATCCGTAATTTTCTTTAAGTTTCTCTAGATAATCTGAATCAATATTTTGCGTGGTTTGTTTCTCTTCTTCATTTGTTGTAACGTTTTTAATTTCTTCTTTTACAAATATACTGTCTTTCCAACCAGTCCCGTTAAATTGCTTTAATGAATTAGCCATAGTCATATAAGCGCTAAATGTATCAGTTTTTCTCTTTTCAGCTTGATCCCAATACAACGGATCAAATTTAACATCAATCTGTTGTAAGACTGTATATATTGATTCAATATTGTTATAATCAATGTTTTTCTTCAAGCAAGTCTTGCAAATAGGGACTTTTCCTGTCTTCTCATACAGGCTACTTCGTGAATTGTAGAACCCTGACTCTTTGTCCTTTTCTTTTTGACAAGCAGCACAGATCAATTTTTCCTTTTCTTTGGCTTTTCTAGGCATTCATTCACCTCCATGTTATTGTCCAAAACACATTTTATAAAACGCCCAGCAATAAAGAGGAAGGGGGTTACCTCAATCATCACTGGGCGTTCTAAAAAGGCGCTTAAACTAAAGAAGAGAGGACATCGTCATGATAAAATCCCCCCTTAATTTCAACGTCCAGCTCTTTAATCGTTTTTAGTTGCTCTTTGGTAACAGTGCTATCAATATATACACCATTCGCTAAGCGTCTGCCTAATATACGATTGGCCGGAATAACAACGCAACCTATACCTTTTTCTTCTCCAAGTTGTTTATAAATATTTTCTTCAGTATTCGTACCTACAATTACAGGAATATTGTTTTGTTGTGATAAAGTCATAAGGAAAGTTGTTTTTCCTTTACCGCGGTCAGCAGTGTCTACGAAAACAAGTTTTGGGGCTTTTTTGTGAAATCTACTTTGTAAATCTTTATCAACGTTCTCTATCATTGTCCATTTTCTATCTGATGGAAAAAATAATTCTCTTTCAAATAGATTTTTATGCAAGCAGCGTAAAACCTGACTGATTTCCTGATCACACTTGTGGCCAGCTTCTCTAAGTCTTATCAATGTTGCTAAATGTCTATTAAGGTAATCAAACCCTATTTTCTTCATTCTCATCAATCCTCATCGCATTATTTATTTTTAATAGTTTGTCAAAACAGTCTCTTTAACTTCATCTTTAGTTAAGTGACTAAATTTGTCCCAATCTTTTTCACGAATATTAAAGTTGAATTTACTGAGCAAAAGCTTTACATCCTCAACTGTTTTAACTTTGTCAAAGTCAATTTCTCTGTATTTGATTTTTTCCGAACGTGCAACTGAAGGCATAATTATACTCATAAAAATCTCCCTTTGGTTTGGATAAAATTAAAGTTTTATCAATAGTGAATTTTAAAGAATTCGTTATCTTGTGGGTTTACTTTGAAAATCAAATCTAAACCTGAAACTTCTCCACTAACACCTTTAAGTTCTGCTCTAGAAATAATTTCGACATTGTTAAATTCTAAAGTAACCTTGTGTGACTTTGTTGTCTCAATATGGCGACCAATTGTTTCAGCTAATAGTTTGAATTCAGAACGAGGAGTTTCTTTTAAAACTGAAATATATTGTTTCTTCCCTAACTTTGATTCAAAGGAGGTAGGAGCTTTATATTCACCTAAAAATTTAAGTACATCAAAGTTTAGCAGAGCATTCTTTGCAAAAATCAAATACGTTTCATGTTCATCGCTATAAAAGATTTCAACATCTTGAAGAGTTGTTAAATCAATTAAAGACTCTTCAGTTTTTTTATCATACAAATGAAGGTTATACACTTCGTGCATTGCTAAGTCCACGTATATTTCCTCCCTGATTATCATTTTTAAAGCGAATTATGTATGTAGCCTCAATACCTGCATCATCAAAAACCATAAATTTCTGAGAAGGTTTTGTGCCGAACCGACCTTGCATAGCATAATCATCCGCACCGACAAGCGCTCCGTTTACTACAACTGTTGTGCTGCCGTACTCTTTTTCATAATTGTGATGAATATGACCGCCGAATATGTAAGAAGGGATGTAGCCAAGCAATTGGGGTAATCGTGTTACACACTGATCAACACGATCATAGTGTCCGTGTACAAACACGACTTCCTGATTGTTGATTTTAGCGGGGATGAAACCGTCTTGCTCAGGTTCAATGGAGATGTTCTTTATGTTCTTTAATCTAGCTTCGAGGTACCAATTAATGAGGTATTCAAAATTTTCCTTAATCCCTACATCATTTTTAGAAGGGGAGAGGCGACCATGATTTCCTGCCACGTTGTAGAACTTAACCTCTTGAAACTCACTTGCCAACATCGCTAAAACCTCAGCAAGCGTTTCTGATACATACTTAATTTGTTCTACAGCATCTTCATTGGCCTGAACTCTTGTAGACACATGGATAAGTCCTCCGATTAAATCGCCGAGGTTTGCTACATGTAGTGTAGATATGTGATTCTGTTTGCCGTACTCAATCACTTTGTTGGTGAGATGTTCTACACGCTCATTAAAAATTTCTTTATTGAATTTGTTAATGCGGTTGTCGATTTCCATTCCGAAGTGCCAATCACTGAATAGAGCGAGTCCATGTTTTTCAGTAATAGCAGGTGATGGGAAGGTAAAGCGAAGGGGTCTTTTTGACTCTAGAGATGCAATAGCTTGTATGACATCATCTTTAATTTGTTCAAACCGTGCTTGATTGGCAATGACTTTCCGATATTCTCTTTTTTGATCTCGTGCTTTGATTGTTTGTTTTTCGGATTCAATGCGAATTTCTTCATGTTTTTGTTGAACTTCTTTGTTCATATTCTTTGAGATAAAGTAATCGTGCCAGCGCTCAAATTGTTTAAAGTCTTTACGCCATTTGCTTTCATCATAGTTGGTTCCTTGATCCTTATTTAAAAGGGCAGCAATTGTTTTTGTGTCAATGTGATAAGTGCCTTTGTTTTTGAAAAGTCTAATATGATAATCAGTGAACGATTCGTCTTTTTCTCTCTGTAACACAGTATCTAAAATAGCTGTCATTCAGTCACCGCCTACTCAGGAAGTCCTTCAGTTTCTTGGGGAACAACATCACTGTCACTTTTTAACGTGAAATCAATTAGCTCCGTTTTGCTTTCCATCTCTCTTAAATACTTAGATAATGAGTGAATTTGTATGCCATCACCTTTATGCTCAATAATTTGATCTTCATCAACATTTACAGTACATTTTTTAAAAGAATACTCTTTCTTGCCTTTAGCCAAATTAAATTCCTCCAATATGTGTTTTATTTACGTTCAATAAGCTCCTTCGGAAGCCCGATGATCCGAAGCATCGGTAACGTCCGAAAAGGGGATATAAGGAGATGAAAAGATAAGTCGGATAGGCGTTGGGGAAACGCCCGAAGGAGATTATTGATAACTTGCGTACCGGAAGGCTCGGAAGCCTATTCCGGTCGGCCCGTAGGCTAACGCAAGCACAAAAAGACCTTCTAACGATTTAGATGGCCTTGTTCTGATTACATTCTAACCCCGTTTCACCTACATCAGTAGCCCACGTAGGGACGCAAGCCTTCAGATCGACAGGGAATACGCTGATGTGAAACCTTTGTAGTCGACAAACTATAAGTAAGTCGAAAATAACAAAAGAAGCCAAATAACGTCTTCAGAAACTCCTTGTACATCATGGTACATGAGCATAAAAGGCTGGTTATCGCTGTGCGAAATCCAGCTGGCTCCTTCTACACCTGGCAGATGAGCTAATTCATTTATAGGCTGCGAATGAAGGAAATCAATCCTGCGTTATTGCCAACTACTCAATCATAATATGGGTTAAGTAGTCGCCGAACAACCTCTGAATTCGCAGTGAAACACTTGATTAGTAGCTGGCTTTAGAAGGAATCCCAAAGCTTGACGTATCGAGGTATCTTTTATGTCCCCCACGCGGGATTAAACGGCTACTCTCGTTTAATGAATTCAAAAACAAATATTGAGAAGGAAAGACCCATTATAAGCCTTCTCAATGGCATTTTCAGTCTCTCTTGTCAGGTTACACGCCTTATTGAGAAACAAAGCGTCTCAAACGCTCGCCATTTATTTTGCACAGTTTTCTCTGACCCGTGTAAGGAGGTATGTGCATTGGGAAGGTAAGGCTCCATTCAGAACATTGAAGGAGATAAGTGAAATAAAGTGAAATTGAAAAGGCAAGACCGAAAATAATCCTTTTCTGTGAAATGGGAGTGGTGATCAAGCGCTCAAAACCCATTTCACTTATTTTACGAGGGTATGTAATTACAAAGCCTCGCTAACCCGGAAAATTTTTATGTGGCCGCATAATAAGCATCAAAGCTTACAAGGACATTATTTAAAGGGAAGGGAGACGCATCTTCCTTACCTAAGTGCAAGCCGAAGCAATACACCGCAATTAATATTCAGGTTATATGCCACCCATAATAAGACCCTGATGGGATTCAGTCGCAATTTGCATTAATGCATTAAGTCTTATCGGCATATTTAGCCCGATAATAGCCATTCTTGTCTCTTTAAGATACAGACATCCGAGTTAACCTCGAACCCTCATAAATGACCATTATCCGACCAACCACAATGACCAGTTGTAGCTGTAAAGTCGAATTTAATGCTTTTGTTCGTATGAAAGTGAGAATAGCAATGTTTAGAAAAAGCTTAATCCACGATGGGGCAATACCCCGCTAATATCCACTTATCCAAAACCCTGGCATCCAAGACCTCAAACAAATGAATATTAGCGGAGAACTGATATCCCACATATCAGTAAACAGCTTATTATTGACGACACCCCCATGCCATCAATAAAAGAACTCTAATTAATAAACCTGGAGATGAATACATGAAAAAAGAGGGGAGGTCGACAATTTCCTCCATAACTTCTAACTCTGCCACTTTTAGGAGCATAAGCTCTATGTGACAAAGGCGTGCAGGAAGCCTTTCCTGTCGTCCTCAATAAATTTTATTAAGCTTTCACTGCGTCTTTTAGAGCTTTAGCAGCCTTGAAGGCAGGTGCCTTTGTAGCTGGAATATCAATTTCCTCACCCGATTGCGGATTTCTCCCTTTACGAGCTGCACGTTCACGAACTTCAAACGTTCCAACTCCTGGAATCTTGATTGATTCACCTTTTGTTAGTGCTTCAATGATGACATTAAATACTGCTTCCACTTTAGGTGCAGCTTCTTTCTTAGTAACTCCTAATTTTTCTGCAACTTCTCCAACAAATTCTGTTTTGTTCATGTTTTAATTCCTCCTAGTGATATTGTTTATTTTTGTGTTAAAGTAAAATTACGGTAACGTTTATGCTTCTTTTGAAAAACGGGAGACGTACTCACCCTTATATGTGGAAATTAGCTTTCTTTCTCCCTTATGGCGATTATCTCAAAAGGGGCTTTCAGACCAGTCATATCAAGGGTTCAAGGCGCTTTTTTCGTTAAACTTTTTCCGGTAAAATCGCTGTACCCCTTGGGGGAGTAAGGCTCAGGGCACTTTCTATTTCGCTACCAGTTGTTTTCTCTTCCATTCTCTTTTTCTTATCTTTTCTCGTTCATTTAAACATTTTGTACAGTATTTTTTCTTGTTTCCTTTATTGCTTATAGGTTTCAAGCAGCTTAAACATACCTTCCTGTTCTTTAAGTTTATTGCTAAGTTATTTAATAGAATCTCACCAAAGCACTCCCATAATGTTGATTTAAATTTGCTTTTCTTTTTATATAGGTACTTTGCTAAAACATCAGCAACATATTGCTCGTCATTATGGATTTTCAACAATCTGTCTTTGATAACCTTATAAACATAAAGTTTTTGTCCAGGCTTAATGTCCTCATCATTCATGAGCCATTTCTTGTTCTGGTCTAATCGTTTGTATTCACGAATAATTGCATCGTCCAATTTAATATCCCTGTTCTTGAGCAGGAAGCGGTAATCAAATTTTCCTGCCACTGCTGCGAAATTAATTCGGTCAGAAGGGATAATGGAGTCTAACTTATTTACTGTGCTTTCATTAATTAACTCAACACTATGTTCTTCTTTGTCCTTTGCATTGATAAAGAAGTGAGGCACTTTATTTTTTATGTAATCTTTAATTTTTTCATCAACATGATCAGGACGGGTCGGCATGAATAAGGTTTTTGCAAAATCAATAGTAAAGTTATTTTCCATGCATAACCATTTGATCACATCCAGATTTATATTGTCGCTGTTCCATATCTTAGTGATGTTGTTGCTGTATTCCCCGATATTGATCCCATAAGCAAGAGTAAGTGCTTCATATACGTTCCTGCTATTAATCTCTTGTTTCTGGGCTACAGACATTTCATAATACAACGGAACGATGTTTTCCATATTACGCTTGGCAATATTGACGATTAACTCATCAGAAATAATTAAGGCCTTATCCCCGTCATTATCAAACTGTAGCAACTTAGATATCGGATCATGAATGCTTGTGTAAACACCTGGGGTAATGAACCACTTTTCATATTTCTCATCTTTTTTGTTCCACCTAACACCATGCTCTCTGAATAGGTGAGGGGAGCGGAGGATGTCAATATACCCTTCATCATATAAAGAACAATGGACATCATTTCCTGAAAGCAGTCCTTTTGGATTCTGGATATTCAGAAATAATTTTTCGCAGAAAGCATATAGATCAGGGCATAAGTATGTATAACGAGCACCATCCACAAGCAATTTTCCTGATTTGGCATCTTTAATCATGCTTTTCTTTTTATTTTTAATAATTTCTTTCGTGTGATCATCGTTAAGAAGTTCTGGATATAGAAGTAAAGCGTCCTGAAGAGCTGTCCGATGTTTCTTTTTCTCCGTAGCTCCAAGAACTCTTAACATGGTTTCTTTGTCAGTTCCCAATGTGGTTATTTCTTTTACAGTCTTTGAGCTCATTTGAATTAATTCTTCATCTGAGATATCTGTAAGTGTCTGGAGCATTTGATATGTGAGCTTACCTTCAACAGAAGGGTCTTCTTCGTTGAGTTTTGCCCCTAAGCATCCATATTTTTTATAATTGCCTTGATATTCTTCCCACGATGAATAATACTTCCACATTTTAAACTGGCTTTTAGTGAAGATAATTTGAACATCATCTTTCACTACGTCCCATTCCTTGCCGTATATATCAGTTACTTTAAAAGCTTTGTTTTCCTCAGCAAATTTACGAAAATCAAAAGGGACTAATAAACCCTTTACCCATGGGAGTCTTACCATGAAGCTTTTACGACTTAGAGTGGGGAGTATCATTCCGCAGCCATCTGTATGTTCAATGGGAATGTTCATTGTTTTTCGTGTGATATCGTAGGTATCTCGATCAATGTAGTCAACGAGACTCGACACATCAGTTTCTAAGTCGTTGACAACAATGGCTTTATCAATATCAATCTCCCAAGGGCTACTGGCACTGTTAGAAAGGGCCATATAGCTATTCCATTTGTTAATGCTACTACCACCAAGGGAGTTGATCTTTTCAATACTTAAGCCGCATGTCAAAGCATCCTGATACTTATCGTAGGTGCTTTTTTTAATGAAACATGACTTCTTTGTACGAATTTGACCGGCGCTGCTCGTGAAATAAATGTATTTTTCATTGTTATGTAAAAATCCCTGATCAATAATGTCCTTCAATACTTCAAAATGGTAAGTCTGGACAACCATGATTTCCTCTGAAAGGGTGTTTTCTTTAATCCCTAATGTTCGGGTCAACACTGAATCAAATAAAGAAATCACTTTATTATCCCTTAAGCTGTCAGTTCGAAGTGTTCTTATGTTATTATGTTCTTCGAATGCGGAATAGAGGCATTCTTTAAGGTATGTAATTCTTTGTGATATGTATTTCTTATGTTTATTATTTACATTGTCTAATGTCTTAAGATAATCTCTGTATCTATAAGACTTCAAAATCTTATTATGTAATGAATTTTCTTTGTCATTATAAAATGCTGATGTGTCCACGCTGTATATGTGAACTTGCTTAGACAATCCGTCTTTTTTTCTTTTCAATCAATCCCCTCCATTTATTTTATTTTTACTCTAAAAGTGCTTAATATTCGCTATTAAGATATTGATTTACTAAACTTCGATATGTAAAGCTTTGCTTATTAATCTTTCCGTACCATTTATAATCCTGATAAAGGTATTCTTCTTCGGGTGTTGCTGTCCCATCGACTACTTTTCCCTCAATAAATCCCATTAAATGACTAAATAAATACTGCTTTTTCATCTTACACCTCCATACTATTTTATTTTTATTCTTAAAGTAATTAAAATAAAGACCACTTCATGTGGTTGTGTCTTTATTATATATTTTATTTTTACTCTTGTAAACATAAAAATCCAAAGTTAATTGGATTTAATTTCGATTAATTCAAAAAGATCGTCAACTTTACAATTTAGAATATGTGCCATCAATAAAAGATTGTATGTACTAGGGAGGACGGTTGCAAATCCCTCGCTGTCATTTTTACACCATCTAGATATACTTGCTCTTTCAGCTTTTATTTGCTCTGCTAACCAGCCTTTTTCAATACCTTTGCTGTTTAGAAATGAATCCAACTTACTTTTAACCCTATATTCCATTTAAATCATCCTTTTGCTGTTTGAATAAATTTTATAAAATGACCGGTTTACATACAAGCAGAGTATGATTATTTGCATTAAGATACAAAAATATTTGCATTTAAATGCAAATAGGCAATATAATAATTGTATATCAACCAAGATACTTCAAAATCATCAGATATTAAGGAGGGGTCACATGGATACTTATTTTGCTTCTGTCATTGACAACTTAACTCGAAATGATCTGTATATTCTAGGCTTATTGAGCGATGAAGGGGCTGATTTAAAGTTTAAATCAATTAGGAAGAAAACCATTCAAGCTAAAACTCAACTAACTGATGCTACTTTTAGAAAGAGCATTGATCGTCTTGAGGCCTTGCAGTTTATTAATATAGTGAAAAACAGTAAAGAGCATACAATTTTTATTACTCAATATGGTCAAGAAGCTTTGAGATATCAATTAGAAGGGGAGAGGGTTTAATGTTTGGATTTATTGGAGTTGGTCAGGCCGGTGGAAGTATAGCGGATGAAGCAATGAAGAGAGGATTTCATTCTGTTGCAATAAATTATTCACTTTCAGACCTTAATTCATTAATCAATATTCAAGATAAGCTTCATCTGGTAGGGACAGAAGGAGTAGGTAAAGACAGAAACGTAGCAGCGAAACATATGAAAAATAACTGGGAGTCCTCTATTGAGTTCATAAAGAACACAATGGAAAAGCCTTCAGTACAAGTTATTTTCGTAGTTTTTTCTGCAGCTGGTGGAACCGGTTCAGGGGTAGCCCCTATATTATTAGAATTGTTAAACGAATGTCTTACTCATAAAACAATAGTTGCTGTACCAATCCTCCCTGACAACAATGAGGTATTGGTTAACCAGATGAATTCACTGGAGTTACTTGATGACTTATCTATGCCAGAGACATGTGTTTTACCTTTGGATAATCAAATGGTTTTGAGTAAACATGAAGGAAACATCTCTGAGAGTAGGCTTTACAAGGAGACAAACAAGCTGTTCCTGGATTTAATTGAAGTCTTACTTAATTACACGGACAGAGGATCCAAGATCAGCACACTAGACAGGAAGGATTTAAATCAGCTTTTTGATACGCCAGGAATCATGACTATTGCCCAAACAAACCTCAATGAATTTACAAATGAGGGCAAGTATTTTGATAAGCTGCATGAAGATATACAGAAGTCGTGGAACAATTCGATATTTACTCCTGTTGAGTTTACAAATGTGATGAGAGCTGGAGTTATCCTAGATGTTCATGAGTTCTTAACGGAGCATATATCGTATAATGAGCTGTTTAATGTCTTTGATAACAAGATGCCTTTAGACTTATTTAAGGGGCATTATGATAAAGGTAATAGGGCGATAACGATTCTTAGCGGGTTAACCTGGATCAATGAACGGATGAAGCAGTTAGATGATTTAATTGAAAATGGAAACACTGAAGTTAAAGAAACAACTGTTTATAAAGCGAAGAATCGCCGTAGAAAGGATTTATTCAAGCCGAGGAAGCTAGAGAACAAGGAATCGAAAAAGACCTCGTATATGGAGGCACTGAAGAGACTAAAGCGCTAATTTTAAAGGGAAGCTGCCTACTAAGGTGGCTTTTTATTTTGATTTTTTATGACCCCCCTTAGTGATCGTGAGCTAAAAAAGTGCGTATCGTGAATGAAGATCGGAAAGGGTTAATTAGTTGATATAGCAATGTTTTAGAGCTGTCAAAGGGGATAATAGGTGTTTTGTGATCGTAAAACGTAGACAGGAGAGAGGAAAAGTGGACGTTGAGTTAAAAATTTGATGAAAAAGGGAAGAATGAGGGGTAGAAAAACATTGATACTATAGGCTTTTACGATAGCGATTACGATGTGAAAATAGGCTGAAAAATGGGAAAGTGAAAAAATAAGTTGGGTGTGGAAATGGAAGTGCTAGGGGTACATTTGTTCCTGTTTTTTAGCCTTTAGATGTTAATATACCCCCTATATATTGGTATTGAATTCCCTATATAAGATACGTTATGTAGGGTTTTTATGATTTGTCTGATAAATTTAGACTTCTAACACAATTTCAAATGAAAAACAATATTTATTTTTGAAAAAATAATAAAGCGGTCAATTTAAAAGTGAATACCCATTCATTAAAAATAATCGTGTGTATAACGAAGGGGAATGAATCGAAGTGTTATCTTTCCTATACAATTTTCATCTAATCCACACACCTATTTTATATTCACTCTAATCATATACCTTCATCTCATTACATCCACCATTACATATCCTCATCTTGCCTAATCATCTCTATCCGTTTCCTTCACCACACATCATCATATATCCATCCCATAACACACTAACAAACCATCAGAAGCATTCTAATACACCTAGAATCAATTTTAAATTAATCATAGTATTATTGGGTGCCCAATCCACATACACGCCTTATACAGCCTATAAACACCCATAAATAATGTCCGAAATAATTTAAAAAAATCCGTTTTAAGAGTAAAAATAAAATGACTTTGTAGGAAAAATGTGTTATAATAGAGTTATTGGAAAGGAGGTGAAAAGAGTGCTTGAGAAAGTGGGTATAACAATTGCTTTCCTTATTCCTATCACGGTTTTAATCATCAACTGTTTAACGATAGCTGAGAAGATTCAAAACCTGATGAAGAATAAGAAAAGCAAAAAGAAAAAGCGTACACGCAAGCGCCTCCGTAGCAAGAGACAACGCAAACGTATACGCCGATAAACCTCTAAAGGGGATTAAGTTCCCCTTTAGTTACTACCCATATTATAACATGGACAAGCACATTGTAAATATGAAACGATTCTCATTATGGTTTACGAACATAACATTTATTGTTTTATTCTTATTGTTCCTCTTCATCAAAGATTACTTCAGCAGCGGAACACAGTCGCTTATTACAGGTATCTTCATAGTAACGTGTATCATCATCATTTTATTATGGATCGCTTACTTTGTATACGCCAAAAGAAGGTAAACAAATCTAACTGACATCACAATTAAAGGTGCCTATAGAGGTGAGTGGGACAGAAAAATGGATTGACACAAATGAACCTGGAGAAATTTCATCTATGTGATTCATTTTCATTTTCCAGGCTGGAAGGATACTTTAATGATCTTGAAGAGAGAACTAACAATTGAATTTAAGACATAAGAAGGAGCGGTATATTGTTTATCGTTCCTTTTTAAAAAGAAATTATAAGGAGTTAAAATGAAAGGAATATATCAGATAACAAATAAGCATAATGGAAAAAAATATATAGGAAGTAGCATAAATGTATTCAAACGTTGGGAACAACATATAAATGATCTACATTACGGAGTTCACCATTCTCATCTCCTTCAGAAAGATTGGGATAAACATAGCTTAAATGATTTCACATTCGAAATATTGGAGCATGTAGAAAAGAAAAAGGATTTATTAAAAATAGAACAGATGTGGCTAGATGGAGAGGACACAGACTGTCTATATAATGTTCTAAGCTCCACTACAATGCGGAGCATTTCAGCTCCTTCTAGTTTCGTAGAAGATGTGTTTTATTGTAAAAACCTTTCAGCGAGAACTCTGCATCTCTTAAAGAAAAACTTAATAATCCACGAGAAGAAAGGTAAGTTGCTTCATAGCGGAAATAACAGATACGACTACAGTAAAACTTGGTTCAATAAAAACTCTGGTGGTGCTGTGCAACAATTAAAATTGAATATGAATAATTATTTTTATAATCAAACAAAATCAACTAGTCAAGAGCGTTGCTGGACAACATTCACACAATATGCGAGACAATTAGAATTCAAAGGAAACAAGAAAAGATTCGTGCCTCTCAATGGTCAAGAGCTAAAGGAAAAGAAAAGTTATCTGTGCTTTGCAGCCAATTGTTTCCCAAACTCGTTTTTGATTGCGAAATATAACGAGTTGTCATCTCTAGATGAAGATACATACGCTTTATCTTTGATTTTAAAATGGATAATAAACTGTGGCAATATCAATAAGCCTTTAACAGTGTTCATTCCTTCGATGAGAATGGAAAAGCTGCTTTCACAATGGATATATAATATTTAAGGGGGAAGTCTGTATATATTATGAATAAAATTAAAATAGTTGATTCGGTTATGGGGAGCGGTAAAACATCTGCAGCGATTAACAAAATGAATTCTGCCAGTAAAGAAGAAACCTTTATATTCATCACACCTTATTTAAATGAAGTTGAGCGCATAAAGAAAAGCATAAAGTCCAAACAATTTTTCGAACCTAAAGTAAAGAAGAAAGGTGATAAAACACAATATAAGTTTGAATCCTTTCACGAACTCTTATCACAGAATAAAAACATTGTGGCAACTCATAACCTTTTTAAAAATGCAAACGACGAGACAAAGGAACTTATACTTGCAGGTAATTACACACTGATATTAGATGAAGTCATGGAAGTAGTGGAACAATTACAGGTGAAGAAACATGATCTAACAACACTGTTTGATTCCAATTTGATCTATGTTGAAAACGGTTTTGTCAAATGGAATGAAGAAAAAAAAGACTATGAAACACGATACGATGATATTCGAGATATGGCTTTAAATAACAACCTAATGTATTTCAAAGACAATATATTGATTTGGAACTTTCCTGCCGACGTATTCCAGTTATTCAAGGAGGTTTACATACTTACATATATGTTTGATGCTCAAATACAAAAGTATTACTACGATCTGAACAACATTAAGTATCAAAAGTACATTTCAGCTTACATGGATGGGCAGTATAGGTTCATTGATCACAGTACTGATTATGAAAGGAGCTTTAAGAAAGAGTTAAGAAACAAAATAAAAATATATGAAGGTAATCTAAACACAATAGGACAACTGGAGTTTTCACTGTCTTCTAATTGGTATAAAAATAAATCACCTTACACAATCAAAAAGGTGAAGAACAATGTATTCAATTACTTTAATAATATTGTTAAGTCGTCAAGTGATGAAGCTATGTGGACGACTTATTCAGACCATAAGAACAGAATAAAGGGTAATGGGTATACAAAGGGGTTTGTCTCATGTAATGCACGTGCAACAAATGAGTTTAAGCATAAGAAACACTTAGCATATACAATAAACAGATATACGAATACTGTTCTGTATAATTATTTTAAAGAAAAGTACAGTATTACAATAGACCAGGACGCATTTGCATTGTCTGAGTTAGTGCAATGGGTATGGAGGTCAGCTATTAGGGATGGAGAAGAAATAACTTTGTACATACCTTCTTTGAGAATGAGGAAGCTGCTTACAAACTGGCTCGATACCTGATAAAGAGGACAAACCTCTTAAACTTAAAAAATAAGCCAGTCATATCAAGGGTTTTAGAGCCTAAGTCTTAAGGAGAACCAGAAAAATAATTAAATAAAAAATAATAAATTCGTCCGTAAAGAAAGTGCCTTTACGGCCGTCTCGTTTCAGCAAGCTGAACCTCGATAATATGTTTTTCTTTTTTTAGAATAAAAATAAAATAACTATTGAATATTTAAAGTGATCATGTTAAAATTAAATCAAGTCAAAGGATTACATACATTTAGAATAAAAATAAAATTATTATAAAGAATGGAGAGGTTGAAAATGACAGCTGTTTTAAGAATTAACGAAGAGTTAAACGGGATTGAACTTTATTTTGATAGTAAACCAGAACAAGAGGTTTTAACTCATCTTAAATCAAACGGTTTTCGATACTCTGGATTCAAAAAATGTTGGTGGAGCAAACGGACAGAAAAATCAATGCAGGTCGCTAATGGTGTCACTAAACAAGAAATCTCATCTTCTAAAACAATCACAAAAACCAAAAAGAAAGCTAAGGGTGTAAATATGAGTCTGTGGGATGCAACACAATGGAGTGAATTAGAAGTAAATAAGGAACAAGAAGTAAAAGAAATGGCAAAGGAAATAAGAAAGCATATAAGACAACGTTTCCCACAATGCAAATTCTCTGTTACTACTGGGGGAAGCTATTTACATAGCACTATTAACATCAAAATCAAATCAAGTCCTTATGAAAAAGGCTCAGCTTATTTGACTGCGATTTATGATTATTGCAACAGTCTTTTAAACAATTATCGCCATTGCTACAGCCCATCAGATCCATACACTGATTATGCAGGTAGTTACAATTTCTATGGTCGTGTTTCATTAGATTGGGAATACACAGTGACAGAACAAACAGAAGAAATTAAAGAAGATATGACACTGTTTGATTCAAAGATGGAAGAATTCGAAAGAGCCGAGAAAGCGAGAAAAGAAAAAGAACTTCAGGAATATTTTAAAGAACAAGAAATCAAAAATGCTGAATATAAGAGACAGCAACAAGAAGAAAAGAAACAAATTGAAAATATCTATAGCAGAATTGTAGTAAAACAATTGAACGAAGAACAACAGTATTTTGTTATTGATTCACAGTTCGCAAACTTAAATAAGAATAGCACACTTGATCAATATAAAGATGAGGTTACCAAAGGAGATTTTACTCTCGAAAATGTAAAAATTACAAAAGAAGTGCATTTCAATACTGAAGAAGCTTTAAACAACTTTTCTAACATGCTTTTAAATGATTTTGATTTTCTTGCGGAAACCGGTGGAAGCTTTACGGAGGACAACAGAATCAACTCAATGATTGATTATTACAATATGGACGATCTAGAAAAGAACACAGTCAAATGGAATTTATATGGCGTAGGAGTGTACTACGGCGGGAAATTGCAGTTTGTTATAGACGCTCAAGGCTATTCTTATGCGAGATATGTTGGCTTAGTGGATAATGCCAAAATTGAAAAGTCGATTTCTCATAAACAAGCGGTAAAAGATGAAGAATTGCAGGAGTTAAAACATCAAGCGGGAAAAATAGAAGATCTTTCTAGCTCAGTCATTGAAGAATTAAATATATTTGCAACCTGGAATAATGAAGACTGGGACAAATATAAAACTTCACTTAAAGAAAAATTGAAATTAAATAATTTAAATTTGAGTAAAAATGTTATCCAACAAGCAGATGCAGAAAAATTAAAAATTGCTTTATACAGAATTCACCATGAAGTTGACAGCATTCAAGAACAATTTAAAAATGCTGATCTTGAAAAAGGTGAAAAATATACTCTGTTTTACATATCGGATCTTGGATCTTTAATTACTGAAAGAATAACATATGACAGTTACCGGCCAACTAAATATGCCCAATATGATAATGCAGTCAAGTTGACATACCGGCCTGAAAGTAAAAGAAAATTATATTTTCGTCACTTCTATTCAGAATTATTGATGTTCAAAGGGTGGCACTCGCTGCCCGAAACAGTATTGAATAATGTAGAGGTTAAACCAGATGGAATGAAAATAATTCATAGTAAGTACCACTCTTGCGACAAAAGACAATTCGATGAGGTTTTAGGTTATTTAAATAAAAAAGGCTTCAAACCAATAATCAACACTTATAAGCCTAATCTATAAACTAATGAGGGGATGGGAAAACATCTCATTCCCTAAAAAGGGGAGCTCAAAATGTTTAAAGATAATCCGGATTTTTATCCGACACCACCACAGTTAATCCGAAAAATGACATCTAAAGTAGAATGGAAGTACATTAACTCCGTTCTGGAGCCCTCAGCAGGCAAAGGGAATTTAGTAGAAGCTATTCACAATCAATTTAAAAACACCAGCAACTATAGAAGGAATTCGAAATATGACATTGATACAATTGAACAAGATGAAAACTTACGACACATACTTAGAGGCAAAGATTACAGAGTGATTGCAGATGATTTTATGACGTTTAACACTTACAAGAAGTATGATTTGATTTTTATGAATCCACCTTTTAGTAGTGGTGTTAAACATTTATTAAAGGCGATTGAATTAATTGAAAAGCAACAAAGATCCGGCCAGATTGTTTGCTTATTGAACGCCGAAACATTAAAAAATCCGTATTCAAATGACAGAAAATTTCTCATACGTAAACTAGAAGAAATAAATGCAGAAGTCGAATACATTCATAACGGTTTCCAGGGTTCAGAGCGAAGCACAGAAGTTGAAACGGCACTAATATACATATGCATTGAAATGCAAGAATATAACAGCGTTCTAATAGAAGAATTGAAAAAAGATGAGTTTCATAGAATTAATGAGGATTATAAAGCAACACAGTTGGTGAATGCAGACTTTATAAAAGGGATTGTAGAACAATTCAATTATGAAATCAAAGCGGGTTTAAAATTAATCAATGAATACAACAGTTTGAAACCCTTAATGCTGCATAGTTTCAATGATGACAGTACTCCAATATTGAAGCTGCAAATTGATAAGAATACCGAAGAAAATGACATAGAGAATGCATATATAAAACAAATTAGGGCGAAGTATTGGAATACGTTATTTAACAATGATCAATTTATGGGGCTCTTCACAAGCAATCTGAAACAAAAGTATTTGCAGCACGTTGAGGAATTAAAAGATTATGATTTTTCTTTGTTCAATATCTATACATTAAGAATTCAGATGAGTAAAGAGATGACGCAGGGCGTAGAAGATACAATACTTAACCTTTTTGAAGAATTTAGCCACAAGCATTACTATGATGAATCATCAAAAAATGTGCACTTATATAATGGGTGGAAAACAAATAAATCATATAAAATTAATAAAAAAATAATTATTCCATTGAACGTGTATAGCTGGCTAGATGGTCGGTATAATCCAACAGACTATAAGGTCTTAGAAAAGTTGAAAGATATCGAAAAAGTTTTCAATTATCTTGACAATGGATTGACAGAAGACATAAATATTGTTGAAACTTTAAATTTAGCTGAGCATTATGGGGAGACGAAAAAAATAGAGTTAAAGTACTTCTATGTAACTTTTTATAAAAAAGGGACATGTCACATCGAGTTCAAAGATATGGAAATTCTAAAGAAATTTAATATCTTTGGCAGCCAAAAGAAAAACTGGCTTCCTCCTTCGTATGGCAAGGTAAAATATCAGGATATGACGGCAGAAGAAAAAGACGTAATTAATGATTTTGAGGGTGCGCAATCTTACAGTGAAACGGTAAAGAACGCTTCTTATTATATCCTGGATACATTGAAGCTTCTCATGCTTACATCATAATAAAATACGCACTTTTAGAATAAAAATAAAATTAGTATTGATTATTTAAAATGGTTATGCTATACTTAAATCAAGTTAAAACAACAGCGGAGCATACATATTTCAAGGATAAAAATAAAATAAAATGCATATTTTAAACAGAATGGAGTAATTAAGATGAATGAACAGTACGGAATCAACTATTACAATATAAGCGAGATTGAAAATAAGGCATTAAACGAAGGTATTGTATCAGAAAAGGAAATGATTTTTCTTAACAGAATTACAACCATTGGAGAAAGAAACCTTTCTCTTCTGTCTAAAAAAGACAGAATAAAAAGAAAGTGTATCTTAAAGCGTCTCAACAAGTTATGCTATGACATCTGAATAAAACAACAATTTGAAATAGAATGGAGAGAATTGATTTGGATAAAAGTCAATTAATAAAGGTTGGTTCAACAGTATATCTTAAACCAATCAATAATGCCGCACGATATGGAAGAAAAGATATTCTAGAGAAAGTTGTGTTAAAAAAAGGAAGGAAATATTTCTATGTTGGAAATACGGGAGAGACAGAAATAAGACGCATGTTCAAATTTTCTTTAGAGGATATGACAGAAGTGACAGAATATAGTCCTGACTGGGAACTTTATTTGTCCAAACAAGATATTATTGATAAGGAAGAGAAGAAAAAGTTAATTTTCAATATACGCTCAGTCTTTGATAGATGGTCATCGGTTGATTTAACGTTAGATCAATTAAGAAGGATACATGCAATCATATCTGAATAAAACACAGTTTTAAAGAGGGGAGAATAAAGCATGACAAAATCAAAATTAAATGAAAACATTCTTCAATTCTTACTGGACAACGGCTTTAAACTAAAGGAATATGAAGATCAGGGGTTGACATTTTATTCTAAGGAAATAAAAGACAGTCAAACATTGAAAAGATTAATTGAACATCATTATGAACTCGAGGAAGATGAAGAGATTAATACAAAAGGAGTAAGCTTTACTGTAGAGATACAGACAAATGGGGAGTCACCTCAATGGGTCTTTACTGGTAGGCATGAATTGTTTGGCATTCTTGAAGGTCAACAGCAGTTTTTTGAATATGTAAAAGAAATTAAGCCATTAATTAGTTAGGCAACTGAGACTAAGGAGAGATGAACAATGGATGAGCTACTGATCAAGTGTGAAGAGTGTGGGTATAAATGGATTGGCGATGACTTTGATGAAGACTGTCCATCTTGTGAAAGCGAAAATATCAAAGCTATTTGATGAAACGTTAGTATTCCAAAGCCTATTTTAAATAAAAACACCATTTCATGCTAAACAGGATTCGGGCTGCCTACATAAGAACAGCCCTTGCAGTTAGCTCGCAATCCTTGTTTTGACTGGTTTGTTTTTCTTGATATTACGTAATTTAAGAGCGGGTTTTTCCACTATTCTGTACGAAAGAAATGCGGATTTAGCAGTAACAGCAATTAGGGCTATGATCAGCGGGTAATCAGACAATGTTTTATTAATTCCAGTGTATAAGAAGATGTTGATGATCACCATGTGCCATATGAAAATCCCCATACTGATATCATCTAACCGGTTCAGCTGCCACAATATCTTCGGCCCATTGTACCCGAACCAAATGATTGCATAGCTCAAGGGAATGAACCATAAAAAGCTCCATAATGTGCTGTTTATTGAGCTGAGATGTAGAAGGTCAAATTTAAAGAATAAAAATAAAATTATAGAACAGAAAAATAAAACGATATGCTGCGGTGACTTGCTCCATGCCTTAGCCCAGAAGATGCCCAAAGTGAAATAAAACATCTGCGGCAGGAAAGAATGTAAGTACAGGTTACCGAACACACTGCCAGGCGCGAACTTTAAAATTATGAAAGAGACTAACACACTGAAAGCGGCAACAGCAAAAGAGCAAAGAATCATTTTTTGGAATCCGAAACGTTTATAAAACCAATAAATTACGGGTAACACCAGGTAAAAGCTAATCTGAACAGGAATTGTCCAAAGTGAATCGTTAAGGCGACCTGTGCCAATGTGATGGAAGATGTCAGGGAAGTATTGAGGGTACAGCACAAGATTGCTCAGAAGCCATATCCAGTACTCTTTAGTAGTGAATACCGTTAATGAAAGAGCTCCCAGAACAATTAGCAGCACAGTGGAGGCAATAGCATAGGTGTAAATTGCGGGTGCGATCCTGATAATTCGGCTCCAATAAAAATCGATTACATTATTTCCTTTAAGCTTGGATCTCTCATAAGAAGTGAAAAGAAAAAACGCGCTTAGAAAAAAGAAGATTGATATGCCGGTGTGAAATATTGCTTTGCTCTCTGGGGTATAACCAAAGACAGAAATGTTTAGATCTCTTGTAGCATGACCAACTAACACACACAGAGCAGCAAACAGCCTGATAACAAAGAAACAGTTAGTATGTTTTACGTTCATTAAAAGAACCTCTTTCCTATACCATATGGCGAATAAGCAGTAAAAGCTACTTATAGGCAGTGATGATTATATCATAAAATTGGCAGAATCGTTCTTTAAAATGAATTAAAATAAATATTTTTGTTCTCTATAAAGGTGTAATATCATTATAAATACATGTAGATACTCATAGATTTATGAATATCTAGCTATATCATAGTTGATACAGAAAAATGAAGAATCTGCGTGCCTGTTCACTCTACTTTAATCTCAAGTGTTGTATAATTTGGGAAGAGGGGGAGTGGATATGAAAAAGTTGGGTTTGAGTATTGCTGCATTGTCTTTAACTTGGTGTTTGAGTAGCGGAAGTACTTTGGCTAAGATTACAAAAGATGAACATAAGGTCAGCTTTAAAATGACTGAGAATGAAACGGGCTTTTTTATGGCTGATGACACCAATCTCGAATATTGGCCAACTAAGTTGGGATACAGATTCACCATCTACAATGCTGAAGGTTGTACATTAAATTTTAAACTCCAAAGAATTACACTGGCAGGTTATGATTTTACTCTAAGTGAAAAGAATTTCACGGGAAATCATTTGAACTTGAGCGCAGAGGATAAGGTGAATGGTGATGCAAACAGGAATCATTACTTAAGTATCACAAAAGGAACCGGCTGCGGTGACGTCTGGATTAAAGGCTTTTATGGATTCGAACATGATGAGCCGGATGATGATTGGTAAGCTTAATACATAGTCAAGGTATATCCTTGACCTTTTTTATGGATATAATGATAATTTAAAGTGATCATACATAATGAATGTGGGGTAGTTAAATTGATTAAATCAAATTTAAAACCGATATTAGACGAAAGGAATATCAGTATTCGAAAGCTGTCCAATGATATTGACCATGGTTTTAACACAGTTAGGAAGCTGTATCATGATGAAATGGAGCGGTACCCAAGAGACCTGTTAGATAAAGTCTGCACATATTTAGACATTGAGCTGCATGAGCTGTTGATTTACAAAAAAGATTAAAAAGATATTGATCACTTAAAGTGATCATGGTATACTAAAGTTACAAGAACAGTAAATACTTACAAATTTTCTGGGTCTACATAAAATCGTACTTTTATGGAAAAGGTGAAAAATTAATAAGGAGAACATTAATGGATTTGTATAGAAAAGCTAAAAGGCTAAAAAAAGACTTATCGAAACATGAGGAAATTAATGATTCTTTGAAAGAGCTTGCATTTGATATTTTTAAAGAGTTAACAGTAAAACCTGAATTCACAGACAAAAACACCAATGATGTTATTAAGGAGGAAAAAATTAATATAAATACCTTTTCAAATAAAGAAAGGTTAGACATTTTAATTGAATGGGCTATTGAAATATATCCAATATTAAGTTTTATTATTGATAAATGCGATATTCCAATAGAAAGAACGGGTGAAGATTTAGATGTTTTTATGGAGAATTTATATTCAGAATATATTGCAGAATTGTCTAAGCTTCCACCTACAACATCATTCAACCCTTTAAAAATAACCAAGATTGAGTCTTTTGCAAAACAAATTACTAAAACAATTGATTTATACTTAGACGGATCTGTGCATCAGGCCTATGTTGAATTCGCAAAGGGGATGGAGGAGTTTTCAAAAGAGGTAAATATTAAGAACCTCTTATACAATATTGATAGTATACGTATTCCTAATGAATTATTTAGAATGAGGTCTAGTAAAACTAAAGTTCTTTCTTCTAAGGAGGACATGTTTCATATTCCCTTTGAGATAAGGGGTATTATAAAAACACAACGTTTTAGTATACCTGGATTTCCTTGTCTTTACCTTGGTAGCTCGGCTCAGGTTTGTTGGGAAGAAATAGAGAGTCCTGATTATGAAAGTATCTATACTTCAGTTTTTCACCTTGAAAATGATGAATTGAAACTTTTAAATTTGAGTATTTCACCTAAAGAACTCGCTGACAACCTTAAAAAATTTTTTGAGCTTAGTGGTGATTATAAATTTGATGATTACTTGATGACATGGATTTTAATATCTGTGTGTACAATAAGAGTGAAAAATAAAAGCGATGTTTTTAAACCAGAATATATAATTTCTCAATTTTTACTTGAATGGGTTAAACAGTCAAAGTCTTCGGAATACTGGGGAATCTGTTATTTGTCTTCTAAGATTAACAGACAAACAATTGAAAATTACAAGCTATATAAGAATTATGCTATTCCTGTTAGGCAAAGAAAAGACAGTGGACATTGTTCGTTATTGGGCGATACATTCCAAATATACGACCCCGTAGCTTGGGAAACGTTCCAAAGTCTTAAGGACTCACCAGAATCGCTTCCTTTCAAAAATCCATTATTTCCAGAAACCGAAGGGACTCATCATGATTACCATAAAACAGAGTTGGGGAGACTAGAGGCCTTTTTAATTAGATATAGATCAGTTGTTAAAGACTAACTGTAACTGAATATCTAAATAAAACTACGATTTTAAAGGGGGGATGACTTATGGCAGCCAAAATGATAACTGTCTGGTACAAATACGAAGATAAAGGCAACGAAGCCAAACTAAATCATATTGAAGATGGCTGGGTGGACGGAGAATACCCAAAGCCATTAGATATGTCATTCACAAATCAAGAAGCGTGGAAGAAAAGTGATTGGGAAAGGAAACATGCTTACTTAGATGAACAATATCGAGTATTGAACGTTCCACAAGCAAATTGGATTAAATAATGCGAGCTTGGGAGGGGAGTATACGTGATAAAGGTTTACACAATAGGTCATAAGATACCAGAAAAGATTAAGTCCTGCATCACTGAGTGGAATTATTGGTCTTGGATTGTTGCAGCAAATAGTGAAAAGGGTAATAAAAGTGCAAAGCGGCTTATTGAAAAGATTGAATCGGATCCAGACAAAATTGCGGAATATAAAACTGCAGACGGAATTGAAGTATATGTAAGCTACATGATTCCAGTGAAATAAAAAAGAGCATTTAAATGCTCTTCTTCATACCACATCTACGACACTCACGTAAAAACACACCACTTTTCACTGAACTCTTGAATAAAGCGTAATCACAGTTGTCACAGCGTCCATATTTAACATCGGGGTACTCCTTATAATCATATACAACTGTTACATCGTAGCCATTAGTCTCAAAATCTTTCTCTTCCATTAAATTTCACCTACACAAAGTATTTAACACTACTATAATACCAGACGATGTATATAAGGAGGGCTTTAATTTGATTGGAATAGCATATTTCTTAATACTCTGGCTGGGTATTGGCTTTCTATCTGGGTTTAAAGCTTTATTTGTTGATCAGGTTTACGATGAAGAATTTAAACAGGAACTGATTGATTCATTTTCACCAGGTATGGAGCAGAATATGATTGAACTGTTCTTTAAGAATAAAATAAATATCATGGTGTTTTACATATTAATTGGATTGCTGCCACTGGCCATAAAAATTGCTGGTCTGCTGAAGAGGAGTTAGCTATGCCGGTTATCGATAACTTTTTTGTTATTCAATTTGAAAATGATGATTACTTCAAGTCATTTAAATTAGATGGAAGTGGTTATAAGACATCTAAGGGGCTTCATGGCGCTTCTAAGTTCACTACAATGTCAGAAGCTTTAGTGATCGCAAATGAGCTACATACGGAGTTTAAAGCCACTTCTGCCATAAGGCAAATTGAAGTTATTACTAGGTGAGGAGTGTTCAGGTGTACTGGATTGAATGGATTGAGGATGGAGAGAAAAAAAGCATTGTTGCGGATGGATGGATTGAATGGGCCACAATCCTGGAAGACCTTTATCAGCAGCGATTTGAATATGTTGAATGGAATACCTTGTGAACGGATGAAATTAACTCGTATTCAAGAAAGGAAGGTTAGATTTTGATTGACTTTTTATATAATAATATTCAGTGGATTTTTAGCGGTGTCGGTCTACCTATTGTAGGTTGGATATGCTTAAAGTGGAAGAAAACAAAAAAGGAAGACATTCATGATACAAAATATAATCAACAAGGCGGGGACAATTCAGTTAATATTCAAGGGTGTAATGTAGAAATAAATGATTTTAAAAACAAGGGTGATAAATAGATGAAAAAGACTTGCTCGCAAAGTGGAGGAGATCACTCCGTCAATATCCAAGGAGAGACTGTACATGTAACGGGGCTATCATATGGAGATGCAAAACAAATATGTAACGATATTTTCAAAGAAAATTTTTATAAGCTTTCTCAAGAAGCTAATAAGATTGCTACAGAAAGAGCAAATACTTTAATTGAAGGTTTTCTAGAACAATTTTCTAAGAATCCCAATTTACCTAATCGGTTTTCTGATCCTGACTTGCAATATATAATTTATGTAGCACAAAGGGATTTTGTAAGGTCTGGCGAAAAATATCTATACCAGATGTTAAAAGAATTATTAGTTGAACGGACTAAAGAAAAGGATAGATCGTTTAAACAGGTAGTTCTCAATGAAGCAATAGAAGTTTCTTCTAAGCTAAATACTGAACACATTAATTTACTAAGTCTGCACTTCCTTTTATCTGAAGTAACTTTTCCGTGCCAAACAATAGGAGAATTAAATTGTTTGTTAAATAAATATGCAGTGCCGTTTCTGCCAAAAAAAATCCCTTCATTAAACCAGATGATGCATTTAGAGTATTGTAAATGCGAGAACTTAACAAAAGGTCAAAATGAGCATTTTTCTTATTTGATTCACATGGCATACGGTGGGATATTTCAAGCTGGTTTTGATCTTGAGCACTATCTTAAGACATTTCCTTATCTAGATTCAAATATCCTAAAAGAAATGGTTACGCCTCTTTCAGACGAAAATAATTTATATAAGTTCAATGTTCAGGGATTTTTTCATTTATTAGATAAAATTGAAATTTTGGGTTCAGTGTTTATTCAGCATCAAAGTAAGATTATTGATTTTTATAAAAACCATCTTAAATCAGAAAATGAAATAAGTTTGGCTATAAGCAGATATGAAAGTATCCGTAAAGTAAATGAAATATGGGACAGAACTACTCTTCCTGAGTTTAGAATGACCTCCGTTGGAAAGGTTATTGCTATTACTAATCTTAATCAAAATACAGATTTAGATATTAAATTAGAAGAAGCCTTAGCTAAATAAAATTACAATAATAAAAGACACAGTTGTGAAGAAAAATTGTGTCTTTATAAAATACGAATTTTAAACAGATAAGTATTCCTTAAAAAATAATTAGCATAAAAATAAAATAAATACTTGTAATTCTGACAACTCTAATGTATATTATAAACAAGGGAACATTAGTTGGGAAGGGGTGGAGTAACCAATGAATCTTAAGCAGATGATTAAGAATGAATGTGAAAAAGACAGCCAGCTCGCAGCGAAACTCTCAAAAATAGCAGGGTACGAAAAGGTTAATGGTTTTTACAAATTCATCAACACCCCAGAGAAAGAAATGGACAACTTAGGCGGTTTAATTAATATTGTTAAAAGCTTGTTTCCTGATAATGAGGAGCAGCTTCTAAGTGATTACTTCTTATCACTGGATCCCAACAAAAAATGCGCTAGACAATCTGTTGAATACTCCGATATCAATCAATGGGATTCATTAACAGACAAGATTATTTTAAATTTATGCCACTCAAAAAACACAACAAGTCAAGAATGGGGTAACATCTACAACATACATAGAAAGCTATATAAAAACGAAATCTCAATACCAGAAGCAATAAGAGAATGTGGGAGATGTAAAGCTCCAGAAATGTCATTTTTTTCAGATGCAATGCTGATGTATAAATACTTGAATATTGGTGAGTTCGGATTGATGAAAAGCACCTTAACACTTTTAGATTTTAAAAGCTTACCAGAAGGATTTATAAAAGATTCGTACAAAAGTAGAGTGTCAATGTTAAAAGCGAATATAAGCTTAAACGAAAACAATTTAATCGAAGCAAGGAAACATTCAAATATTGCAATAATGCAGTCCAATGTGAACCGAATATGTTTCTTTGCACATCTGACAATAGGTAATACCCTAATTTTCGAAAATTATGAAGAAGCTATGCTGGCGTATGTTGAGGCAAAGAAGTATGTTCTGAATGATACTCATGAAGAAATGCTAAATGGCGCTCTTTGCTTCTTAGCTAATGTATGGAACAAGGAAAATCTATGGGTTAACTATGAATCAAATGAAATCAAATATCAACAGCTAAGGGCTTTTTATTACATAAAAAGTAATAATCTCGACAAGGCTAACGAATTATTAGAAAGCTTATCAAAAAGAGATCAAGATGAAAATGAATTAGGATTTTATTTTTATTATAAAGGTTTAATATCGAGGCAAAAATCTGATTTTTTTAAATCAATAACATATTTTAAAGAATCAGATGATAAATATTTTATCCAATTGGCAATAATAGAACTCGAAAAATTAGGCTGTGACCCGGAGCTGCTAAATTTAATTTAGAATTTAGTACTTGAAAGGAGGTGAATTTAATGAAAAAAATTATTTTCGGTACAGCCATTTTAGCATCATTAGCAATTTCATTCATTGCAGGTCAACATTCAGTTAATACGGCATCAGCTTCTGATGAGATCTCTGTAGCAAGTGCAATTCGGGGAGCTTAATAATACAACAGGATACTACATAATCAATGGTTAGACGTTTGATCCAGTGGATCAGGCGTCTTTTCTAATTTTAAGAGAATGTTCCAGAAATTCATAATATAAAAAACAAGAACATGGAGGAATTAAAATGAAAAAGCATTTCGGACAATCACTTTCTTATGAGGATATGGCTAAGGGATACATGGAAATGGGAGACCTTAACTTAGAAATTTCCCAGGAAGATAATCATCTTGAAAATGAAGCAGATATGGTTAGATCAAAATATAAAGCAAAGGTATCCTAATGAAGATTAAAGACAAATCAGCAGACATTTTAACACATACAAAGGGGATGTGTTATTTGTCTTGGATAAAAATAAAATAAATTGTTGCATATTATTCTAGCAACATATATAATGAAGTTACAAGATGAACGTTGTTGGGAGATGAAACAATGGAAACAACCAGTGCCACTCAAAAGGAAGAGTTGAAGATTACATCATTAAGACAATATCAATACATAAAACAACTAAAGAACTTCACACGAGTCAATCTCCACCTAGAGGATCCAGATGTGTTTACACCTAATAATGTAACTACAATGAGAAAAAATCATAAAGAATACAACCTCATTAAAGAACAAAAAAATTCTATAAAATGTATTTAAGGAGTAAAAATAAAATGAATAATAAATATTATACAGAAGAAAACAAGGCTAAAGTTTGGAAAAAGCATATGATCGTTTTAAAGTTTCTAGAGCAGCCTGAGATAGCAGTAGCTTATAATGAGTTCCTACGAAGAGAAGCGACAAGTGATGAATGGGTTGGGTTCGAAGAGGAGCTTTATGAGGAATTGACGGGGATGCCAATTATAAACGTCTGTAAGGACGAGAGGGTAAATGTCCTAAACTGAATTTTATTATAGGATAAAAATAAATTAGGTGTGATAAAATGAATACAGACATCTTAATTAACGCTCTTAAAGAATACGACATGTTAAAGCAAATGGAAATCTGTAACGCCAATATAATGCTGCTGAGTAATATTCAAGGTGAGAATGAATGGATTGTTGCGTGGAAAGAATTTGATCAATACTTAATGAAAAAAATGATATGAGGTGTCATTATGGAAGCTCAAAAGAAAGCGTCAACACTAAGGGATTATTCAATATACAATAACATAAATAGGTGGTTTGATGAATTAGATTTAAGAAACAGGGATCGAGAAACTGGAGAAATTGAAAAGTCTAATACTAGAGCCACGTATGAAAGGCATATAAGAGAGTTTTTCAACCACTATGCTGCCAAGGATATTGAATATTTAACTGAGAGTGACCTGGCGATCAAGAAGAGCGACCTGTATGATTATCGAACTCATTTGGCTAAAAATAAAAGTAACTCCAATTCAACAATTAACAATAAGATTGCCGCACTGAAAAGTATGATTAAGTATCTTGAATCTGAACATGAGTGTGATTCATCTGTATTTAATTTTAGACCTCTTCCAACAGAAAAGAACCCAGCAGGGTCTTTTGAAGGAATATCTGAAGCTGATGAATTTGCTGAGGCAGCGTATGTTACTGAGCGTCAGAACAGATTAATGAAAAAGATGTTTATTTTGTTTAGTGCACGTACTGGTGGGCGTAAATCAGAGGTGCTTAGAGTTGGGTGGGATGATATTACTTATTCAGAAAAGCACCAATGCTATCTCGTCAACTTTAAAAAAACTAAGCAAAAAAAGGCTAGGCCAGTTGGAATTTCCACAGCTTTCTATGAAGAGTTGTTGCTGTTAAAGCAAGAGTATGGGGAACATGAACTGTTATTTCATAAGTTAACAGTTGATTCAATACAGGATATGTGGAATCGCGTATGTAGAGTTATGGGTATTCCCAAAGAAAGAAAGATAACTCCGCATAGTTTACGCAATACTGCAACAAACTTTTCTTACAGCGTTAATAGTGATATTAAAAAAGTGGCAGCATTCTCTGGTCACAGCAATATCAATACTTTAAATGACCATTATTTAGTCAATGAAAGGGATTATTCTCAAGATCCAGGGGTTTTGGTTGATCAAAAAGAAGACATGTCCTTTTTAGAAGATGTTACCTTAGAGCAATATAAAGAATTCTTTTTAAAATCAGACATGTATATACAGAGTAAACTTAAAATGTTTTTGAACAAGTGATATAAATAATCACATAAAAGCTTTACTTGCTTATGAAAATAATGATAAATTTAATATGATTATGTGAGGTGATAATGTGTCTGAAGTTTTGTTAACAACGGATAAACTTTATAAGTTAAAAACTGAAATAGAGAAAAATCTTATTGATATTAAAAGTGATTCCAATATGGTGAAGGAATTAAAAGCCACAATGGCGGACAAATACAAGGCACTCCCTGGTTATATCCAAGAAATTTTAAATAATAATGATAACAACGTACAGCGTTTAAACGAAAAAGAAGTGTACATTGTTTCAAAAGAGATGTATTCAATTCTTGGGGCTCCAGCTTTAGATCCCTCAAATTATTTTCCAACCAGATTGGCAAAAGAGCTTGAAGGTGGGAGAGTATTCGCCGGTGAAGAAGTAGTTAAGCTACCATACAAGTTCAAAAATGTGATTAAAATTAAAGAGGATAACTATGTCACTTCCATTACTGCCAAGGAACTTAGCGAGTTATATAATAGCTCCATCCTGCAGTACAATTACAATACTCAGCGTGAAGGAAAATACATTAAGGGCAGCCTTATCCCTGTACCTAAAACAAACCCTAAATCAGTTGATGAGATCAAAGAATTGTTTATTAAAGGCGATTTAATTGTATCAATGTTAACTTTTAACGCTCGTCTTGGAACATCTGATGGTGATGAAGAAGTTGAATATGATCCAAGCGACCAAACCCTCACTGTAACACGAGGAACCTTATTAGATGCTCTTGATGGATATCATCGAATTTCAGGTATTGTTAAGGCCATTGCTGAAGTCCCTGAATTAGATCAACCATTCATTTTAAATGTGCTCAATTACGATGAAGAAAAGGCTAAGGTTCACTTTGCTCAAATGAATACCATAAACCCAGTTGAAAAATCCAGAATTGAAGAATTGGGACAAAAACGGTATTCTTCAACCGTTGTCGAGCAGCTGAAATTTAAAAGTGAACTTAAAAATAAAATAAGCCCACAAAGTGAAATTGGTATCGATAGCAATTTCCTTGTAACATATTATACTTTATCAGAAGCTATAGACGATGCATTTGAGCTGAAATCTCGAAAAGATGCGTTGAAAATTGCGAAATACTTGGTAGACTTTTTTGATAACCTTTTTTATGCCTTCCCAGACGAATTTCTTGAAGATGATTTATCGTCCATTAGAAAGCAATCATACATTAATCATAACGTAATGTTTTACGGTTATGTTTATTTGGCCAAGAAGATGAAGGAAAACAATGTAGAACTAAACAAGCTTGAAAATATCCTTAATACGATTGACTTTAGTAAAAGCGGAAGAGTGTTTGAAGAATTAGGAAGACAAAATAATGAGAATCAACTAAAGAATATTATGAAGAAGAAACTTAAGCGAATGTTTTATGATGAAATTGCTGTTGTTTAAAGCCTAAAGGAGAATTTAATATGAGTGAAATATATAATGCTGAATTGAAGGAAAAGTTTTTAGAGAAATACGAAAGTGAAGCAACAAGAAACCATTATTGGCTAAGGCTAAGGGATTTCTCAGCTACAGAAAAAATACTTCAAAAAGACATATTTAATTTTTCTTTGGAAGAGCTGCGTACGTTATTTTTCGATTTGGATAGCAAATCTATAGACTCATTAAGAGGAGCACGAGCTGTAATTGGACAATACACAACCTGGGCAATGGAAAATGGCTTGGCAAACAGTAACATCAACAAAGTGTATCAGATACAGGATGGTGACTTAAAGCAGTTTATAGATAAAAACAAAAAAACACTATTCACCAATAAAGAAGTAGAAGAGTATGTTGATTTTATGATTAATTATCAGGATAAGGCCATGATACAGGCTATTTATGAAGGTATAGATGGTTATCAGCATTCAGAGTTATTGAATTTAACAGGTGACGATTTACTCGATGATAACAAGGTAAAGCTAGTAGATGATAAACATGGTGTAAGAATAATTACTGTAAGCGATAAATGTTATGAGTTACTTAAGCGTGCTAATGACCAAAGAACATATCATCTTAGCAATGGTTCGCCAGATAGTAGCCTTAAAAACAAATTTGCCACATTAGTTAAAAGCGAAAATATTTTTAGGCTAAAATATAAGAGCTCTAATCAGAGTATGAAAGCTGACAAATTTTTAGTTCATCGTTCTTTTAGTCAGTTTCAAAAATTTTTAGAAGAACCCTTCTTTACACCTAAAAATCTTATCAATTCAGGAAAGCTCAACATGGCGTATGCGATATATAAAGAGAAGGGTGAATTAAAAGTACCTGATTATAAACAAATAACTCGACAATATGGGTTCTTGAATGAAGACGCGGAGTTTAATTCACAAACACTGAGGAAAGTAGTGAATATGGAGAACTTAGAAAAATATTGTATCAAGTCTGAAGTAATTGAGACTAATTCTTAATCCCTGTTACAGGGATTAACTTTACATAACTTTCAGAGTAAAAATAAAACAAATGTGAGTTAACTCGTGGTATTTTTAAAAAAATATCAGGATTTTGTTCATATTTTTCAGAATTCGACAAAGTTAGACAGAGACAAATTTGTACATATGCAGTAAAATAGTTCTATACACTAAAAAGGGTACAAGGAGGTTCGCTAGGTCAAACTCCCTAGCGATTAAGTCAATGTTTGATTTTCCATTCATAGAGGTCTTCAATCGAACAGTTTAGGGCAATAGCAATGATTCTCGCTGTTTTTATATTCATAGAAGGTCTAACGCCATTAGCGTAATCACTTAACCTTTGCTTACTGATGCCTGTTAGGTTCGAAAGCTGCCCTAGGGACATTCCTCTACGTTCAAGGAGAATGGATATCAAACATTGTCCGATTTCAACCTCAAGCATCGGACAACCTCCTGATATAGTATTGCTTATCATACTATATCAATTCTTTCCAAGTTTTTAAATGAAAGAAAAAAGATTTGCCACTAACTAGGTAAAAGGTTATAATTAAGTCAACAAAAAAGGGAACGTAGGTTCGGTTAATTACTACCAGAGAGAGGGAAACGTATGTCAGAAAAGGATTATTTCATTCAAGGGGAGCTGTGCATACCTTTTTTCGGCAGAATAAAAGCCAAGAATGAAGAGGAAGCACTTTTGTTCGCATATCAATCAATTAAAAAGAAATTGAGAAATAAAACAGGAAAAATGGGGTTTCTTCAAAAAGATCATGAAAAATATGAGGCACTATTTGATGTAGATATCATGTGTACAGAGGATGCTGAATTAACAACCTCTTATGCCGAAGAAATAGACGATTCGTTTGAAAATGAGGATTATAAATCTTCACAATTGTTATCATCGAAGTAAAAATACATACACATCTTGTCAGTCATCATGAGACATAAAAAATTGGTGACTTTTTAGTCAGACTGGAGCATACAATGGATTTTAATCTTGAAATTGACTTGAAAGACATTATGAGATCAGTTTCCATGAGTGTTGGTTCTAAGAACATCCAAAGTGGAGAGTACTACATAGACATTATTTTTAAAAACAATGGGGATTGTTTGAGGATTAGAATGGATCATGCTTCAGTTTTAGAATTTAGAGACAAAATAAATGAAACTCTTTGGAAACTGGACGGCATGAAGACGTTTATGAAGACAGCAGCTTTACAGTATGAGTAAAGCTGATTTTTTTGAAATTATTTAGAGTAAAAATAAAATAATTGTTTACAACATTTGGTTGAGGTTATATAATCGAATTAGAATAAGGAAAGGAGATAGCTTTAATTATTGATTAATGAACCAATTAACGATCAAATAAGAACTATGGTTTTAAGGAAATATGCAAAGCTCTTAGTATCATGTGAAAGATCTTTGCGCAGCATAGAGAACAATGAAATCAGAATGGCAATAGGAGACCTGGACTTTGTTAAAGACAATTTAGAGGAAATACAATACATACTTCGTGATGTGGTAAACCAGCATGAATATTTTGAGGATAAAAATAAAATGTAAGTTTTATAGAGATTCAAATAAGGAGGGAAAAGTAATGAATGAAATTCAAATTGATTACATGAAACATGCCTTGAAAAACGGAAATAGATTCTACGAGGAATCGAACGATATTCATTGGAATGAACTTGTTTCGAAAGGACTCGCCACCAAACACGCTGGGTGGGAAGAGGATATGGCTTATTTCAGGGTAACAGCAGCAGGCAAAGAGAAACTATCTGCCGAAAGGAGGTTATAGAGTGAGTGAATCAAAATTTAAGGAATTTGTGGTCTACCGTAAACGCAAGACGGATGGAGAGTTAATACCGTTTTACCGTTTTAATTATGACGATATCGAAAGCATTACTGACACAGAAGACGGGAGCAAAGTATCCTTCAAAAATGGTAGTACATTCGTTGTAAAAGGTACAGCAGCAGAGTATAAGAAAAAGATCGGATGGGAGAGCGGGCAATGAATCTACAAAAAATGTTTGAAATTCAAAAGGTGCTTGATGATCGGATCATCAAAGAAAAGGGGCTTGAGGGGCAGGACTTGCTCCCAAACCTCATTCTTGCTCTACAGGTGGAGCTTGCCGAGTGTGCGAATGAATGGCGCGGCTTTAAGCATTGGAGCAATGACCGGGAGCCGCGGACGAAAATAGAGCATTTTTGTCCGACGTGTGATGGCACTGGCGATGAAAACCACGATATTAATTTGCAATATCTCGAAGAAGGACATGCAACTGAACCATATTCCGAATGCCAAGACTGCAACGGCTCAGGAAAGATAGGTGAATCGAATCCACTACTTGAGGAATACGTGGACTGCCTGCATTTTATCTTGAGCATTGGGAACAAGTTGGGCTTAAATAGCAAAAAGACAATATCCTCCATCCATTTAAGTTACTTGAGTTCTACCATTGGTTTTAACACTGAGCGGCTTTTTTCTTCTTTGATGTCTACTGCTTACCGTTTACAGGTGATGAATGGAAAAGAAGCGCAGTTTCTCGACCTTTGTGTAAGCTTCTTCATTCTCGGTGAGCGGCTCGGATTTAAATGGGAGCAAATCGAAGCGGCTTACATGGACAAAAACGCCGTCAATCATCAGCGGCAGCAGGAGGGATATTGATGAACACAGCATACAGAGTGTGGGACGGCGAGCAAATGCATCATTGGGATGATGAAGGGTTGAGTCTTGAAATCAAAGGAGATAAATGGATTTTATGGCGTGATGGTTGCAGGATTATCGTTGCGGAAAGTTACGACGGAAAATCCGTTCTCATGTGGGGCATAGGGTTGAAAGATAGAAACGAAAAGATGATTTATGAGTACGACATCGACATGGTGAATAACGAACCGATGATCGTTGCTCGAGCTGGGGGTAATTTCGGTCTTAGATTTCCCAGCGATTGCGATTACCATATTGACGCTTGGATAGTTTGGGGAGAACGCGACATCGGCGGCAACGTATATCAAAATCCTGAGTTAGTGGAGGGCGCGGAGTGATTAGAGCAACAGAGAAACAATTGAGATTAATTCGAAACATGGAGCAATTTATAAGTGAAAGATTCACCGGTAATACAATTAGAGAAGCAAGCGAATTTATCACTAAGAATATGGATGAATACCAAGATGAGAAAGAAATGGCCGATGAATCAAAGGTTATATATGATGATGTTTACTATGAACAAGGCTGGTAAGCTTGCCGAGAAGTATTGAGATCAATATAAAAGATGCATTTTAACGTGATTAAAAGGGAGTGAGAATAATAATGGAATCAAAACATGGAATGAGTCAATATCGCTTAAATAGTGCTAAAAGTTGCGCTCGATCATTTTTAGAAACAGTAACAAAGATTGAGCTTATGTACCAACTTTCTCTTCAAAAGTTGGTGGATCCAGAAATTGCAGAATCCTATATTGCTAGAAATGTTAAAGAAATTGATAGAGATTGGGAGCATTTTAAAAGTTATATTGAGCAGCGAGAAGACATGAGGGAATTAGATAAATAAAATTAGAAAGGTTGATAGAATTTGAGAACATTAGTGCTATTAAGAGGCTGCCCAGGAGTAGGGAAATCAACTTGGGTTAAAGAAAATGGACTTGAGCAATACACACTTTCTGCGGACAACATTAGATTGCTGTTTCAGTCACCTGTGTTAAACAAAAGTGGGAAATATGAAATCTCTCCAAAACACGATAACAAGGTGTGGGATTTATTAATGAAATTGCTTGAAGACAGGATGGATCGCGGTGAATTCACAATTGTCGATGCAACTCATTCAAAGCAAAGTATGATTTCAAGATATAAGCCACTAGCTCAAAAATACAGATACCGTGTATATGTAATTGATTTTTCTGATGTTGATGTTCGGAGAATCTTAAAAAGAAATAAAATGAGGGCCGAACATAAGCATGTTCCTGAAAGCAGTATTCTAAATATTTATGAAAGAATGACAACAGAAAAAGTGCCATCTTGGGTAACTGTTCTAAAACCAGATGAGTTCGAAAACACGATGACTTATAAGCCAAGATGTTTTGACGATTATAAAAAGATACATATTTTCGGAGATGTTCATGGCTGCAATACTGTGCTTCAAGAGTATTTAAACGGTGATTTGAATGAAAATGAACTATACATCTTTGTAGGAGATCTTATCGACAGAGGTATTGAAAATGCACAGCTGTTAGAATTCATGATCAAAATTAAAGATTATAAAAATGTGATTATTCTCGAAGGGAATCATGATAGATATATCAATATGTATGGGAATGATGAAGAAACACCTAGCAGCACATTTAACAACAAAACTAAGCCAGAAATTGAACAATCCAACATTGATAAAAAAGATATTAGACAGCTGGCCAGAAAGTTTCATCAGTTAGCTTACTTTACATATAAAAACACTACATACATTGTAACCCATGGCGGAGTTTCAACCGTACCAGAAAATCTTTTGATGACTGCAACAACACAATTCATCAATGGAGTTGGAGATTATTCAGACGATATTGATTATGAATTTGCAAATAATACTGCAGGTCAAAATGTTGTACAGATTCATGGACATAGAAACATGTACCGTCTGCCTGTGGTAGCAGCAGATAGATCATATAACCTGGAAGGGCAAGTGGAAAGAGGAGGACATCTTAGAGTCGTTACACTGTCTGAGAACGGAATTGAAACGCATGAAGTGAAGAATAAAGTCTTTAAACAAATTTCAAGTGAAGTACCGAGTAACAGCGCAACTGTTGGAACAATTGATGAATTGATTTCCCACTTACGTGGTCATGAATATGTGCAAGAGAATAAAATGCCAAACAATATCTCATCATTTAATTTTACAAAGCAAGCATTTAGAAAGAAAAAGTGGGATGAAACAAATATTAAGGCAAGAGGTTTGTTTATTAACACTGAGAGCAATGAAATTGTAAGCAGAAGCTATGATAAATTTTTCAACATTGGAGAACGATCTGAAACAAGAATGCATCATCTCGTAGATACGATGAAATTTCCAGTAACAGTCTTCGATAAGGCAAATGGATATTTAGGAATTGTAGGGTATGACTCTTTGTCAGATCAGTTGGTATTCACTTCTAAATCCTTTACGTCACAAATATCAAATGAACATGCGAAATGGGTCGAAGAACTGTTTTTCAAATCTTTTAATGAAAATCAAGTGTCTTTTATCAAAACTTACCTGAAGCTTAACAATGTTTCATTCGTTTTTGAAGTAATACTTCCAGAAAAAGACCCGCATATCATTGAATACGACAAAGATAAACTGGTGCTTTTAGATATTGTTAAAAGGCAGGTTGTGTATACAAAACTTCCTTATTGGGAATTGAAAGCTGTAGCCGAGCATCTAAACATTGAGTGTAAAAAACAAGTTGCAGAGTTTAGTAACTGGACAGATTTCTATAGATGGTATCTGGACGTGTCACAAGATTTTTCAATTGAGGAAGAGGGTTATGTAATTGAAGATGCTGCCGGCTTCATGACAAAACTTAAGCTCCCTTACTATAACTTTTGGAAACAAATGAGGGGATTAAAGCATAAGATCAGCAACAAACATGAGCATATGGTTAACACAGGAAGCCTTTATACTCCTTTACACAATAGATTTTTCGCATGGGCTAAGACAAAGGACAGAGGGTATTTAAAATCAACCTCCATTATCAAATTGAGAAACGATTTTGAAAAAGAAACTGTGGCCCAGGAAACAAGATGAATTAGATTAAAAGTAAAATTTTAAAGAGAAAGGAAGTTTATATATGCCAACAGGATATACAAGCGAAATTTATCATGGAGAAGAGGTATCCCCTAAGGACTTTTTATTGACATGTGCACGGGCTTTTGGTGCAACCATTTCAATGAGGGAAGAACCTTTAAATGCTGAAATACCTGAGTTTGAACCGAGTGGCTACTATAAAGATGCTCTAACCAAGGAGTTATCAGAGTTAGACAGGTATTCAAATATGTCACTAAAAGAAGCGGAGATGGCTGTAGACACCCTGTATCGAAATCAATTAAATGAATATAAGAAAATCTCTGATAACCAAAAGAAACTCCTAAAACGGTATACGAAATTATTAGAATGTATCAAAGAATGGGAGCCGCCTACAAGTGAGCACATAAGCCTTAAAGAGTTTGCAATTGAGCAGTTAAAAGGCAGTATTAAAACTGACTGTAATCCCAGTCTCATTAGAGAGGTCGTACGACATGATCCTGAAGAATGGTTGAAAATGAAAATTGAGAAAACAAGGGATAATATCGAGTGGTACAAACAAATGCACCAGGAAGAAGTTGAGAGAGTAAACAGACGAAACGAATGGATAAAGAATCTAAGGGAAAGTGTGATTGGGATTTAATAAAAAGACTGTTTTAAAGAGAGGGAGATGTAATGATGGGAATGTACACAGAATTGGTTTGTGCTTTTGAGCTTATACAGGAGACTCCGAGGCATATTATTGAAACACTTGAATTCATGTGTGGTCAGAGAGAGGATCATCCGAATGAATTACCTGACCACAAGCTATTCTCTAAAGAAACCAGATGGAAATGGATGCTTCAATCAGATAGTTACTACTTCGATGGAACAACTCATAGTGAAATTGTAAATGACACTATAGGCGGTTGTTACGTGACAATTAGATGCAATTTAAAAAACTATGATGATGAAATTGAAAATTTCATTGAATGGGTCTCTCCTTATATTCGGAAGGACTACGATAATTATTTTATAGGGTATGAACGATATGAAGAGGACAAAAAACCTACTTTATTATTCGTGTAAAAGGACTATTTTCATTGTAAGGAGGAAGGCACATAGGTTATTTAAAGCACATAATTGATACAGCCTGGTTTAACTTAGTTTGGTTTAGATGGCATCTTGGAGCGGACATAAGCATATTTGATGGCTGCGGATGGAATACATATAAATACTTAAAGGATAAAAATAAAATAAGTGGAGGTTATTAAGGTGATAAAGAGGAATCTGCTTAGCAACCACGTTGATGAGATTATTGGTGAATATTACGCTGCTAAAGGATATTCAGTCCATAGCATTGACCGCCAGGAAAGTGGACATTTGATTTTAGAGATGGAGCACATAAATGAGGATAAAGTAAATAAAGAGTTGGATATCCCATTTAATTTTATACATAAAAGACCTCACAGGTCTAAGCTCGTCATTTGAATAAAAAAATACGATGAGAAAGGTTGAAAAGAATGGATTTAGTTGTCTTTAAAAAAGATGTTTTCTTTGAGGATGAACACAGTTGTCCTATTTTTAAAAAGGGTAAGGAGTATGAAATATTGAGCGAGGATAAAGGGTTCATTTATGTAAATTCTAAGCCGGACACAAATGAGTGTTCACAAATTCCTAAGGAAGAAGAAGGGTCTATGTTTGAATATAAGTAATATAAAGAATCGAGAAGGAGAAAACGCATGAACAGAATGAAAGAGCTTATTAGAAAAAATCTAAGCTTAAAGAAGATGTTAGAAGTTAACGAAAGAGAGATACTAGATGAAAAACGCAGAATAAGAATTGAAAAAATTGCTCGAAGCCTGGTGGAAAGATAACAAAATATCATTCATTAGAATCGAATGGGGTTGAAAACATGCTTGGTTATCAGAAAGGGAAGCAAGTAAGGTGGCATGAATGTGGGGAGATGGGAATTATATTGTGGACGACAAATCGAGGTTCTGTAGGTGTTGAATGGGGCTCTGGTGAATATGGTGAATATAATTATGAAGTCGATGAGTTATTAAAGTTAGTAGATTAATATGTTTTCCGAAAGTGAACGCGTGACAGTAAGAAAAAGGTTTACTCTAAATGAAATCGTGATTTTAAAGGAAGAGGTGGGGAAGTGAAATATAGAAAAAAACCAGTTGTCATTGATGCTATTCAATATGATGGATCACAAGATTCTTACGATAAGTTAAGGGACTTCTGCGGTGATATAGTGGGTATCTGGTCTGATTCACTTACAACAATACGTGTTATTTATATACAAACTTTAGAAGGCAACATGATCATTTCACCTAATGATTATGTAATAAAAGGAGTCCAAGGTGAGTTTTATCCATGTAAACCAGACATATTTCATCAGACTTATGAGAGAGTCTAAATAAAAGATAGTTTTCAACTAAACATATAAGGATGGATCGTTATCGAAATTATAAGCAAATCTGATAACGATCGCAGAGGGGATGTTAATCTCTATAGCGCCTTCTTTCCTCCAAGTCATCGGGATACTCATTCTGCTTTGACTTGGACTTGAATACAAACCAAATTACAGCAGCCAGCATGTAATCCATGACTTTATCAAAAGTCCAATTTGTGAAAAGATCCATAAGAATTTTCATTACCTTTCACCTCCCGAGACAAAAATGTCCTATCTCTTTTAGGTGGCGTGTGTATGACACGCTCCTATTAATAAAAGAGTGAAAAGTAATATGAAAATCAAAAAGAATTGAAAAAAACATGAAGAAAATTGAGGTGGAGCAAATGAGCGAAACTAAGGCAAACACAAATACAAAGATTCACGTATTGGCTGACGAAAAACTTGGCGGCATCAAGCGCGAATATGTAGAGGTCGATCGGAAGGCGGAGGTTGGCGAGAAGATCGTAATTGTAGAGAAGGCTGATTGCGATGAATGGTACGAGAACGGCGCTATTTTTACAGTTGATCGTGCCTGCCCGGGAAAGGCGCACGTAGAAAGTGACGAAGCTCGTAGCGGTACAAATCTCAGCGGATTTATCATTCGCGAAGAATATCACGTACTCGAACCGACCGACATCGTTCATATTGACGACGGCAGCTACGAAATGGTCGAACGTGAGGGGGAAGTAGGCGAGAAGATTATCATTGTTAGGCCTGACGGAGTAATAGGGGACGATTATGATACAGGGAGAGTTGGAACGGTAAAATCACGCCATTCTGCTGGAGACGTAAGCGTAGAAACTATTGGGTTGGTGTTTGGCGATGAATACCGTGTCCTCGTCCCATTAGGTAAACATAAGAAGACCTTTGAAAATAAAAATAGTGCATACAAAGAAGTCAAAAACTACATACATAATGAATTAAGTATTTCAAGACAAGATGTACAAGATATGATTAGCATTGCGGTTTCTAATGAAGTTCAGAAGATGTCTAAGTCAGGAAAACTGGATAGAATTGCGGGAGAAAAGATTGAATCACTTATTGAAGAAGGTTTTGAAAACGGAGGCCAGCTACTACATGGATTTAAAGAAAGGGTGTCACAAACAGTTTCCGATGAGGTGGGTAAACGGATTGCAAAAGTATTGAATATTAATGTGGAATTAAAGGAGGAAGGGAATTGACCAAGAACGAACGAGAAGATTATTTAAAGAGACTTGATGAATATGGATTGACAGAAGAAGAGAATGAGGAAATGACGAATATTTTAAATGATTTTGTGGGCTATGATATTTGGTAAATTATTTTGGGATCAAAATAAAATAGTTATTTTAACGATGAATTATCTAATTGATCCATGTACTAAATTTTCATTTAATGTGCGATGGCAAGTCACTAAGGAATTATGTAACGGAGAGATTAGACTCTCCAGGATTCAAAGGAAGGTATGCGGAGTTTACCATGCTTAGTCTTAAATCTGTGCTTAACCTTACATAAGATCGGTTCTATAAATACATATTCATCAGATTCAGACTTTACATGTTTCATAGAGTGGAACTTACTTCGTTCTGCGTTCGGCATGAATTCCATAAATCCAGCTGCCGTACCATCAGGATAAGACAGAAGAAATTTTATATCCTCTTTGGTGTAGCCAGTGATAAGGACATCTGTGTAATCATAGTTAATCACTTTCAGCCAGCTGTGGGAACGTTTATTGATTTCATAAGGGGAGTTAGCTTTCTTTAGTACGATTCCTTCAAGATGCTTTTCTTTGGCTAGATTAAAGTAAGCTAACCCTTTTCCTTGCAGGCCCTCAATAACATATACATTATCGTGATCAAGGTTAAGATTTAAAAGCATGTTTTTACGTTCATTGAGCGGCTTATTAGCGATTGAATGCCCATCAATATAAATTACATCGAATACACAGTAAACCACCTTATGGGCTGATTTCTTAGACATAAAGCGTTCCATTACAGCCTCGAAATCAGGAGCGCCGCCTGGGGCAGCAACAATAATTTCACCATCTAAAACAGTTCCATTGGGTATATCGAGATTCAAGAGTTCTGGGAACTTGCTTGTTACCTCATTGTTGTGACGAGTATAAAGCTTTATCTGATCATTAAACTTGGAGAGAATCAGTCTAATTCCATCAAATTTCAGCTCAGTGATATAGTTCTCGTCATCAAATGGTTCCTTTATCGAATGCAATAACATTGGCGATACAAACAAAATATCACCTCCTACTTAGAACATAATAGCTAAGCGAAGGTGATATATAAAGCAAAATGACTGTGGTACTTAATGGGATTCAATGAGCTCCGGTGAGTTGTTTTTAGGTGAGTTAACTAAGGATGAAACTTGATAAGCTTCCATGTCATCAGAGTTATACGGCAACAGTAAGCTTTGAAGATAATCAGGGTCAGTGTTTTTAGGATTTAGCCATTCCTTTTCATTCTCATTTGTAAGGATAACTGGCATCCGATCATGAATGTCTTCCATAAGCTCATTAGGCTTTGTTGTGATGATTGTGCAAGTATACAACGGATTGCCTTCTGACGTGTTCCACTTTTCATATAAGCCGGCAAAAGCAAAGAGATTGGAGGATTTGAGCTTAATACGCATAGGAATCTTAGTCTTTGGATCAAGACGCTTCCATTCATAAAAACTGTCAGCTGGGATGATACAACGTTTGCTTACGAGTGGCTTTCGAAAGCTGGGTTTCTCGGCCAATGTTTCAGCACGAGCATTAATCATTTTATACCCGATCTTTTCATCCTTAGCCCAAGGAGGAATAAGACCCCATCTAAGCTTACCCAGACGATTGTTTGACCCATCATTAATGATTGTCAGGATGTTTTGTGAAGGAGCGACGTTATAACTTGGATGGTATTCGTCTTCAGGCAAAAATTGATCTATATTGAATTGCTCAATGATGTCATCGAACTCAGAGAATAAAGTGAACCTGCCACACATGTTCATCATCCTTTAGGGTTTTTGAATATTGTACAGGCTTGATACACGAAAATCAAAAAGGAGGAATGTGATGCAGCAAACAGTTGAGGTTAAAGAAGTTGAAGTGTTGATCAGAGGGATATGGACAAAGAAGAAGTTCACGGATATTCAAAAGGGACAAACATTTAAGATTGAGGAAAATGGGAAATCAGCAAAATACATAGCAAGAACAGAACCTTATTGGGATGAGATGTACGAAGCCTATATAATTGATTTATTTGATAAAAATAAAATAAGTATACTGAGTTAAATGGTATTAGTGAAGAAAAAAACGGAGGTCGCAGAATGAGAGAAATTAAGTTTCGGATGTATTCAAAAAAGAAAAAAGTAATGCACTATTGGGATCATATAAAGCAGTTTCAGTTGGCAGCGCTAGATGATAATGATGAAAATGAAAAATACAGTTCATGGATGCAATACACGGGGATGAAGGACAAATACCACAGAGAGATTTATGAGGGGGATATCATCCAAGATGTAGATGGTTTTCATTGGAGAGTCTACTGGAAAGACGGATCTTTTTGGGCTAAGGGTGGAGAAATGAATGATGATCAGCATCTCATAGAACTCGAGTCAGTCTGGTGGGATGTAGCAGGAAACATTTACGAAGATCCTGAGCTTTTGGAAACTGAATAAAAACGATATTTTATTTAAGGGGGTGATAACATGTGAGTTATCTATGTGATTTGAGTTTTAAGAATAAAACAAAAATAAAAAGGAGTGGTTGTTAATTGTTGAGGATTAAAAACAGAATAGAGGAACTGTTAAAAAAGACTAAAGGAGCAGAAAAGAGAGACTTTGGACGGTACACTCTAATCTGCACACTTCACCCTGAAGCGAAGCTATTAAAGTATAGCACAGTTAAGAAGACTTTTCCAGTCTTGGTGACTGCTCTGGTTTCATTCCTGAATCCAGTGAGTATTTTAGCAGCGGACAAGTATCGGAACTTTGAAGAGCTTAAAGCTAATGAATCCCCGTTCAATTTCAGTGTATTCTCAAAAGAGAAAGACACCGATGTATTAATTCTTGCTCCCCATGGAGGTGGCATAGAAGGGGGAACAAGTGAGCTTGCAAAGGAATTAAGCGAAGCATACTCTACATATCTTTTTGAAGCTTTAAAGACACCAGGAGCATTTGATTTACACTTAACCAGTACGAATTTTGATGAACCACAAGCACTTGAAATGTTGAAGGAACATGAGTTCACACTTTCACTTCACGGGTACGCAAGTAATGATCAACATGTTTTAGTTGGCGGCACAGATCGGGAGAAAGCTGAAGCGATAACAAACACATTAAATAATGCCGGTTACTCTGCAGAGCTTCTTGATGAGGGGACGAGGTTATCCGGTAGCAGTCCAAATAACGTGGCCAATAAAAATAAAACAGGAAAGAGCATTCAACTTGAGTTAAGTACTGGACTGCGAAAATCAATGTTTAACACCTTTTCTCTCAAAGGGCGCTCAGGAACAAGAAATGAGACCTTTTATAATTTCATTGACACTCTTTCACGGTTTCTCAGTGAAAATGTAGAAGGGAACGGTTTGACAACATGAACATGGAGCAGTCCTTATACTATTTTGTTGATGCTCTGGATTGGGGAATTGATGATAAAGGGTCAAATGCAATTGAAACAACAGAAGGAATAAACCGAGCTTTAGAGTATGCAAGCTCAAAATCATTCTATAAAGTACATATTCCAAAAGGTACCTATCTAATTGATGCTGTGAATATGTCAAGGCGGTTGCCTGAATTCGGTGGAGGTATTAATGTTCCTTCGAATATTGAGTTAATACTTCATCCAGAGGCTGTTTTTAAAGTGTTGCCTAATGATTCTCAAGGCTACTCCTGTTTTTATATTGGCCAAGCGAGCAATGTAACGATTCGTGGCGGTCAAATTATAGGGGATCGATACGAGCATGATTATTCAAAAGTAACTTCAATTAAAAGGACACATGAATGGGGATACGGAATTCATATTCATGGCAGCAGTAATGTGTTAATTGAAAATGTGCAAGTCTCTGACTGTATTGGAGATAACATTTGGATAGCAGCCGATGGGATGATGAACACTTCAGGAGCGTATACGCCTTCAAAGAATGTAACCGTTCGAAAGTGTACTCTTTTAAGAGGGAGAAGAAATAATCTGGCTACCAATGGTTGTGAAGGTCTTCTTGTAGACGACTGTGATATAGAGGAAGCTGGGGGAGATACCATTGGGCCACAATTAGGAATTGATTTAGAGGGTTTTGGAGAAAACGGAATTAAGTATGATCACCCATACAAATTAACTGTACGAAACTGCCGGTTTAAAAATAATGGGCGTGGATCCGTTACAGCTCACACAAGCGGTGAAGTAAACTTAGAAGGAAACTTTAGTGACAATGTTATCTCTTATGGATACAGCACTGATGTCAGTGTTAAGGACAACAAGATTATTAATAAGGGAAAATCCAAGAAATATGGAATTGACTCGGTGGGTGTTTCAAGCACGGAGTCAGGAAATAGAGTACAAATCAGCGGTAACACTGTAAGAGGGTTTGAAATAGGCATATGTGTAAGAGGTAAAGGGATTGATGTAACGAACAATATACTTGAAAACATCGCGGCTTGTCCGATTGCAACACATGAAGCTGAAGATGTTTTTATTTCGAATAATCATATTGAAAACAGCGATTGTATACAAGTTCAAGTGCGAAACTCAAAAGATGTGAGAGTTACAAATAATAAAGGGGGAAATACCACATCTGCTTATGCCATTAAAATCATGGATTCGAACCGTGTAAGCTTTGCAATTAATGAATTTGCAAATGTGCACGGGGGAATTTATTGTGAGAGGTCTCAATCAGTTCGTTTAATGTTGAATGACCTATTCTTAAGCGGAAGTGGATACGGCATCTTTTGGGATAAGGATTCTGAAGTGTATTTCAACAGAAATGAAATTCATAATCCAAGAAATGTTGCAATCAAAGGTACATCCGAGAAATACAGCTGTCAGATCAGTGAGAATCAGATTTATTTCTGTAAGTCATTGATTGCTATCCACCTGACAGGTGGTTCAGAACACATGTTAAACAATAATGAGATCATGTTTAATCGTTCAACAGACCAGGGATATGGAGTGTATTTGGAGAATACGGACAAAGTACGGCTTGTAAGAAATGATGCGCGGGGAATTGGAGGTAAGCTATTATCTCACCCTTATTGCACAGATAAAGCAAAGAATACAACGTTAATTCATAACACATATGATAGTGGAACGCTGAAGACAGCAGAAGGAGATGTTGTAGTCTAAATAAAATTGTAGTTTTAACAAGATTGGGAGATGGATATATGGCCAATATTTTAAGTGAAGAACAAGATGAAGCAATCCGGTATTTCAAAAACAAGCTGAGCTTATCTGAAAAACTGTACATATCCCTAATTAATTTTAACCTGCTTAGAGATAAACACGAAGACTTTGGTAATAGACTATATGAGCTTTATAAGGCAGATCCTTATCTGTATATCAAAGCGCTCAAAGAAGGTTACGTGGTTGATCAGCCAATTGAATTTAATGAAGCAATTGTGCGGTTCTATGATGGTGAAGAACTTGCTGTAATTCATAAGACCACTGGGAAGAGATATAACGTAAATATAAAAATGAAAAAGCTTCCTGACGGTTTTACGCTACAAACAATGAACATGTGGTCATGGAGTGAAGTTGTTTAATTTTATGAATTTTCACTTGTTTTGATTTGTCATATCGTTAAGTGGGTACATTAAGGATGAGAAGGAAAAGGTTCTCTCATTATAATGTTAAGGGGTGTTTAATGTGTTGGTATATGAATATGGCAGAACGAAGCAAGAAGCTTTGTCTAACCTATGTAGAAAAATGATCCGTGAGTACCCAGATGAAACTTTCACAACGGACTTTGCAAAAGTTTCTGATTACGGTAATGAAGGATCAGATAAGAGATACGTAGCTGAATTTCGGGTATAGGATAGTTTGTTATACAGAAGCGCCTAAGCAAAGGTGCTTCTTAACTCTCGATATGATTTTATAAAATTACGCTGTTGGGGGTGGAAACAAGAAAATCATTCTTCAGATGCAGTCTGTACCCCAATTGTAAAGATACTCATTAAAACTTTTCAGAATAAAAATAAAATAGTTATTGACCATGCCATTTTAATGATGTAAGATTAAGTTATCCCAAAGAGAGAAAGGAGGAAAGAGATGAAAAAGGAATTAAAGATACTGAAAGTATCTGCCGAAGCCTTGCATACCTACAAAAATGATGTAAAAAGGAATTACAACATTGACGAAGACCAAGCAAGAAGAAAATTAACCAGGAATGTAATGTTGGTTAAGGAATTTAAACCAAGAGGAATTAGAAGAGGTCTTTTTTCTAAAACATATTCATATGGAAACTTAAAGATCACAATCCGGCATGGAACAGTAATAAGGATTGAAAATGTAAAAGGTGATCCTGAACCTTGGGACTTTCCAAAAAAGAGATACATAGAATTAAACAAGCTACTGGGTATCAAGGATTGTAAGTTTAGTAGTAAGTCTCATTATAGGCATTTTAAGAGTAAAAATAAAATATAAACGAAAAAGAAAGAGGTTGATTATTTAAATGGCAGAAAATAAAACAGTATTACGTGAAGCATCAAATGTTGTAACTATTGAGGGTACACTTGCTGAGGTAAGACACACTGAGTGGAAAAGCGGCAAGGGGTTAAATATTGAATTAGACATTGAGGTTGCGCCAAATGAAGTACATACAGTGAAGGGCTTTTCAAAATATAAGAAAGCTGATGGCACAGATAATGCTATTGCCAAAGGGTATCAAACTATTATCAGTGATTATAAGTCCATTGCAGAACACGGGAGAGATCAAGCTGATAAAGTGAGAATTACCCAAGGAAAGATTGGATTAAACGAATATTACTCACAAGGGATTTTAAAGGCATATCCACAGTTAACGACTAACTTTGTAAATAGACTGGACGCCAATGAAGAATTCAATCCAAGAGCAGAATTTGATGTTGAGTTGTTTGTAAAGAATGTAATCGAAGAAAAAGTAAAAGGTGAAGAAACGGGCAGAGTTAATTTAAATGGTTATATTCCTTTATATGGTGGGAAAGTAATTCCGTTTGAATTTGTAGTCACAAAAGAAGGGTCTCAATACGTTGAAAATAATTATGAAAAAGGGTCTACGGTTAATGTTTTTGGAAAGATTATTAACTTTAAAGAGCAAAAAGTAACGACCAAAACAGCAGCATTTGGCGAAGACAAGAAAGAAATCACAATTAATTCGAAAAGAGAGTACCTAATTACAGGTGGCAATGATCCATATGACGAGGATAGCAAAAATGCTTTTAATGCAGATGCAATTAAAAAAGCGTTGACTGAAAGAGAGATTTACCTAGATGAGCTTAAGAGTGAAAGTGGCAATGAGAATAATAAAAAGTCTGGGTTTGGAGGAAGCGCTCCTAATAACAAGCCTTCAAAGCCGGTTGAAATTTCAGATGATGACCTCCCTTTTTAATGGATAAAAATAAAATAATTCACCTGAGAATACATAGCTGGGGTGGGCTTTGACTCACCCATCAAATCATAATTAAAGGAGAGTTTAAATGGCAATCGATATTTTCAACCCTCAAGTTTCAGTAGTCGCAAAAGGTTTAGAAGGAAAAGTTATTACTATCTATGGTTCTAATAACTTGGGTAAGACAAAACAAAGCACACGAATGAAGAAGCCATTATACTTGCCATTTGAAAAAGGTTTGAATGCCATCGCAGGCGTTAAATTTATGGCTATTAATAGCTGGGCGGATTTTAAGAAGGTTAATAAACAATTAACCAAAAATGCAGAAAAGGCAAAAGAAACGTATCAGACAATTATTGTTGATGAAGTAGATGCATTTGCTAAATATGCAACTAGATATGTTTGCGAACAATATGATGTAGAACGGATTAAAGATGGAAATGATGGGTTTGGTCTTTGGAAAGAGTATGAAACAGAAGTATGGGAAGAAATTAATAAACTGATTGGGGTAGGGTTTACCGTAATCTTTATTGCTCATGCTGCAGAGGACAAAAAAGGAAAAGTTTATCCTAAAGGTGATAAACGTGTCTTGGCCCCTGTTATTGATAACAGTGATATTGTACTTTATCTAAGTTCTAATGGTGTTGATGAAGATAGAAAGGTTATCAAATCAAGCGCCTGGTTGGCTGAAACAGCTGAGCATTTTGCACGGAGCCGATTCGATTACATTGACACATACCTTCCTGAATTCACTGCAGAGAACCTGGAGAAGGCCATTATCGAAGCAGTTGAAAGACAGGAAGAAGCAGAAGGTATTGTTGCCGTTACATATGAAGAGCAAAAACAAAATAATTCTTCAGAAGTGCTTGATTACGACTCATTGATGGAGCAAATTAAAGAAGTTGGAATTAAGCTCAATGAAGAAGGACGACTGGAAGAGGTTAATCAGATTACAGAGAAACATTTAGGCAAGGGAGTAAAAGTGACTGAATGCAGCCGCAAACAAGTAAACGTTATGTCTGTAATCTTGGATGACTTAAAGGATCTTCTCACTAAATAAACAGGAGGGATTATTCCCTCCTCCTTTTTAGGGGTGATTAATTGGGTAGACAAGTTAAATGTCCATATTGTGAGACTAAATTAGATAAAGATTTAGCGATTCCTTATAAAAAAAGATATTATCATGAACAGTGTTTTAACACGTGGAAGCAAGAATCAGACCACCGAAAAGAGTTACTTCAATACATATGCAATTTATATGGCCTTACATCTCCGACCGGTATGATGTTAAAACAGATCAAGGAGTTTCAAGAGGATTATGGTTATAAGCTAAAAGGAATTGAGCTTGCACTTAAGTACTTTTATGAAACACTAGAGAATCACCCAAGAGAAGGAGACGGCATTGGAATCGTCCCTTTTGTATATGACGAGGCTAAGCGCCATTACATAAAACAAAAGGCAATCCAAAAATCAGCTGAAGACCCTAAGAATCACAAAAGAGAAGAAATCACATTAATTATAAAAAAGGGATTGAGGAAGAAAAGAGGACTTGTTGACATCTCAACACTATAGGAAGGAGAGTCCATTTGCTACAAGACAAAAAAGCAATTATTCAGGTTTTAGGAAGCATACTCAAGGATCCCACAATCTTGTCTGAAAGCAACAAGTATAGGATTACTTCGGATGATTTCCCTTCAAGATTTCACTCAATACTGTTTTTTGCTATGAGTAACTTATTCCAGCAAGGGACGGAAGTATTGAATGAGGTTGAGATAGATGGATATCTAAAAGATTACGACATTCAATATAAGATTTTTCATGATAACAATGGCCTTGAATACATCGAGAGAATTCAAGATCTGGCTGTAGTCGAAAACTTTGATTACCACTACAAAAGACTAAAAAAGTTTAGTTTGCTCAGAGAAATGAGCGGCTTAGGTTTCGATATCAAGGAGATTTATGATGAAACTATAATTGATCCAAAAGAACAAGAAAAAATGCAAGAACAGTTTGATAAGAAATCGATTGACGAAATTCTAGCAGCTTATGAAATGAAGATTGTAGATGTAAAAGAGAAGTTTCGAACCTCATCTGAAAGTGTGGGAATTCAAGGTGGGGAAGGCATTGATGAGTTATTAGATTCTTTTGAGGAGTCGCCAGATATTGGAGTGCCACTAAATAGCGAAATGCTTACTTCAATTTTCCGTGGGTCTCGTAAGAAAAAGTTTTACATTCGTTCAAGTATTACTGGCGGAGGTAAAACAAGAAATATGGTTGCTGATGCTTGTCGATTAAGTGCAACTGAGTTGTACGACCTTAAAAAGAAGGAATGGGTGAAAAATCCTTGGGATAAAAGTTCCACGGTCATCTCAACGGAAATGATGGCAGAGGAATTGCAAAGCTTGGCACTTGCCTATATTAGTGGCGTAGAAGAGAAAAAAATACTTAGAAATACGATCAATGAGCAAGAAAAACAACTTGTGCGCAAAGCTGCTAAAGTACTTCAGCAGTCTAATATTTGGTTCGAGCATCTTCCTGATTTCAATATCCAAGAGATCGAGAGAACGATTGAAAAGAATGTAATTAAAAATAATGTTGAGTACATTTACTTTGATTATATTCACTCATCAGTGACAATTTTTTCGGAGATGAGTAAAAAAAGCGGGGTCAACCTAAGAGAGGATCAAATCCTTTTGCTTATGTCTGATAAGTTAAAGGGTTTATGTAACAAATACGATGTTTATATGATGAGCGCTACTCAGTTAAATGGTGATTGGAAAGAGGCATGGCAAAAAGGACAAGTAATAGACGCATCTTACCTGAGAGGAAGTAAAGCTATTGCCGATAAGACTGATGGTGCAATGATTATTCTTCCTTTAAGTAAAAAAGAGAACGATGCAATTGAGCCAATCTTAAAAGCAGGATTTTACCCAGAGCCAAATTTTGTTACACACGTGTTTAAAAACAGGGGAAATGAGTACGACAAAGTAAAAGTCTTCTCCCATATAAATATGGGAAATATGCGGATCAAGGATTGTTTCACAACAAATCTCGATAACGAATTAATTACAGTTGAAAAATTGAATATTAAAGCAGGATAAGGGGTGTAGCACCCTTTGAAATATGATAAGGACAAAATAAAAGAAAGTCTTACGCTTGAAAATATAAATAAAATATTAAAAGAACTGGGTAGCGAAAATAATCAATGGGATCAACAAGGAAACCCAATATACAAAACCGTTTGCCATAACGCTTCTGGGGGAAGCTACAAGCTGTATTATTATCACGAAGCAAAGCAATTTCATTGCTATACAGAATGTGGAGACACATTCGATGTCTTTGAGCTTGTTATACGAGCAAAAAGTCAAAAAGGGATCAATATATCTTTTAATCAAGCCATTGAGTATGTTGCAAGGATAGCTGGGAGAACATTTGGCTTTGGTAATAGAGAGACATTCACGAACAATGAATTAATTGATGACTGGGAATGGATAGGGAAGTTCAATAAGAAGAAAAAAATAGACATTGAGCTTCCCAGTTTCAATGAGACTGTTTTAGATGTGTTTATGCCTTATCCTCATCAAATGTGGTTGGAAGAGGGAATAAGCATGCAAACATTAAATGATTTTGAAATTGGCTATTATTTTAGAACCCACACAGAAGGGATAACCATCCCACATCGGGATTTAAATAATAGATTGATTGGCATACGTAGACGATCACTTATTAAAGAGGAAGTTGATGCCGGTTATAAATATATGCCTTTAAAAGTTGGAAACACCTTGTATAATCATCAGACCATGATGAATCTATATGGATTACATAAAACAAAAGATTCTATTGAAAGGTTTAAAAAAGCTTTAATTTTTGAATCAGAAAAGTCTGTGTTAAAATGCCAGGATTTTTATGGAGAAGCAAATTTCACGTGTGCAGTCTGTTCAAACAACATTTCAAATTTTCACCGTGATATCTTACTATCTCTTGGAGTGGAAGAAGTTTTTATTGCTCTAGATAAATATAGACCACCGAAAGAACATGAGACAGAGGAGATGTATCAACGTAAACTGCTAGAGTATCAGAAAAAAATCTTGAAGCTTGCAGCAAAATTCACGCCGTATGTTCGTGTGTATGTTTTATGGGATTTTGAAAATATGTTGGAATGTAAAGATAGTCCAGCTGATAAAGGAAAAGACATTTTAGAGGAGCTGATGAGAAGAAAAATTGAAATCAATACGAACGAAGGAGGAATTTAGTGGCTTATAAGCTCATTGGTAACAATGATTATAATTTCAACCCATTATTAACAATCTTAAAAAACAGAGGGATGGAAAATCCGAAGAGCTTTATTGATGTGAATCAAAGTGCAGTAATTCATTTTTCAAAACTAAATAACATTGATAAAGCTGTTGATTGTTTAATAAAGCATTTAGAGAATAAAAATAAAATATTTGTCCAAGTGGATAGCGACGTAGATGGGTACACATCCAGTTCAATCATTATCAATTACATAAAAGCAATTTATCCGAAAGCTGATATACGATACCGAATTCATGAAGGTAAAGAGCACGGTATTTTCATTGATACAATTCCTGAAGATGTCGACTTAGTTTTAATTCCGGATGCTGGATCAAGTCAATTTGATGAGCATGAGGAGCTAAAAAAGAATGGCGTAGAAGTAATTGTTATTGACCATCATGAGTGTGAAAAAGAATCTGAGCACGCTATAGTGGTCAATAATCAACTCTCAAATGAGTATTCAAACAAAACATTAACGGGTGCTGGTATGGCATATAAGCTTTGCCAGGCCATTGATTATAAGCTTGGTAAAACCAAAGCGGAACAATTTTTGGATCTTGTTTCTATTGGTAACATAGCCGATTCAGCTGATTCAAGAAATTTAGAGACCAGGTACTTTATGAATGAAGGCTTGAAGAACATTAGACACCCGTTAATCAAGAAGCTGTTTAAAAAGCAAGAGTTTTCAACTAAGGGTTGCCAAAACATACAGAATACACAGTTCTATATTAATCCATTAATTAACGCAGCTATAAGGGTCGGTAGCGGTGAAGAAAAAGATCAATTGTTGAGATCGTTTCTGTTGTCTAAAGAAAAAGTTCCATACAAAAAACGTGGACAAGATGAAATCAACCTGGTCTCAATTCACGATGACACAGTTAGGGTATTGGGGAACCTTAAAGCTAAACAGAAACGCATTGTTGATGCAGCTACTGTTGAAATTAAAAACAGAATTGAAGAAAAGAATTTGGCAGCTAATAAAGTGCTTATAGTCTACACTGAGAGGATTTTGGATAAAAGCTTGACTGGGCTAGTAGCAAATGTACTTGCAGGTGAATATAAAAAGCCAGTTTTGCTGGCTAGAAAAAGTGATGAAGAAGAAGGGGTGTTGAGCGGGTCTATTCGAGGGTATGAGACTGGCTACATCAAAGACTTTAAAAAAGAGCTAACAGATACAGGGCTGTTTGAATTTGTTGAAGGCCATCCAAATGCAGCCGGATTTGCAATCAAGCGTGAAAACTTGATTTTGGTTAATGAAGTTCTAAATGAAAAATTTAAAGATGCAGAGACAGGTGAAGAAGTTCAAAATGTTGACTTTGAGATACCGGCTAATCAACTTAGAAAGGAATTTTTAATTAAGCTGTATAGCTGTAAAGATTATTGGGGCTATAAGGTCGAAGAACCATTGGTAGCAATAACAGAACTAGAAGTTGATGTTGATCAAATTGAACACATCGGGAAAAAGAACAAGACAACAGTCAAGTTTAAACATGGAGATATTGAATACATACGCTTTAAAAGCGATACAGAATACTTTGAGAAACTTACTCAATCAAATGGAACTTTAATACTTAATGTTGTTGGTAAGGCAAGGGTAAATGAATATAAGGGCAGACAAACACCTCAAATTGAAATTTATGACTTGGAGGTGGTTCGCACAAAGAAAAAAGAGCTTGTGTTTTAAGGGGGATGAAAATTGATTGGATGCCACTGTCACACTGATAAAAGTAACATAAGGCTTCTCGATTCAACAAATTCAGTAGGAGAATTGCTTAAAACAGCGGTTCAGATGAATTATAAAGGATTGGCCATAACTGACCATGAGGTTCTTTCAGCACATTTGGAAGCAATTAAGACTGTCAGAGAAATGAAGAAGGAAGGGGATATGCCTGCAGATTTTAAACTCTTACTTGGGAATGAAGTATATTTAGTCGATTCACTAGAAGAAGTCCGCGATAACTATAGGTCAGGACAGACAAAGTTTCCGCACTTTTTAATGTTAGCAATTGACCCTATAGGACATGAGCAGCTAAGAATACTGTCTTCACAAGCCTGGGGAAATTCATTTTACACAGGAACAATGGAAAGAGTGCCAACAGTTAAAAAGAATGTAGAAGGACTGCTTAGCAAAGATCCAGGTCATATTATTGCTACAACAGCTTGTCTTGGCTCCGAGGTGAATATCAATTTACTCAGAATCAAAGAATGCGAAGAAAACGGAGACATTCAGTCAATCAAGCAGCACAAATTAAAAATTCATGAGTTTTTAACATGGTGTATTAAAGTCTTTGGGAAAGATAAGTTCTTTATTGAGCTTCAGCCAGCTTTAAGTGAAGAGCAAATTTATTGTAATAAGAAACTTGTTGATATAGCTAACGGCTATGGATTAAAAGTGATTGTCACAACCGATGCACACTTTCTTAGACCGGAAGACAGGGCAATTCATCAAGCCTTTTTAAACGCCAAGGATGGAGAGAGAGAAGTCGATTCTTTTTATGAAGCATGTTTTGTTCAGAACGTTGATGAAATTCATGAGAGAATGGACTACATGGACGAAGAGCTCATCAATGAGGCTATTGAAAACACATTGCTAATTGGAGAGATGATTGAAGATTATACTATTGAGCACGAACCAATTATTCCAAAAATGGCTTTACCTGAGTTTGAATTATCCCATTTGTTCAAGCCGGCATATGAGAAATATAAATATATAAAATTAATGGCGGAATCTGATGAAGAACAGGACAGGTATTTGTTAAAGCTAATTGAAGATGGTTTTAAGGCAAAGCTAATGAAAAAGGATATGTCTAAAAAAGAATTGCACTCAATTTTAAAACGGATTGATCTGGAATTGGGTGAGCTTTGGGAAATTAGTGAGAAGCTAAAACAGGCCATGTCATCTTATTATGTTACTGTCCGGGAAATCATCAATACAATTTGGGATGATGAGTGTGGAGGAGACAGCTTAGTTGGAGCAGCAAGGGGGAGCGCAGCAGGTTTTTTAGTAAATTACTTGTTAGACATTACGCAAATTAACCCAATGCAGTACAACCTTCCTCATTGGCGTCACATACATAAATCGAGACCAGATTTGCCGGATATCGATATTGATACTGAAGGATCTAAGCGTCCAAGAATCTTAAAAGCATTAAGGGACAAGTTTGGAGAAAAAAGAGTACTGCAGATTTGCACTTTTGGAACTGAGAAATCTAAATCCGCACTTCAAACTGCTTGCAGAGGCTTAGGAATTGATAATGATATCTCTCAATATTTAAGTGGAATGATTCCATTTGAAAGGGGAGCAAACTGGACTCTCTCCGATTGCTTCTTTGGCAATGAAAAATTAGGTAGAAAGCCTATCAAGGAATTTATTAGAGAGGTCGAGGGATATCCCAATCTGAAAGAAACCTGTCTGAAAATTGAAGGTTTAACTAACAAACGATCTTCTCATGCAGCCGGCGTCCTAATATTCAATGATGAATACACCAAATCAAACGCAATGATGAGGACACCAAAAGGAGCATATATCACACAGTTCAATATGGGCGACAGTGAAGCAATGGGTTCAGTTAAGTATGATCTGTTGACTATTGAGGGATTAGATAAAATTCGAGTAGCCTTAGACCAGCTTATCGAAGACAATCAAATAGAGTCCCAAGGAACTTTAAAAAGAACTTATACTAAGTATTTGCATCCAGATACTTTGGAGTATAACTCTAAGAGAATATGGGAAATGGCTGGCGAAGGAGAAATAATGGATTTGTTTCAGTTTGATACAGAAGTGGGCAACCAATCCGTTGTTAAAGTTAAGCCGAAAAACTTATTGGAAACAGCCGTAACAAATTCTTTAATGAGACTGATGTCAGAAGGGGAAGAACAGCCTGTAGATACATATGTAAGATTTAAAAAAGACATCGACCACTGGTATCAAGAAATGAGAAATTACAATTTAAGTTCAGAAGAAATGGATGTACTTAAAAAACATCTATATAAACCAGAAGAAGGTCTATACGGGATCGCAGATACACAGGAATCAGTTATGATGCTATCCATGGACAAAGAAATTGCTGGGTTTACCATTGAAGAATCTAATAAGCTAAGAAAAGGGATAGCCAAAAAAATCAAAAAAATGATTGATGCAATAAAGACAATGTTTTTTGAGAAAGGGCGAAGCTTGGGAACATCTGAAAACCTTTTAAAATATGTCTGGGAAGTACAATTTAAAAGACAATTCGGATACTCGTTCAGCAGCCTGCATACTCTTGCATATTCTATTATTGCTCTTCAAGAATTGAACCTTAACTATAAGTACAACCCATTGTATTGGAGCACAGCTTGTTTAACGGTCAACAGTGGTGGAATTGAGAGCGAAGAAGATCAGTCCACCAAAAAATCAGCCGCCACAAACTATGGGAAAGTGGCTGCAGCTATAGGGAATATCAGAAAAAGAGGAATTAAAGTTGATTTACCTGATATCAATAGCGCAAATTTTGGTTTTAAAGCAGATACGGAAAGTAACTCTATTATATTTGGATTAAAAGGAATGAATGGAATTGGTGACGATGTTGTTCATCAAATAATTGTAAATAGGCCATACAGTGACTTTGACGACTTCATCGAAAGAATGTTCAAAAGTAGCATCCTTAAAAAAGGACAGATGATCCAACTAATAAAAGGTGGTTGTTTTGATTCTTTTGGTGATAGACAAAAAATAATGAAATCTTTTATTAGTTTGATATCTGAGCCTAAAACCAAACTGACTTTATCGAATTTAAAAATGCTAATCGAAAACAATATTGTTCCCCAGGAATATGCTTTAGAAATTAGATTCTTCCGTTTCAAAGAATACATCAGCAAAAAGGTTTACAAGACAATGAAATCTCCAAAAGACAGGCTTTTCTTATTAGATGATATGTCTTCCGACTTTTACAATCAACATTTCAGTGAAAGCGGAATCGTTGATATGATTAATGGTCAACTTGTTGTATCAGAAAGATTGTTTAAAAAAGAATATGACAGTAAAATGTCCAAAATCAAAAACTGGATATCGACTGAAGAAGCCTTAAGTGGACTTAACAATTGCTTGCTTAAGAAAGAGTGGTCTAAGTATGCCGATGGATCTCTTGGTAAATGGGAGATGGATTCATTGAGTTATTATTATAACGATCATGAACTTGCTGGTGTTAACTTTGCTAAGTATGATATTGCTGATTTCTATGAGTTGCCAGAAGAGCCGATCAAAGGGAAACCATATCAATGGCGAGGAAAAACTCTGTATGAATATGAAACGACTCGAATTATAGGAACCGTATTAGACAGGGATAAAAACAAGCACACCATCACACTCCTTACACCTACAGGAGTGGTTACAGTTAAACAGTGGGCTGGCAGCTTTGGACATTATAATAAACAGATTTCTCGACCTGTTGCCGGCGGCAAGAAAGAGGTTGTTGAGAAGTCTTGGTATACCAGAGGAACTTTGCTCATGTTCACTGGTTTCAGAAGAGGCAACAACTTTATTCCTAAAGTATATAAGAACAGCATCTATAGCCACACGGTCTGTAGAATTGATCATGTTGATAGGAAAGGGAATATCAGCCTAACAACCAAAAGAGCTGAGGCATAGGAGGCAGGATTATCAATAAAAATTTTATGAATAAAAATAAAATAAAAATGAACATTTTCAAGTCCGTTTATGGTATGATGATTTTAATTCCCTTAACCACTTTTTCTTACATAAGTTATGAACAGCATTTACATAAAACAGAGGGAAATGAAGACTTAATAAAAGAATCATTTTATAAGAAGCCTAGACAGATTAGGATCCCATCAAGTGAGAATATTGTCTTGCGGTTATTTAAAAAAGCTCAAACGAACAAAGAACAACAATTAAAAAGGCATACTGAGAAGATTATGTCAGCAAAACTCATTAAACCTAAGCAAAGTAAGAAAAGGCACATGAGAGGAGGTGAAAAGGCAAAGCATAGAGTTTTTAAGAGTAAAAATAAAATTTATATTAAAGAAAAAGAAAACAAGCCACCGGCCGCAAAGGAAACCATCCAGGTTAAGCTGAGTGCTTATATTGCCCACTGCCAAGAAGGATGCACAGGAACAACTAGAACAGGTGTTGATGTTACTCAATCAATCTATTACAAAGGGTATCGTGTTATTGCAACCGATCCAAGTGTCATTCCCCTGAATTCAATTGTTGAAGTGAGCATTGGTGGGAAAACGTTCAAAGCAATTGCAATAGATACTGGCGGCGCAATCGTAGGAAATAAAGTGGACTTGCTTGTAGCAACCGAGCGTGACGCAATTAATTTTGGCAAGCAAAATGGGACAATCTCGATTATTAGTTAGGAGGCGGTTAATTGCCGAAGTTTTGGTCTTATCCAGAAGGGTTAAAAGTCATCATAAATGAGAATGCAAAGAACGCTTGTCCTCATCATGTTGGACGGAAAGGGAAAATTATTGAGTTGCTTCACTCTGCCACATATGATTACGCAGTTAGTGATGAAACAGGTGATATTACATTCTTCAAGGAGCATGAATTAAATCCAGCTAAAGGAGGTTAATTGTATGTTTAAAAAGGGAGAGAAGGTGATTGCTGGTTTCACAGAAGAAATTGGTGTTGTTGCACAAGTTGATAAAGGACATGAGCAATTAGAAGTTGAGTATCCAGACGGCTCATATAGAGTGATTGGCTTCAGCAATGTGAGAAGGGTGGAAGATAAATGACGATGATTATTTTAGAGGGCACTGACTGCTGCTACAAATCAACAGTAGCGGAAAAGCTAAGTAAAGAACTCGGATATCCGGTAATAAAGGGATCCAGCTTTGAATTAGCTAAGAGTGGTAATGAGCACCTGTTTGAACACTTTAACAAGCTTGCCGATGAGGACAATGTAATTATTGACCGATACATATATTCAAATTTAGTTTATGCGAAGAAGTTCAAGGATTACTCAATCTTAACAGAAGAGCAACAAAGGGCAATCGAGGAGAAGGTTAGAGATAAAGCAAAAGTGATCTACTTACATGCTGATCCAAAAGTTATTAAGCAGCGTTTACTTGAACGTGGTGATGAATACATAAATGATCGTGATATTGAGCCGGTATTAGAGCTATACAGAGAAGTTATGAGCAATGCGGAATTACATACATATTCATGGGATACAGAGCAGCGGTCTAGTAAAGAAATTGCTGAAGACATAATCTTTTTAGTGGAATAGGGTGATTTATGAAGAAGGTAATTGCAATTGATATGGATCAAGTTTTAGCTGATTTACTAAGTGATTGGGTAGCCTACATTAACGTCTATGATGATCCTTTTCTAAAAGAGGAAGATATACTGTGTTGGAATATTAGCAAATATACAAATACCCAAAACAATGTTTATAGACATTTGGATTACGAATTGTTCAGAAATCTGGATGTTATAGAAGGAAGTCAGAGGGTAGTTGAGGAGCTGACGAAGAAATATGAAGTATATGTTGTTACTACAGCAACAAACCATCCGGAATCCCTTAAAGCAAAGCTTGAATGGCTTACAGAGAATTTTCCATTCATTCCGCATAGCAACGTTGTGCTTTGTGGCAATAAAAACATAATTAAAGCAGACATCATGATTGATGACGGAATACATAACTTAGAATCATTTGATGGAATAAAGATACTATTTGATGCACCGCATAACAGGAATGACAATAGATTTATTCGTGTTATGAATTGGGAAGAGATTGAACGGAAATTACTTTGAAATATCATTATATTTAGAGTGAAAATAAAGTTAAAAGGAGTGAATTAACACTCCTTAGTAAACTAACGTGCTTCTACTGTAATTTTATAAATCACATAATTGTCGTTAATGTCATACGCATAAACCAGTGCTGTGCCCAATGTTGAATGAGAGGATACGACACCACTGGAACTAATGCTAATAAGGTTGCTTCCAGAAACTATTTCCCACCGGGTGTAACCTTTTAATAGAGATACGTTAGAATTCCTAAGCATGTGGTAATCAACTGTACCGAGCGGATCGCCTAGCTGCTTAACTTGGTCAAATGATTTGACAGGTGTTAGGGCTGAAGCTTGTGATGTGAATGCAGGGAGAGCTAGTGTTGTAAGCGATAGAGCAGAAACAATCAATCCTTTGTAAAACTTTTTCATAAGGATTACCTCCTAGGTTTTGATTGTAAGTACAACCCTAGTCTAACATGTAAAATATTTGAAATGTGTGAAGTGTTTGTGAAACCGATTAAAAGATCAATTTTATTTAGAATAAAAATAAATTATATGGAGTGATTTAGTGAAAGTACTAAGTTTATTTGACGGAATGAGCTGCGGACAGATTGCCCTAAATAAAATTGGCATTACTGATTATGTATATTATGCGAGTGAAATCGAAAAATCGAGTATCGCAGTAACACAAAGGAACTATCCATTCACAATTCAACTAGGTGATATTTTAGAATTAGATGAACAAAAATTAAAAGGATTAAATAAAATTGATCTTTTGCTAGGCGGGAGTCCATGTCAGAACCTCACTATAACTGTAGCTGATCGAGAAGAGCATTTTACAGGATTGGCAGGAGATAAATCAAAATTGTTCTTTGAGTATGTGAGGGCCTTAAAAACAGTTAAGCCCAGGTATTTTTTATATGAAAATGTTGAGAGCATGAAAGAGAAGGATAAAGAAACGATTACTAAGAACTTAGGCGTTGAACCAATAATGATAGACAGTGGACTACTTTCTGCACAGGAAAGAAAAAGATATTACTGGACTAACATTCCAAACGTTAAACAACCCAATGAAAGGCACCAGGTCTTAGCAGATATTCTTGAGGAAAACGTTGATGAAAAATATTATTACAATCTTAATTATGATTTTTATGGGTTGCATAAGCGAGTAGCTGCAAGGCTCGATTTATACAACTATGATATTTTACAAAGGGTATACAGTCCTCATTTTAAAGCTCCAACCTTAACAGCATGTAGAGGTGGTCATAAGCAAAAGAAAGTTATACATAATGATAGAGTTAGAAAGCTTACTCCTCTGGAATACGAGAGACTGCAAACGGTGCCTGAAGGTTATACAAAAGGTGTTGCAGACAGTCATAGATACAACATGCTTGGGGACGGATGGACAGTTGATGTAATAGCTCATATTTTAAGCTACGCTGATTTTTCAACGTCAAAGGGAGTGCAAACAGAAGCGGCAATTTAAATAAAATTTGTCTTTTAAAGAGTAAAAATAAAATATAAGAGGTGGAGTCTGCGGTGAACTATCCAGAAAGCTTAAAAGAGAAAGCCGAAAAGATTAAAGACGAAGTAAGAAGCGGAAAATTAGACGAGGAGAAAATAAAAGCGATTGCTAAGTCTGCAGTTGAACTTTTAAGATCCGAAGAGAAGAGCCATACACATTATGCAGAAGTTGTCGGTGCAATTGCTGCAAACCTAGAAGATTTCTTTAAGTCTTATCTAAAAGAGGATTAATATAACAGGATTAAAAGAAAGGATAAAGGGATGTTTATTGAAAAGGTACTATGTTAGATGTAAAGATCACAAAGACGAAAATACGTCTTTAATAATTGAGGCGTTATCACCTGAACAGGCAAAAGAACAAGCATGTGAAGTACATAAAGTAAGAGATATTTATAATGTGAGTCTGGGAGAAGGAAAGTCAAGGAATTATCTTGAACGAAAATATGCTCCATACATAAAAAATAACAACAGCAAGGCGGTAATTATCTTTTCATAAGGGAGGACGTCCGTGCGCATATCTGATCCAATAAAAGAAACACTTGTGCAAAATATAGATCAACTTAGTAGCAGAGTTGATGAGTTGTTCATTTATCTTGAAAATGAGTTGCCGTCAACATCTGAAAGACAATGGAAAACTATAGACAAAAAATTCGGTGAGATTTTTACTAAATCTAAGGAATTACAAAATTACATAAGTTGTTTATAAAGGTGAGCAATATCCCCTTGATATAAGGACTTCTGTGTTACTTAATATTCAAAATCATCAGTATTTCTTAACAATTATTTATATGATTGGTAGCATTTATTATTGAAAGAAGGTGATTTATGAGATTGTTTGTTTGATGAGTATTGGTGCCAGATGAGAATTATATTTTTACAAAGGGGATATTTTAATGAACAATTTTTATCGAACGATCTTAGCACTAGTTGCCGTATTTGTCCTGGCCTTTTCAACATTTCCTCCGAACAGTGATGCAAAGAGCACAATCTCAACAGATAATGTCGACAAGGATAAAGTAAAATCAGAGGCAGAATTTATTGTAGATCACACTATTGATGTGAGTAAAAAGACTAAGGAAAAACTTCTATCCAAGGCAGAAAAAGCAATTGAAGATGGAGACATTAAGTATCATAAATCAAACGAAAAGGTATTTGATAATGCATCAGTTAGAGCTATTAAGTATGATGATGGTACAGTAACTTATTCAGTTTCTTATTTATACGTGGACACTGAAAAAGTAGACAGAGTTAGCTCATTTAATGTTTCGTTTGATAGCGATATGAATATTGAAGAATACTATGAAGTTGACATGAAGAAAATCAGCAGTACTCAAAACGAAATGACTTATTGGGTTAATGGTGTTAAGGATGAGGACAAGTCTGGGGTCTTTGAAACAAAACAAACTTCAGAAGACAAAGGAAGCTCATCTAACATGATGAGTGCTCAGAAGAGTTGGACTGGGTGCGTATCAGATTGCTTAGGTGATAAAAATATTAGCCAATGGGCAATTACTGGTTTAGCTATTTTATGTGGAGCTGCATGTACAGCTGGTGTTCCAGCAACAGCGGGGACTGCTTGTTATGCTTGTGTAAATTCTGCTGGTATTATTGGTGTAAATGCATTCTTTGATTGTATGGAGAAGTGTAAATGATCAATATCTTGAGTAAAATACTATTTATTTTGTCTGGTTGCGCATTGTTGATCTTTGGGATAATTTTAAAGGATGGATCAATGGCTTTTGGATTGTTTGCCTTATTCTTCATAGCGGCAATAATTGTTCGTGTATTTCATAAACGAACTCAAAACCATTAGCAGCAGCCTTATTGTACTGTAGGGGAGGAAACTCTCCTACTTTTTAAAAAATATTTAGAATAAAAATAAAATAGTTATTGATTAATTGATGAGATGCGAGTATATTAGAAATATAGGAAGCGAGGTGATGCATTGGAGTGTGTTAAATGCAAGGATCACATTGGCGAGATCGTTTATTACATAAGAATAGCTGACCACAAAGATTATAAGGAATATCCGGTACACAAAGAATGTGGGGAAGCAATCAAGACAGAATGTATTGAAAACTGTAAAGACATGAAATTAGAAAAGACATTGGAATACTTGCAACTACTTTAAGAGTAAAAATAAAATATTCCTTTTATCGAGAATCGAGGTGAATGAAATTTCATATTTAGTACTGGGTCTGATCTTATTCGGCTCAATATTCTTAGGTAATGGAATGGCATGCTTGGTTGAGAATAAGAACTTTAAAGAAGGCAGACCATTCTATTTTACGGTTTTCTTAATTGGAGGGTGTTCACTCATTCTTGGAGTTATTCTTACAGTGATATGAACAATGTGAAGGGAAATAGTCAGAAGGCAATATTCATAATTTCCCGGGCAACCGCAGTATACGACAAATTAGAACCAAAGGAGAGAAAAAATTAATGGCTATGATTAAGCATATTACTCACGAAGAGGACATTTTTGAGGTGTATGGAACGAGAAGAAACGATAAAAACCAAGAAGAATTTTTGATTTATAAAAAACATTATGGGGGTTGGAAATGGGTTCCTGTAAGCGATTTTGAGCCATTTGAATAAATTTTAAATGAAATTCGATTTTTATAAAGAAAAGGAGAAAACCATGAGAGACATTACATCCGAATTCACATTAAGGGGAGTAAACAGAAAAACTTTGAAACTCCTAGCAACTAAGAGTGTCGATTATCCAGATACATGGGTAAAGGTGCAAATTGGAGATCAAATGGCAGAAGTAGAGGCTAAGCAACTATTGGTGGCAATAGCAGCATTTAATGAAATGTGAGAAGGGAGGCAACTAAAATGAAGCTCAAAAAAGCAGACTGGGTTATTGTCCGAGAAGCGGAAGAACAAGGCTTAATGGTTGGTATGACAGGTCGAATTGAAAGAAAGCGAACCGATTTAAACAATGAATTAAGTGATTATTTTAGAAAACAACTCCCCGGTTATACTGGTAGCTATGATGAAAATGAAGGGGAAGAAATCCTATATTCAATTAACGAATACATAGCAGAAAACAAAATTGATATGTACCCTTTAGACTTTCCAATTACAGATGGAACAGATGTTTATTTGATTCCTATAACCGAAAATATTCAATTAAAAGTAATTGTGACAGATGAATATCATGGCAGTGGCGACTATTCAAAATATGTTATGGCAGATTTCTTCTTGATCAATGACAAGGCAACTACGAAAGACGTTGATACACTCCTTCAATTTGTAAAGAAACATCTTTTACAAGGAGGTGAATAAGTGGTACGCCATAAAGCAACATTTGAAGGGAAGGTAATTAAGAAAAGTTGGACATTAGGTTTGTGTGATGCCCTTGTCCCAATTGAGCAGCAATGTGAATACCAGCCATTTTTTGAAGGGATCATTGACTTAGACCCAATTGAAATCGAAGGGAAAGTGTATATCCCAGGGTTTAACGAATACGTAGTCGTAACAGACAGGCAGCGCAATACAAAAAATGAATGGACATATCAGACTGACAAGGTAATTAAAACAATTGAAGATAAAGAGAGCCTTGAAAAAGCGATTCAAACACAAGAAAAAATAGAGAAATGGAATCAGCAAGTTAAAGAAAACTATGAACGCTTTAAAGAGGAAGAAAAACGTAAAACTTTCTGGTGGAAGAGGTTTTGGTTTTCTAAATTAAAGAATGACAAAGGGGAATTTTGAATGAATAATATCAAACTTAATTATAAGGTTGGGACTGCATTAAAGGAGTTAGTCAAAACGATTGGAAAAGCTGAGCTTTATAAATTTGAAAATTTATTATGTCATTACAAACACAGCAATAAGTATGAGGGAGAAACTCAAAAACAAATTTCAACAGTCGTTGATTTTGTAAGAAGTTCAGAGAAAAATCGAATTGCATACTATAATGCTTTATCTAATGATTTTACGGTATTAGAAGAGGAGGACTACAGCGGAGAGCTGTCTTATGATTTTTATAAAAATGAAGGGGCGGCTGTCTTCATTAAAGGAAAAATGGTTTTTGGAATTCATCCCGACAACCTTCACAATAATTTAAGGGCTTTGGAAAATGGAGATTTAAAAATAAAGTGGTGGCAAATATATTGTCGTAATGAAAAAAAGGAGGCATCTGAAAATGATTAAATCTCAGAAAGTTAATGTTTTTAGAGAGACGTTACATTGTGATGAATGTGATGAAGCTCCAGAGCTTGTATTTTCAAATATGATGCTCACATCAAACCCGCCGAAGTATCCGTTTCAATGCCCATTGTGCATGAAAAAAGTTTATATGAAAACAACCTATCCAAAGGTTAGATATGAAGCAGTTGATTGAAATTTAATTAAAAGTTTTATTTTAAACCGATTTTGCAAAATGAGAGTCAGATATGATCTTAAAAGAAATTGCTTTATATGAAGAAACACTAAATAAACATTTGCCAAATGAAACAAAAATGGTTCTTCATTACAGAAATGTAGAGGCAACTGAAAACGAAGATAAAATCACATTAAGGTTTGGTATTGATTCATTGGTGTATAAATGGCTTGAACTAGGCGGGGTATTAAAGGGTTCTTATAAAATGAAAATGACAAGCTTAGAGGATGAAACAAAGGAGGTTAACGTGAAAATCGAAAAAATCCAAACGAACTCAGACAGAGGTTTGGCGGTGGAAATAGAATTTAATGTACTCAGTCCATTTCGGAGCATTGAGGGCGTAGCTGGCATTCATTCGTTCTCCATAAAAGGATGATTTTAAGGAGTTGATTAGACATTAGTATAAGTCAAAGGCAGTCTCAACGTATTCGAGAAGCTCTGATAAATTCAAACACAACTGCTGAGGAAATTGGAATGGATAAGGCATTATCAGAAGTTCTCAATCTACTCAAGAGAAGAATTTTGGAGCTGGAAACTTTGTATTATCCAGAGTGGGAATATGAAAATGCAAAAGTGAAGCTTGAAGAGCTTAGAAAAATGGTGAATAGAATTAATGCACTTCGAGGAACCGGGAAGGATGAACAAAATGAATTTGAAAATGCAGGAAGCGGTTTTACATCTCAACAAATATGACAGCAGTTCAAAAAGTGCTCAAGATGCACAGAAGTTGTTGAATGCTTTAAAGGATACATACGATGTAGTCGGTTGCCGGTTTAGACATTATAAAGGCGGTCTGTATAAGGTTATTGGAGAGGCTATTCACACTGAAACAGAAGAAAAGCTGGTTATATATGAAGACCATGACGGAGTTCTTTGGGCAAGACCTAAAGAAATGTTCTTTGGAAAAGTGATTATTGATGGTAAAGAGATTAAGAGATTTACAAAAATAGATTAGGAGTTGATGAAAATGAATAAAAAATATGGACTTTATTGCATGGGAACACTTGTCAACACTTATGATGACGCTATTGAGGCGCATAATGATGCTGTGTTTGCTCAAGAAGAAAGCGGAGTACCGCATGAGGTAAGAGAAATTGAGGAAGTAACTGATTTAAACGAATTTAAATTTAAGCTATCAGAAGAAGCTATTGCTGTAGTCAGCAATACTGTATACACAGCAAGAATGAATCATAATACTGAACAATTCGAAATAACAGACTCTACAACCGACAGTACTCTTACTTATGCAAAATCAGATATAGACAAGTACATCAAAAACAATGTTTTGGTTTTAGTTTAAATAAAATCACAGTTTTAAAGAATGGAGAGAAGGCATGAATAAAAAACAATTAGTAGAAGTATTGAGGACATCCTTACCAAGTAAAAGAATTTTAGATTTAGTTGACCTGGGTATAGTGCAACTCTTGGGTGAACCACTCCTTTTAAAAGTGAGATCGGGCTATTCGTTATCTCAAACTGGATTAATAGAGTGGAATGAAAACAAAGGCTGTCATTACAACTATAACGAACTTTCCGGGAAAAAAGTCATTTTTGGATTCAATGCCTTTAATAGAAGAGGACAAGAGGCGATTGAAAAATATTTGGCGACTTATAAAAATAATTAAAGGAAGGAGAAGTTATATGAGTGCAACAAGAAAGTGGAGAGATTTGAGAAGCAAGTTAATTGGATATAAGGCATTCGGTAAGTTCAGTGATTTTGTTATTGACCAAATTCTCAATGATATGGATGAGTTGGACGTAAGGCACGAAAAAGGTAAAAACAAAAAATAGAGAAAAGGGAGTTGTGGAATGGGAGCTACTAAACAGTTATACGTGAAGCGTAGTGACTTGGTGAATTTAGATGATGCGAAAGATAATACGAAAATACATTTGCAAAATGGTGAGTCGTTTATGGTTTTTAAGGGAGAGCTTATTGCAACTGACTTAGATGGCAACCAAATGGTTATCCCGCAGAGTCAAAAGCATAAATATGTACCAGTTGATTTGGAGATGGAGGACTTATCCCCTCTTAGAGCTAAGATGGCCAAAGGCTATGCTGAGATGGCTGAGATCAATTTAGAAATGTCTGAAGCATTCCATTATGCTGAAAATGAAGCAGAAACAACCACGAATAGCTTAGTTAACGGGGAATATAAAGAATATTGATTATTACATATGAAAGCAAGACAGGTAATGTGAAAAGGTTTGCTCAAGCATTACAAAGGGAGTTAAACTTCGATGTCATTGAAATAACAGATGACTTAATTGTTGAAGAAGAATTCATACATATTACATATACGATAGGCTTTGGGGAAGTACCTGAAAGGACTTGGCATTTTATTATTAAGAATAAAAATAAAATAAAAGGAGTTGTTGTGAGTGGTAACAAGGTTTGGGGTGATAACTATGGTTTAGCTGGGGACAAGCTTTCAGCAATGTTCCATGTACCATTGTTATTAAAGTTTGAACTAAGTGGAACAAAACAAGACTTGCAGAAGATTAATCGGGAGGTACAACTTATTGACAAACACAATACCAAAGTGGATCAAGCTCAATAATGAGATCATGATTCAGAAAGACGGGAAGTTTCAATTTGAGAAGGATAAGGAGGCAGTACACAGTTACTTTGTTGATTACATTAATCAAAACACAGTCTTTTTCCATGACTTAAAAGAAAAACTGGATTACCTGATTAAAAACGATTATTACGAAGAAGAATTCTTAAGTAAATACACATTTGAACAGATTAAATCAATTTATAAAATTGCTTACAGTTACAAATTCAGATTCCCATCTTTCATGAGTGCCTTTAAGTTCTACAATGACTATGCATTGAAGACAAACGACAAAACAAAGATTCTGGAAAGATATGAAGATCGCGTCTCAATTGTAGCTTTGTATTGTGCAGATGGTGATTATGAAAAGGCTGTTGAGGAAGTACACGTCATGATGAAACAAGAATATCAGCCGGCAACACCTACTTTTCTAAATGCCGGACGTAAGCGTAGAGGTGAAATGGTGAGCTGCTTCCTACTTGAAGTGGGAGACAGTTTGAATGATATTTCACGGGCGATCGATATTTCCATGCAGCTGTCTAAAGTGGGTGGTGGCGTAGCGCTTAATCTAAACAAATTAAGAGCCAAAGGTGAAGCGATAAAAGACGTAGAGAATGCAACTAAAGGTGTCGTAGGTGTTATGAAGCTATTGGATAATGCTTTTAGATATGCAGATCAGATGGGTTGATTTGGCCCCTTTCGTCAGTAATGGCGATCGAAAACCTCTTTAATTCATGGGAACTCCTACAAGGACAATCATGAGCGAAGCTAGACTAAAGTCTTGAACGTGCAACGACTAGCCGAAAGGCGTAGGCTGCAAGCTATTGGCAGTCGAAACAGGAGGCACCCTCTTAGGGTGAAGATATAGTCTAACCTTCATGGTAACATGAAGCAGCCATATGGCGGGGCGTGCTTAGCGAACACGTCTGAATGGTCTGCAAAGACAAGGATCAGGAGCAGCTTATCTAAGTGTATTCCATCCCGATATTATAGACGTCCTTGATACCAAAAAAATTTCAGCAGATGAGGATGTCCGAGTTAAAACACTATCCATTGGTGTAGTGGTTCCTGATAAATTCATTGAATTGGCAAGAGAAGATAAGGACTTTTACATGTTCTATCCTCATTCAGTTTACAAAGAATATGGACAGTATCTTGATGAGATGGACATCAATAAAATGTATGATGAGCTTGTTGAAAATCCAAGGGTTAGAAAAGCAAAGGGGAATGCTCGGAAGCTGTTGGAGCAATTGGCCATTCTGAGAAGTGAATCTGGCTATCCTTATATTATGTTTGCTGACAATGTAAATAAAGTGCATCCAAATGAACATATTTCAAAAGTGAAGTTTTCTAATTTGTGTTAACTGTAGCACCTTCGGTCAGTAATGATCGTAGCAAACCCGTCTAAACGGTGAAACTCTATTCAATAGACAATACCGTGCTAAACCGCACCTTGCGGAAATGCCGAACGACTATCGAAACCACGCATACGCGTAAGGGAGTAGAGTACATCGCAAGCATATGGCGATGGAAACGGCGGGCGGCCTTATAGGTCGATGATATAGTCTATTCTTACGAGTGATCGTAAGCAGTTCATAAAAGAACGGACGAGAGTGTTGCGCCTTTCGTTGAATATTAAAGTCAGAAGTACTCCAAGCATCACAAGTGTCAGTTTATACAGATTACGATCAGGAAGATGAAATTGGATTAGATATCTCATGTAATCTTGGATCCATGAACATTGTAAATGTAATGAGTAACCAATCAATTGCTTCAACGGTCAGAATAGCAATTGACTCACTGACAACTGTCACAAGGAAAACAAACATTGTAAATGCCCCAGCTGTTGCGAGAGCAAATACACAAATGCGATCAATTGGTCTAGGGCAGATGAACCTGCACGGTTTTCTAGCTCAAAATAAAATTTCTTATGAAAGTGAAGAAGCTAAGGACTTTGCTAATACATACTTTATGATGGTTAATTTCTACTCCCTGCAACGTTCAATGGAAATTGCAAGAGAAACAGGGGAGACGTACTACAAGTTTGATGGATCAACCTACAAAAAAGGTGAGTATTTTGATAAGTACGTGACAAATGATTATAGCCCTAAATATGAAAAGGTTAAAAACCTGTTTGGAGATCAACATATTCCTAACATTGAAGATTGGATGAAGCTTAAAGAGAATGTTATGAAATATGGCTTGTATCATTCATACAGGCAAGCTGTTGCACCTACTGGAAGCATCTCATATGTTCAATCATCTACGGCCGGTGTAATGCCTATTATGGAGAGAATTGAGGAACGTACATACGGAAACAGTAAGACATATTATCCAATGCCAGGTTTATCGGCTCAAAATTGGTTCTTCTATAAGGAAGCTTATGATATGGACATGTTTAAGGTAGTTGATCTTATTGCAACTATACAGCAGCACGTCGATCAAGGGATTTCATTTACACTTTTCTTAAAGGATACGATGACGACGCGCGATCTAAACCGGATTGACTTATACGCGCATCATAAGGGGATTAAAACGTTGTACTATGCGCGAACAAAAGACACTGGACAGGATTCATGCTTAAGTTGTGTTGTTTAAACGAAGAGGAGGCGAAGATATATGCGAAAGGTTAAAATCGAAGGTTACGTGATTTATAACGAGGATGAGTTAATTCATGGATCATGTGTAACGCATGAAATCGATCATTGGTTGTTCAGTCAGACGGATTTTCCGCATGAGTGGGTGTTCAAAGCTGTATCGGATGAAGAAGTATTTGTTGAAGAGGAGGACAACTAAGATGACTGATAAAATTTTGTTACTAAACCTTGTTATACGTGGATTTGACCATGCAGTTGAGGTATGTGAGGCAGCTTTCGGCTATGAGGGCGTTGCATGGGAGCAAGTGAAAAATTCAGGAGACATTTCTACGCTACTTCAATGGCTTGTGGAGGATGGAGCAGATGCGGATATTTTAGAGCGTAAAGATCAGGAGCACAGCGTAAATGACTGATAGAATTTATGACGCAGCAAACTGGTCAAAGCATGAAGATGATTTCACCCAAATGTTTTACAACCAAAACGTAAAGCAGTTTTGGCTTCCGGAAGAGATTGCTTTAAACGGCGATATCCTCACATGGAAGTACCTCGGGAAAAACGAGCAGGATACTTATATGAAAGTGTTAGCTGGGTTGACGTTGTTGGACACAGAACAAGGTAACACTGGCATGCCTATAATTGCTGAACATGTAGATGGACATCAAAGAAAGGCAGTTTTAAATTTCATGGCCATGATGGAAAATGCTGTTCATGCAAAGTCTTACAGCAACATCTTTCTTACATTAGCTCCAACCGAGCAGATCAACGAAGTGTTTGAATGGGTTAAAAACAATAAATTTCTTCAAAAGAAAGCAAAAACAATTGTTTCAATTTATAAAGCAGTTCAGAAAAACGAAGATATTTCCTTATTCAAAGCAATGGTTGCGTCTGTGTTTCTGGAAAGTTTCCTTTTCTACTCAGGGTTTTATTATCCACTTTACTTTTATGGACAAGGGAAACTTATGCAGAGCGGGGAGATCATTAACCTGATTATTTAATAGTCCCTTTTGTCGGCAACGGCAAATGTGAACCTCTCTAATTGCTGGAAAATCCTTTTTAGGACAATCAGCAGCGAAGCTATGCGAACCCAAAGGAGGTGAAAATGATAAGGAAAGAAGTCGAAGAAGCGCCTTGGTGGATAACGGAAACGGGAGTTATCATATCAAAAAAATTAAAGAAACCAAGAAAGACATTTATTACTCCACATGGTTATGAAATGATAGGATACACGCATCCGAAAAAAGGAACACAGAACTTTTTAGTACATAGGTTAGTCGCAAAATATTTTATTAATGAAATACCAAAAGGAATGTTTGTAAACCACATAGATGGAAATAAACTAAACAATCACGTTCGGAACTTAGAGATAGTTACACCTAAAGAAAATACTCTACATGCAATGAAAATTGGATTAATGTCAGGACAACCTGGAGAAAGTAATTCAATGTCAAAGCTCACAGACTCAGAGGCAACAAATTTAATCTATGATTTGCTTGCTGGAATGAATAATGTTGAAGCAGGTGAAAAATACAGCCTTCATCCTCGTTACGTTAGTCTGATTCGACATAAAAGAAGATGGAAGACTTTATGGGATCGCATAGAACGTTCAACGACTATCGCATAGGCGGCGAAATTCCGCAAAACGAGTAGGGCGCAAGCTATTGGCGTGGGTGAGAACCCCTTAAATCGAAACGGGAGGCATCCTACAGGGATGATGATATAGTCTGCTCCTTACGGTAACGTAAGGCGGTTGCATCAGGGCAACGAGCTGAGAGTAGCGAACTCGGTTGAACTAAGGGTATTAGAGACGAAGCGATTCACGGCGTTTATATCGGATTGTTAGCTCAAGAGATATACAAGAAACAAACGCCTAAGAAGCAAAAAGAAATGTATACATGGGCTTTAAGCTTGCTCCAGGATCTTTATGAAAATGAACTGGAGTATACAGAAGATGTCTATGATCAGGTTGGTCTAGCTCCAGATGTAAAGAAATTCATCAGATACAACGCAAATAAAGCTTTAAACAACCTTGGGTTTGAACATTGGTTTGAGGAAGAGGATGTTAACCCAATTGTTATTAATGGATTAAGCACTAAAACCAAATCCCATGACTTCTTTTCAACTAAAGGAAATGGATACAAAAAAGCAACTGTTGAACCATTAAAGGATTCTGATTTCATTTTCGATAACAAAGGAGATACTCAATGAAACTAATCAAACTTGAGCAACCGGATTGCAACCCCTGTAGAATGGTATCTAACTATTTGAAAGATATGGGTGTAGAGTATAATATTATTAATGTAATAGAAAACCCTGAAGTAGCAGCAGAATATGGAGTGATGGGAGTTCCAGTTACAATTCTTATTGATAGCAAGGGAGGTGAAGTAAAACGCAGTACTGGTTTTAAACCTGAAGAATTAGAAGATTTAATTTCCAAATTATAAAAACTATTTAAAAGGAGAGGAAATAAATGACTATTGAAAAACTTAATATTAAATTTTCCAGAGATGAAGGCGGAGCAAAAACAACAATGGAACAAATCTATGACAAAGTAAACGAAATTGTTGATTTCTTGAATGAAAATAATGATGTTAAAACTGATCAGAATTTAAGAAATCAAATTACCGAAGGATTGACGAAAATTTCAAATACAGTTCAAGAAGTAAAAGATACTATTTCCAAAGAGGAGTCAGAATGACATTTCAAATTAAAATCAAATATCTAGACGAAACTCAAACGAGAATTAGCAAAATTGAGCAAGGGGATTGGATTGATCTTCGAGCAGCTGAAGATATCACAATCAAAAAGCATGAATTCAAACTCATTCCATTAGGAGTAGCGATGGAGCTACCAGAAGGATATGAGGCTCATGTTGTTCCACGTTCAAGCACATTTAAAAACTTCGGCATTATTGAAACAAACTCAATGGGTGTTATCGATGAGTCCTACAAGGGAGACAATGATTTCTGGTTCTTTCCGGCTTATGCATTACGGGATACAGAAATTAAAAAAGGGGATCGTATCTGTCAGTTCAGAATTATGAAGAAGATGCCTGAAGTTGAATTGATTGAGGTGGATCATCTTGGCAACGATGACCGAGGTGGTCACGGATCAACTGGAACTAAGTAAGTAACATACTTGGCTGTGTATACGATGACTAGATATACCATGTCGTAGAATAACACAGCCAAGTATTCAAATTAGTGGGTTTCTACAATTGAATTGATATCTACAAATTCGTGAAAAAGCTCGTCTTTGGTATATCCTGTGTATTCTCTGTTTTGAAAGTCGTATCCAATAATACTTAGAGGTTCCCCGAATTTACTTGTACCCGAAAAGCCAGACGGCCCAGCTTCTGTATAAAAAATAATTTTAACGGGTTCGCTTTTAGAGAAAAGGGAGATGAAATTTTGAGCAATTCCTTTAAACCCTTTTGAATCTCCTTTAGTGATCTTATCGATTTCGACCACAATTTCACTAACTGAGTTTTCAGCGCTAGTGCCATGATAGGAAGCATCGTCGTAAATATGAAGAATTTTCTTTTCGATTTCATAGACGTATTTAAATTGACTTTTTTGATCGAAACCAGCTTCGTAGATATAGCCTTCAATGGTATTTTCAGTATTGTGTCTAGTAACTTTCATCTATTAACCACCTTTGTATGAATTTTATAATAATTAAATTATACCAAATGATTGACACTTTGAGGTAATGCTAACCCTTGGATTTTATTTAAAAAAGAAAGGAGATTAGAATATGGTTAAACTTCTTAAAATAAACAAATTAGAAGAAATGGTTAAATACGAAGACCCTAACACATCAAATGTTCACCACGGAGGAAAGCAATGGACAAGAGGAGTCCCCATTGTTCTTGTTACTAAAGAGGATCGAGCCTTTGCAATTAATGAGTGGGTGTATATCAACAATAATGGTGAATTAGTTTATAACAAAAAAAAGAATCTATGGTGTCAAGGATGGGACTGGTATGACAAAGGTAAATCGCATATTAAAGAGGTTTTTGTAGTCATAAATAAATGAACATCTCTATAAAAGAAGACTTTTATCTAAACAATAAGGAGGAAAAAGACGATAAACAATAACAATTATAAAGATTTGCAAGCAAAATATACGACATGCTCTTCAGGAATGGTCTGTGTTTAGGATTTATTCAAAAACATGGGCTTGAAGATGTGTTTTTGGAGCATATGAAACAAGTTGTAGCTTATGAAGAAGACCAAAGGTATAGAGTTGCAGCAGTTAATTTTTTGAGTTTATTAGAATCAAATTAAAACAAAAAGGAGATTTGAAAATGAAAATTTCAATTAAAACAAGGCTAAATCCGACTGATCAATATAAGGTTGACGACTTTATTAATGCATTTAAGAACTTGCCGCCAGAAATAAGAATTCAGCTTTCTATGGACAATGGGAACAGTTGGCTGTTAGAACAAGTGTCAGTGAAAACAGAAAGAATCCTTCTTGATTGTTTACAAGAAGAAATTAAAAATATTGATAATCACCCTCTTTATTCTCATGCCACTTCATTAGGGCAAACTGTATTCCACAATACTCATGAAATTGTCGATGTTGTCAAAGAGTATGTGAAGAAAAATGGATAAACATATAGAGAAAATACAAGCCCATCTAAAAGAAATAGAAAATTTTAAACAAGGCCTCCAATTATTCAATGAAGATGAAGAAGAATATATAAGCTTATTAGCTAAGATTCAGGAGCAATTTTATTTTATATCCGACGAAGCAATGGAGGTCTTTAAAGAACTAACATTACAAATAAGAAATACAGGTCAGAAAAGAATTCAACGGGGAATTGACCAGTTACCTCATGCAATCAAAGAAAGTGTAAGTGAAGAAATCAAAGACATGAAGAGAGCCGGCGAGCTTTTTGATTGATGTTTGAATTTTAAACATGCCTATATAAACAGTGACAAGTATCGATTGGGTGTGAGCTTAAATACAATACATTGAATACTTTGAACAACTGGAGGTCTTAATGTGTTTAGACAATATCCAATATGGTACACACCGTCGCTGTATACTTTGAATTACTTGCCACAATTTTCACCATACATTGCTTACTTGAATAGTGCTGAACGATGTTTTCAACAATGTATGTACCAAACTCATGGTAATGCTGAATGGTGTCATAGAAACTGCTACGGCCCAATCTATCGATAAACTTAAACAGAGCAGTTGGATTTAATTCCTCTGCTCTAAAAAATAAAATAAGGAGATGTATTGTAATTACATACTTTACGTTATTACTTGCAGCATACTTATTTGCATTAAACATTAATGAAATTAGATTGATTATTCGAGGAGAACAGAACGTATACGCTAAAGTTACGCATATGCTTTCTAACACACCGTATAAAGATCTGAAGAAAAATAAGAACTTAGTGTATGTCATGACATTGTTCAAGGGGATTTCGTTCATTATCCCCTTGGCTACTATTGGATTGATTACGCACGGTAACTTGCTAATGTTAGCTTGGACAGCCTTTGCTTTAATTTATACCGGTTTAACAATGTTTAAAATTCTTGATGTTATGGAAGGTGACTCAAACAATAAGCAAAACAAGTTCGTGTACATGTTGTTTGTTTGCGGTAATATTGTCTTCGTGGTTAACTTTATTATCAGTTGGTTTAGATAAAGGAGAATAGAATTATGACTCAGTTTGATATGCAGTACAACACAATCATAAATGACATAATTAATAATGGAGTATCTGACGAAGAATTCGATGTCAGAACCAAATGGGATACTGATGGAACACCAGCACATACATTAAGTGTAATCAGTAAGCAAATGCGTTTTGATAATTCCGAAGTGCCAATTTTAACGACTAAAAAAGTCGCCTGGAAAACGGCGATCAAGGAATTACTTTGGATCTGGCAGCTTAAATCAAACAATGTTAACGAATTAAACAAGATGGGCGTGCATATCTGGGATCAATGGAAACAAGAAGACGGTACGATCGGCAATGCCTATGGCTATCAGCTTGGTAAGAAGAACAGAATACTAAACGGAGAAAAGGTTGATCAGGTTGATTATCTTCTTCATCAGTTGAAAAATAATCCATCATCACGCAGACATATTACTACGCTTTGGAATCCTGATGAATTAGACTCGATGGCATTGACGCCCTGTGTTTATGGTACTCAATGGCTTGTAAAAGGCGGGAAGTTGCATTTAGAAGTTTTCTGTCGCAGTAATGATCTCGCGCTCGGGAATCCGTTTAATGTATTCCAGTACAATGTATTGCAGCGTATGATTGCTCAAGTTACTGGATATGAGCTAGGTGAGTATATCTTCAATATTGGAGACTGTCACGTGTACACTCGTCATATAGACAATTTAAAAATTCAAATGGACAGAGAGCAATATGAAGCACCTGAACTATGGATCAATCCAAACGTAAAAGACTTTTATGATTTCACAATTGATGATTTCAAATTGATTAATTATAAACATGGAGACAAGCTTTACTTTGAGGTAGCAGTATAATGCTATCTCTTATTGCTTGCTGCGACAAATCAATGGCCATCGGGTATGAGAATAATTTGCTGTACCATATTCCTGAAGACATGAAACGTTTTAAAGAACTCACTACAGGAAAGCTGTGTATACAGGGAAGGCTTACATACGAATCGATCGTAAATATTACAGGTAAATCACTTCAAAATCGAAGGAATATCATATTGACTAAAAATAAGGATTTCAAGCCTGATCATTCTTCATTTGTTTATCATTCGATTGATGATGTATTAAAGCTCATACGAGGACAATTGGATACAGATGAAGAAGTAATGGTCATCGGAGGAGGCACTATATACGAGGCATTCTTGCCACATGCTGATAAGGTTTATTTGACGATTGTTGACTCAGTTGCTGAGAAGGCAGATTCATATTTTCCAAGGTTAAATGATGATTGGAGAGTAATTGAAAAGGATCACAGGAAAGCACACAACAATACCACATTTAATTATTCATTTGTGACTTACTCAAAATAAATTAAGAATAAAAATAAAATAGTTATAGACTTTTGAGAAGTTGAATGATAAGATAAAGACAAGTTAAAAGCTTGTCTTTTTTTACATACTTTAAGAATAAAAATAAAATAACAAATAGGAGTGACGATATGAAAACTGCAACAGAATACCTTGTTTCCATTTCAAAACCTCTTGTAGCAATTGAGGAGACTAAACAACGACTTCAAAATGAAATTGATAACCTTTATAAAGAGCTAGGGAAAGTTGATAAAGAGCTCAATGAATTTTATCACAAGCTAGAAGAGAACAAATTTAATGCTTCAGAGGGATATCACCTTTCGTTAAAAGGTCAAAAGATATTGAGAAAGCGAAGAAGCCTAAAACAAGAGCTCCAATTACTGAACACGCTTTTCGGCAGCTTAAACAATAACGGATGGACTCTTGAATCACTAAAAATTGCAGAGTATAAAATTAGCAAAAAGAAAAACAAGCATTTACAGTATGAATCAGTTTAAAACCATAATCCACATTCACATTGTGAATACATATTTAATCCTTATAAGGAGGTGACGGATTGCAGCAAAAAGAGCGAGAATTGTTGTCAAAGAAAGAACAGCTTGAAGTTGATGTTTTAGAAAAGGAAATAGCTTTACTCCGGCTAGAAGTGGAACAAGAAGATTCCAATCTCCACAAAATTGGGGAGATCGGTGTACTCAAAGATTTTCTTTTATACATAAAGAAATACAGAGCAATGTTTACTGTGCAGCAAGCAGAAGAAATTAGAAATATGGATGACCGAATGAAAGAAATTATCAAAGTCCATGATGAACGAGTTATGGTTGATGAAGCAGCTTTAGAGGGGTTTATTGAGGAAATTGAGGATCAAATTAATTTAATTGTAAGTGGAGGAGATAAGGAATGGAAAGCGTGAATCAAACGGCTATTGATAGTGCGAGCACAGTATTCGAAAAGGTAGGCGAGGATTATATCGGAAGCAAGTCGAGGTTCGGCGATATTCTAATCGGGGCGCCATATTCGGAAGCATTCGTAAAAGCCTACGCAAACGAACGAAAAGATGTCCTCGTGATTCCGCAGACAATTGAATATACTGCGTTTCTCCACAACGAGGAAATGAAGAAAGTCGCTACACAAGGTCAGGCTCCGATTGTTAGCGCCCAAGCCCGCCGTGATGAAATCGTTGAGCAGGCGAAGGCGGACGTTGAAAAACGGATCACGAATAACGCGTTAGATCGCGTCGTTTATTTCGTTCTTAATCGTATCAAACGTACCGTTGTTGCGCTAATTAAAGGGGAGTATTCCGGTAAAGTCTACGCAAAAGGAATCGCCAAAGCCGCACCTAACGACTGCTTCAACGTTCACATCGGAAAGGCGATTGCGCTAAGACGTGCGCTATGCTTGGCGGTGCCAGACGAATACTTGAACGCTCCGCAGCCGACTGAGGTTCGTGTAGGCGATGTTATAGAAGTTACATTAGATAGCGGAGAAATAGAGAAAAAGCCGGTTATTTCTTTAAAAGCAGGAAGTCTAAATGTGCATTTGCCGGGTAGGATTATACAGTACCCATCGCATTATGTAAAAATCATCAACGACTCAGGTGAAGAGGTGGGAGGTGAGTGACGTATCATAGACGCCTGAAGACGGAGGTGTTTAAAAAGTATAGCGGATATGATTGGACTTGCGATGGAATGTTTGAAAAACCAAGAGTGAAAGGCAGCGATAAAAGAAAGCGATCGAAGCATGAGCGAATAATCCGAAAAGTGATGGATAAAAAAGAAATTAGTTATTACGACTAAGTTAATATAAAATCTGTATTTTATGGGAAGGAGCAGTAGCTATGGAGAAAATCAATGGCAGGTATAGGATTAAAATACCTTGTCCAAAGGGAATTTCAGGATGTGCCGTTTGTCATTATTTGTGGATAGACGAAGATGCGTATGACCAGATTTTCGATTGTTATTATGATTACTATGGCAAAAAACCAGACCCAACATCTGCGGTTCAAATACATAAACACCTGCCGAGAGATATTCATTTGCTAGCAGAAGAATGGGGATGGAATGACACAGAGGTCAGAGAAAAAATTAATAAATGGTTGAGAAAAGAATTTAGCAGTTTTGATGATCTAGGTGTACGGGTTTAGGAAAGGAGCATATAGAGAGAGGGAATTGCTCCCCTCATAAATTAATGAAATTGGCCATTCATACTTTGTTGAGCTAATCGAACTAAACGTTTTGTGATCATGAACAATAAACAAAGGAGTGAAATGTATAGGAATTATTAAAGAACAAAAGATTGAGGTCAGTTGGAATCCTATGACATCGAGCCATTATCAAAAACTAGGATATGAATTTACCTTCTGGAGGGATAAATTTCATGTGCCATATTATCATTTACCACTTACTTCTGAAAAAACGGTTTTAGTTTCTTGTGATAAAGAGAAATGCACAAATGTTAAGTCGGTTAAATATGAGGAATTTAACCGGTTGTACAAAAATAAAAAATACGAATGTAAAAGACATAGCCATTCTTATTATAAGGGTAAAGCAAGGGAAAGAGGATTTATTTTAACATCAGAATACAAAGGTGTAAAAGGTAAAGTTGATTTGATCTGTTTAAAGAATGGTCATAAATCAACAAAATTGTGGTCTCAAATTAATAATGGATCTAAATGTTTAAAATGTCATCAGGAAAGCCTGAAATTGAGCATTGATTATATTAAAGAGGAATTCTTAAAGAAAAACCTATTGCTCTTATCAAATGAATACGCCAACGAAAAGAGCAAGTTAGCTTTTAAATGTGAGAATGGACACTATGGAGAAATTGCGTGGAACTATTTTCAACAAGGAGGGGGATGCCAGCAGTGCTATAGGAAGAGTCGATTTAGAGAAGGTAATCCGAGGTGGAATAAGAATAAAACTGATACTCAGAGGATAAATGACAGAAAGTATCATGAATATTTACAGTGGAGAAAGAAAGTTCTACAGAGGGATGATTACACATGTCAAAAATGCTGGCTTAAAAAGAAAAAATATTTAACTGCTCACCATATCTATAATTATATGGAGCATAAAGATATTCGACTAGAAGTTGATAACGGGTTGACCTTGTGTGATTCTTGCCATGAACATTTTCATAATACATATGGATACACTAACAACAATTATATGCAATTGTTTATGTACTTAAAAGAAAGGGGGATGAAGTAGCGAAGCAATATGAAAGGGTATATTTCACGTATGGTAATCATGATCTTTATTTACTCAGCAAAAATCAGCAACGAAAATACTCAGATTCATTGGGAAGGTTAAATGATTTAATTCAAAAGGCTGCAGATATCAAGAATGTCACTCCATTGATAAAGTCAACGGATACATACAAAGGGAAAATCTTTGCTGGAGATGTTATGTGGTATCTTCCTAAAGGAAAAGAAGGATGGGATTTCTTCAAAGGAGTCTCAAATGACTCAAACTATATCAGTCTTAATGGATACAGCAAAGAAGATGCGGTAAGAGCAATGTGGAAAGAATCAATGGACTGGTATGATACCCTTCAAAACACTCACATTGATGTATTTGTTTCGCATGTCCCTCCTGTTCACAATCCATATTCACCATTTGAGCCTAACAGCTGCTATATGGTCGATTTGCCTTTCATTAATGCTGAACATTGGGTTTGTGGACACGACCATTTACAAGCCGAGTTTGATAAAGAAGGAACGAGCTTTCACATGAACTGCATTGGATATCCGTATGACTACGATATGTACCCAAGAGTAAATGAGATACCAGGCAATCAAGTTGATACGTATAAAACGTTTGAGCTGAAGACATTTGAGGTCAAATGAAATTCTAATTTTATTTAAAAGGGGGAGTGATAATATGTTTAATGTTTCAAAAGCAATTAAGGAAATGTCAAAAGAAAGTGCTACCGTTGTAGATAACAGCATATTAAATGAAGTTGGTGAGATTCTTAATGGCTTAAATGTTGATTTCACAACAGCAAAAATAGATAGAAAAACAACGAAACTACGCTTAGATTGATAAAATATTGGTTTAATCTCTAAAGCGATTGAAAAGGGGGTTATGGTTTTGAATAAGAGAATAAAGAAGAAGACTCGAAATAGAGTTGAATCGTGGATTATTTATAAGAATCCTAATGGGTCATATAATTCACTGGGTATAAACAAGTTTGGAGAAGTACCATCGCATGCACGCCCTTTACATCCTGAATATGAAGCATTAGGAGAGGTCTTAAATTCATTCCCTAAAGGATTTTACTTTCCTTTGGTTGAGTTGACAAAAGAAGAAGAAAATATGCTGTTCTTTGATCATTATCCTACAGAGTGCGGCGGGTGGCATACAGGAGATAGAGATACGTGGGGTATTTGGGGACAGAGATACTTATTGAAAAAGGTATTGGATGGGTGTTTCGAATACGTTTCAAGATAAAATGTTTTTTCTGATTTTATCCAGAGAGGGGAAATGATATGGATTACACAAAACTGTTAGAAGAAAAGTACCCAATTAGTATTATTCAGTATGTAAGACAGAGAGAGGGTTTAGAAAAGAAAGACGGCGCCATGGATAAAGAAATTTTAGAAATGACGAACTCGGAAGTGTTTAGAGATGTTCTAGCGTGGAATGGCCTTCTTGGAGGATGGTATCACATAATTAAAGATTGGATTGAGAGCATTTATGGAATCGATCTTGATGACTTTGAAAAGTGAAACCATGTCGTATGGGAAATGCGATAAATGTTTTCATTTTGGGCATTTGCAAAAACACTCATACGGAATTTTTTATTGGTATTTTTGCAAAACATGTTATTTAACTGCAACAACAAAAGTTTCTTCTTACTTTGAGACTTCGTACAAGAAAGAGGGATGGCGTGGGTAAATTAGATGAATATTTATCAAAAACAAATGAACGGTTATTAAATGACTTTACGTGGGGAAGTCAAGGGTATGGTGAGTTCTCTGAATTTATGAATTTGGTAAGAAATATGCGCGCACAAAAAGAAGAACATAAAAATGAACATCAGCACACTTGTACATGGCAATGCAATGATTGCGGTTATGCTTGGACTGGTGATGAAACAGATTTTGATTGTCCAAAATGCGAAGGAAACGATATTGAAGAAATAGATAGTAGCATTTAAAAGAGCAGCAAAGAGCTTTCAAATTTTATACAGGGAGCTTTTAAGTACGAAAGCAGTCCCCACATCGTCAACAGTCCTGTAAATAACCCGAAAGGAAGTGACTTTTATAATTTTAATAAGCACGCTTTTCGTATTGTCTATTTTAATATTGATCGGGAAAGGACACGAGGATCATTGTTACAAATGCCATAACGGACATCTATTTAGTAAGCCTCGAGCTCAGACAGTTCAGGACTACGATGGTTTTAACGAAGAGATAAAAGTATGCCCTTATTGCGGATGCGACGAGTCTTTTTATGAGAAATTAACAGGTGTCCATAATGAGGTTTAGGTAAAGAACTAGTTAAAATGTTGATTTCATTTAGAAGGGGGTAAGTTTAATGAAAGAGATTGAATTTGATGAAGTTAAGAAATTTGTTGAAGTAATGTCTAGACAATTTAGATCAACAAGGGTGATAAAAATTCACATTAGTTATGCTGAATGGTTGGTTGCTGAAGTTGAGCGTTTAAACGAGCTTTTGAGGAAAGGAGAGGAATTTTCCTAATCAATGGATAGTAAAGAGAAAGAGTCTATTTCTGAGGCGGAATCCTTTTACATAAGCACTCTTGAAATTTCAAGAAGATTGGATAACGATCATAAAGATATATTGAAAAAAGTAAGACTTATAGCTGAAAGAATGCTGATATCACTAAATAGTCCAAATGAATTTATAAAAACATCGTTCTATATTAATTCACAAAATAAACAACAAAAGATGTATGTAGTGTCTAGAGAGGTTGTATTAGAACTTCTTAAGACGTGTACAAGAAAAAATTACATAAAAGCAACTCAAATGCTAGATTACATGAGTGATAATGATAAGGAAAGATATATGCCAAAGACTTTTTCTGAAAATCAGTTTATCACTTTAATGAAAAAATTAATGCCAAGCATAAAAGTTGAACCACAATATAGGGTGTTAAACTATTTTGTTGATTTATTTATACCTGAATTAAAAATATTTATTGAGTACGATGAAGAATATCATAAGCGCAATTCGGTTGCAATAAATGATAATCATAGACAAAATGGCATTTTAGATCATATAAACGACAAGGATATGATGTTTATCCGAGTCAATAGCTCAAATATGTATAAGATACTTAGAAAATTAGTTTTCTTAACAGAACTCAAAAAAATAAATTCTCAACTATTTTTAAAAAGAAAGGAATGGTTTTTTGATTAAAGTTGTAAATGGCAATATTTTAAATGCCTCTGAAGATATTATTTGTCATCAAGTAAATTGTCAAGGAGTTATGGGGGCTGGATTGGCGAAGCAAATCAAAGAAAAGTATCCATCTGCATACAGAGTTTATAAATACATGTGCGACAACGTAGTGTACAAGCCTGACTTGTTGGGAAAGGTTCGAGAAGTAAAAGAGCATGACGGAAAGATTATCGCCCATATCTTTGGACAACTCTCTTATGGAAGAGGAAGGGTATTCACTGACTATGAGGCTTTAAAGTGTGGCTTAGAGCTAATTAAAACCTCAGCCATGACAAATAGAAGATCCATTGCCTTGCCTTATGGAATCGGGTGCGGTTTGGCAGGTCGAAATTGGAATGAGGTAAACAAAATGATCGAATCCATTTTCGGGGCTACGATGTGACAATTTACAAGTTAGATTAAAACTAATTTTAGGATAAAAATAAAATAAGAGAATTAGAGGTGGATGGTAATAGCTGAAGAATATAAAACTATTCAAATACTGTTCAACAAAATGGAAAGACAAATGGGTACGGTGAAAGAAGCTCTCGAGAACAAAGAATACGAAAGAGCCCACCGTAACCTAATCAACCTTTCAGATAACAATGAAGAATTAATGCAGGAAATCAGGTGGGCTCGGAAAGGGATTAAGATTTAACTTTTCTTCTTTCTTCATGGTTCCATTCGTACAACTCTTCAATTGAGCAACCAATGGCATCAGCAAAAGTCATGCCCGTAGCCAAGTTCATGTTTGCTTTAGCTCCACTTATATAATCGTGGATACGTTGTCTGGGGTATCCTGTGCGTTTGAAAAGGTCATCAACTGTGAGGTCATATTCAAACATTAATTCATTTAAACGAGGGCGCAGGGGTGTCCATTGCTTCATTTCGAACACTTCTTTCAATATTAATTAACATAAAACAGTGTAGCAAAGGTTTATTCTAATTTCAATTTTAGTTTCAATATTTTAGGAGAGTGATTGATTGGGAGGTACAAACCAAGGCAAGGTTTTTGAAGCAAATATAGAAAAATCAGCTGCAGATCAAAAGCTGTTCTTCTATAGAATTAAAGATGTTAACCCAATGTTTTTGAAAAGGGGAGCAGCTGTATCAAAAAACAAATACGATTGTTTCCTGCACTTTAAAGGTTATCTTTTTCCTTTTGAACTTAAATCAACAAAGAACAAGTCTGTATCTTTCAGTGAAAAGATCATCAAGCCACAACAGATTAAACACTTAAAAGAGGCAACGCAATATCCAAACATAATTCCTGGTTTTCTATTTCAGTTTAGAGAGCCGGAAAACAAAGTTTATTTCGTACATATTAATGATTTCCTTACATATAAGAACATAGCTGAAAATCAGTTGTCACATACATATAAGAATAAAGTAAACAAATCCAGTATTCCAATTGCAATTTGCGAAGAGATCGGCACAGAAGTCCGTTCGATGAAGAAAAAAGTTAACTATACATATTATCTGAACAAGCTTTGCAATGATTTGATTAAAAAAGAACAGCAGAGTGTGAGCGCTGTATGAGTGAATTCGTTAAATCATCTTCAAAGCAATCGTTTGAAATAGAAAAATATCATATAACGATTGAAAGCATGAATCAACCATCAGCTGAAGCAATTAAGAAAGTCAACCTAAAAGTGAATGAAGTAATGTCTAATTTATTAGCAAAAGAAAAGAGCCATTAAACCGGCTCTTTTTTTGTTGTACCTAAACTATAATGCTTGTGACGATTATCGGGATGACCTTAATGCCGGTCGCGATGAATCATATTGCCGGCGGGGAAGGCAGCAAGGATTTCGGTGATCCGGCTAACCTTGCCCTCGGATTTACGGTGCTCGTCATCATCGTGCTGCTTTATCGGTTTACAAAAGGATTTTTGAAATCCATTTCGATTTTAATCGGCATTGTCATCGGGACGGCCATCGCATATTTTATGGGAAAAGTGCAATTTGACAATGTGGCGAATGCTGACGCAATTCAAATGATTAAACCGTTTTACTTCGGGACGCCGACATTTCATGCGGCACCGATTATTACGATGTCCATCGTTGCCATTGTCAGCCTTGTTGAATCAACCGGCGTCTATTTCGCTCTCGGTGACCTGACAAACCGGCGCCTGTCTGAACGTGATTTAGCAAAAGGCTACCGTGCGGAAGGCTTGGCGGTATTCATCAGCGGCATTTTTAATGCTTTTCCGTACACGGCTTATTCCCAAAACGTCGGCCTCGTGCAGCTGACAGGAATTAAGAAAAACGGGGTTATCGGTGTCACGGGCGCACTTTTAATGCTCTTCGGCCTTTTTCCGAAAATCGCAGCCTTCACGACAATTATCCCGTCTTCCGTACTGGGAGGCGCGATGGTGGCCATGTTCGGCATGGTCATTTCCTATGGCATTAAAATGCTCAGTCAAATTGACTTTAAAAAGCAGGAAAACCTTCTGATCGTCGCGTGTTCGGTCGGATTGGGACTCGGTGTAACCGTCGTTCCCGATATGTTTAAGCACCTGCCGTCTTACTTAAATCTGCTGACCACAAACGGAATCGTCGCCGGAAGCTTTACCGCCGTGATTTTGAATATTGTTTATAACATGATTCCTAAAACGAAAAAAACCCTTGATGTGACAAGGGTTCAAGAGGGTTAG